TCAGGTAGCTTCACGCCGGCTTCCCTTTTTCTTACCAAAGTTCAGCGCTCCCTGCATGGCGGCATCGGAGGTATCCGATAGCGTCCGGCCGGAAAGCTTACGGTCAACGTCCTCCCAGCGCCAGCGAGGTGTTCCGGTCGGGAAGGTATCGCAGGGTGCGGGCAGCCGCCCGGCCTCGACCCATTGGTCCCAGGTATTGGGCGAGATATCGAGCTCCGCAGCGCCCGTTTCCCGGCCGACATAGGCCGGTGTTCGGTCTCCCTTCAGGCGGTTTTCCGACTTGCTCGCCGTCATCACGTACTTCCTTGCCTCACGCTAGATTCTTCGCACACTCAAAGTTGGGCCGACGTATTTTCTCGCGAGTCATCCACCGCATGCGGGATCGGCACGCCGCGCTCGGTCGGGTCGATGCCGGGACGCATTAGAAGGCTCGAGCCGGATAGGTGCCGGTGCCAGTTCAGCAGCGCGGCCCCGGTTGAGATGGTGTGGTGCTTGGCCTTCTCGAAATCGCCGGCCGCCGCCGCCGTCGCGGCCTTCTGCGCCAGGTATCCGATCAGCCAAAACCAATCGAACGCGGTCTTGCCGGCATCATGCTCGGAAGCGAACCGGAAAACCTGGTGGCCGGCCTCGAGCCGGGCACCCTCGAACCAGTCCTGGATCTCGGGCGAGAACAGCGCCGCGGCGGTGCGCAACGCCCATGCATCCATCCGCAGGGTCTCGGCATAACCGGGGTTGCCCTTCCATCGCTCGGCCTGGCGCTCGATGGTCTCAGCACGGGCGAGCACGTGCTCTTGGGTCTACGGCGCGTTCATGCTGCCCTTCCTTTGATCTCGCCGATCGCGGCCTGCATCTGGTCGAGGAACGGATCCAGCCGCTTGACGTCGCGGCCCCAGACCCGCGCGCGCACCGCCTCGGCGTAGATGTCGATGGTGTCGGCGGTGTAGCGGCGCAGCGCAGCCTTCTGCTTGTCGTACTCGCTGGCCGTGCGGCGTCGCCGACCCGGCGCCAGCACCTCGACCTCCGCCTTCGGCATCTGCGCCAGTCTGGCGCGCACCACGGGGTGCTCGGAGCCGGCGGCCGTGACGTTGAACAGGTTGCCGGTCTGAATGATGGCGGACTCGTCGCCGGCCTCGACATGCATCGCGATCGCTGCGAGTTGGTCCAGCGCCGGTGTCTTGTCGAAGAAGACGCATACGTTGGCGAGCCGCGTCCCATCCTGGGCACACAGCTTCACCTCGAGGGCTCCATGCCCGACGGTGGCGATTGAACGGGCCCGCGCCACCTCGATCGAAACGTCACGGCCGGCGAAGGTGATGGCCTCGCCGCGGGCAAACGCTCCGACCTTGGCCGGGCCGAGGAGGCCGGCACAGAAGGATGCCGCTCGGCGGACGGCGCGGCGATCGCGCTCGATGCTGCCGTTGGAGAAAAAGCGGCGGCGCTGCTCGGCCTCGAATTTCTGCCGCGCGCGGTGGTACTCGACCCGGTAGGTTTCGCGCTGTTCCAGCAGCAGGTCGCAGACCAGATCCAGATCGGCCGGCACCGCCGCAGGCAGTTGCCGCAGCCGGCCGGCCAGCAGCCGCGCCCACGGCATCGAGCAGTCCTCGAGGCGGGCGTAGCGGCGGATCGCCCCCGGTGCGTAGAGCCTGCGCCTGGCACGCGGTGTCGGGTCATAATTGTCGTCGCAGCGCCAGTGTCGGCGGAATGGCAGGTTGGCACCGCCGCGGGTCTCGTCCTCGAAATTAAAGCTGGCGAGATATTCCGCGATGTTCAGGAGGCGTCTCGGCTCCCACCGCAGGCCGACCGCCACGAAGGACCGGCGCTCATGCTCCGCCAGTTCGGCGATGATCTCGTGAGCATAGGCGTCGAGTTCGTGGCATCGAGACTGCCGGCAGTGCAGCAGGTGGCCAATCTTCCGCTTTTCGATGAGCTCAGGCACAAGTTTCCTGCTGCCGAGGAGCGTCAGGACGGCGTGCGCGAAGGCGCCGAGCTCGTCGTGCTCCACCGCGCTGTCGAGGAAATACTCGACCTCGGCCGGGAAGGGTGACCGTTGGAATTGCATCAGCCGCCCCGCATCTGCTGGACGCCGACCGACTCGCTCTTGACGACCTCGCGCGCCGTGCTGGCCTTGCGGATCGTGCGCGCCGGCGCCGCGGGCGTCTGGACGAGCTCGGCCTTGCCCTCGGCCACCATGGTCTCGAAATCCTCGTCCTTCATGGAAAGGGCCCGATGCTTGAGCGCATCCTTGACCTTCTTGAGGGGCTTGCTGGTGTCCGGCGCTACCAGGCCGTTCATGCGCGGCTCGATCAGGAAGAACGTCACGCCGGACTTCATCTTCCTCTCGATGATCGGGAGCATGCGTTCATCGTTCTCCGCCTCCCAGGTGATGGTGACGTCGCCGGTTTCGTTGAGGATGGTGAGGGCACGTTTCATGGCCGGAAGAGCTCCGTGAGTTCGGCGGTGCCGCCGCGGACAGTCAGGACGTCGTTGTCGCGAAGTTCTTTCCAGCCGGAATTCCAGTGACCGCCGCGGGGCTGTACGCCCAGCACCTCGGCCACCTTGGCCTGCGACATGGTCCCGCCGTTCGCGTAGATGGTCCGGAGGATGTTTGGCGCGGCACCCGACAGGCTGCGGCACCACATCTCGACCAACTCGGCCGGCGGGATACTGCCGGTCACGGCGGCTTTGCTCGGCGTCGCGACATAGACGTGGTCGCCGTCTTCCACGATCAGCCCGGAGTCGATCAGGGATTTCTTGCCGGTGTTGAAGTGGCCGCCGCGCGCCTTCAATCCTGCTAGCGTCGCGACCTGCTTCCACGTCCGGCGGACCGGCGGATTGGTGTCGAGCACGGCCAGCATCTTCTGACCGGCAGAGGTGAGGGATCCGTCGCCGCTCGCCGCCGGCGATGGTCGAGGCGCTGCCGGCCGCACCGGCGCGCGAGGTGGGGCTTTCAGGGATGGCGAGCCCGGTTTCGGTAGGGACCTATGATTGCGCAGCTCTCGCGCGTGCGGCGGAGCGCACTCCGCAGTGATCTTGTGCTTCGATTGGACCTCACCAACGCGAGCCAGTAAATTCTGCACGGCCACGCTGATCACCCTCACGTCCTCGAACAGGTCCAGGAAGGGATGCAGCCCGTCCCAAAGTCCTTCCTGATACGCTGCATCGATCTCCTCTTGAGGCGCCGCGACGGTTTGCGACGCACCGCTGCTCGCCAATTCGGCGTTCAACCGAATGATCTCCGCCCGCAACCTCGGCACATCATTTTCTTCCGCCAGCTTGACGGCGTCGCCGATGATGGCGCGCAGCCGGTCGCGATCGACTGGTGCGGTCTGAACATGCAATTCGGCGTCGCCGTCCGTCGGTGTCGCGGAATTGTCGAAGGTCGAGATCTTCGGGAACTGCACGAGGTCGGCGACCTGGGCCTCGCCGGAACACAACCAGCCAGAGCCGGTCTTCAGCGAGGCGAGGGACGAGGAAACCCGCTCGAACGTCATCTTGTCGACGTTGGACTTCAGCCACTTCTTGACCGGATCCTGATCGGCCGGCGCCGTGAGGCGGTGCGCGATCATGGTGTCGCAGCTGCCGAGCACGGCGTTGTGCAGCGCCTGGGTGCGCTGGGTCACCACCATCAGGCGGATACCCTTCGACCGGCCAGCGGTGGCCAGCTTCTTGGCATTATGGATCGCGAGGTTCTCGGCGCCGATGCCGGCGCGCTCCTTCGGTGCGAATTCGTGTGCCTCCTCGATCACGAGATAAACGACGCCGCGCATCCGCTTCATGAGCGCGGGCGCGAAGTCGTTGAAGAATTTCTGCAGCCCGCCGGCGTTGAAGTCCGCCATGTCGATGATGGACAGCGGCAGATCGCCGGTCGCGACGAGCTCGCCGATCGCCTTGCCGGCGGAGTCATGCAGCGCGACGTGGCCGCGCGGACCGCCGAGGATGTAGAACGGCAGGCCGGGCCGCTGGCCGTCGGCGCTCGACGTCATGCCCCACCAATCGGACTTGATCGGGTCGAGGACACAGACGCGCGCGGCTGGGTTTGCGGCGAGGATCTGCTCGACCGCGAGCTTCGCGGTCGACGTCTTGCCGGAGCCGGTCTTGCCGAGGAACGCGGTGTGCTGCTCCAGAACCGCGCGCGGAAATGCGAACGTCATACAGGAATCTCCTTAAATCGAATGAGGGGGGTGTCGCCGCGGACATAGAGTGGGTGCTTCGGCGTGCCGCCTTTGTTCAGACCCAGGCACCACATTTCGCGTCCGTCACGCCTCAATGCATCTTCGACATCCACCGCGAAGTGAACGAGGTTGCGGTGGAGGTTGCCCCAGGCGCAGATAATCTTGGCGGCTTGCTTCGCAGTATCCCGGATCAGCGGCAGGTTGCAATTGCTGCGCGGCGCGATGCCCGGCTCGAGCAGCTTCGCTGGCTCCGTCGCGCGGTAATCGCAGACGTTCATCATGGCGAGGCCGTCGAAGCCCCACTCCATCGAGAAGTCGATCACCTTGTTCATAGTCGGGTCGTCGACGTTGGCATCCGCGACGGATGGGTTCATCCCGATCCAGAGAACGAAGTTGTTCGGCAGCCGCGTGCCGGCGGTGAACAAGTTCACCCACTTCCGGGTCAGCATCGGCCGGTAGCAATCGTTCTGGCCGCAGAACATGGCGTCTCCGCCGACGCCGTCGGCGAGCCGCAGCTTGACCTTGCCGCCAGGATTGTGGAGCGCCGCGTTCATGACGTCGCTCCGAATTGCGGCTGGCCGCCCTCGATCAGCGATTTCTTCCGCGCCGCGCAAGCGGAGATCAGCGATTGATATTCATCCGAACCGACGAGGATGCCGTGCCTGGCGAGATAGGGGCCCGAGCCGTGGTACCAGTTCTCAAGATCGGCAACAGTGGCGGCGCCGGCGATCGCAGGCAAGAGGAGGTCGAGCGCTTCCTTCCGCTTCGCTCCAGCGCGGCGCTCGATCTCGCGCCGTGCATTCCAGCGCCAATCCTCTCCCATCTTGTGTTCTTTGTTGGCGAGCCAGTCCATATAGCCGTCGTCGGCCGCCGAGAGCGGCTTGCCGTCGAACTGCCCGAAGTCGAACTTCGTGAACACAGCGGGTTCGCTGCTCCACTGCACCAGCGTTTCCACGGTCTGGTGCTTCAAGAGTTCGAGCAACAGCAGCCCGCAGACATAGGCGTCCGGCGCGGCGCGGTGCGGCGGCATCGTAAGCGACGGATCGCTGGGCTCCAGCTTGAGCGCATAGCGAAGTGCCTGGAGCGAGTGGCTGTCGAGATCGGGCCACTGTCGCAGGCTGCACTTCCATGTGCAGATCCAGTCTGCCTTGATGAGAGGGTCGAGGAACTGCCTTTCGTAGGACGCCATATGGGCCGCGAACTTCAGTTCCTCGCCGTCGTCCTCCATCTCGACAAGGATCCGCCAAGCCGTATTCCACGCGGGAGCGTCCGCGACATCGGCGTCAGTGATGTGGTGGATGCCGGACGAGCTCGGCGGAATCGGTGCCGCCGGCTTCACGAACGTGCGCCGCGGCAACGAATAGAGCGTGCCGTCGCGGATGTCGTGCGCGCCGATCTCGATCACCTCGGCTCGTTCGTCCAAGCCGGTCGTTTCGACGTCACAGGGACGGATGATCATGCTGCGCTCCATTGTCCGCGTCCGACCCGCATGCCGGCGCCTTCCTGGAGCACCTGCCGGATCTTGGCCTGGTAATTCGGGTTGGCCGCGGTCTTCGGATGGGACGCGAAGGCGCGGTAAATGTCGGCGAGGGCGACCGGACCGCGCTGTGCGCGCAGCCACTCGGCGATCGCCTCGCGCCAGGTGGTCGCCAGCGCGAGAACAACGACGCTCCGCGGCAGGCGCAGCGGCACAAACTGGCCGAAGTCGCGATCGGCGGAAGCCAGTACCTCGGCGTGTCGATCGCCATAGGCGCAGAGCACCGACGGCGCGCCGGAGTCGCCGGCGGCGCCACCATCCGGTGTGCAGAAGTCGATCCGGCCGCGCGGGAACAGTACCGCCGAGGCGCGGTCCCAGACGTAGCGAAAGAACGTCGAGGTCTCGGTCCGCGCGAAGATCAGCGCGATGCCACGACCATGGGCTGCCATCCTCGCCATGAACCGGCCGAGCAGCCCGCGCAGGTAGGGCGGATTGAGCCAGACGTCACCTTCCCACGGCAGGATCAGCCCGTTGTCGGCGATCGTGTAGTGGCGCCGGGCCGTCGGCCACGGCTGGTCGACCATCGCGCTGGGATCCAAGTCGAAGGCTTCCCAGCCGCCGAGCATGCGCAGCAGCCAGGGCGGCGTCAGCCAGTTGTCGGTGCGGCCGCGCCGCGGGGTCTGGTGACCGCCGATGCCGGCGAAGAGAGGGGCGGTCATGCGCGCCTCCGGAAGTTGCGGCGATTGATGCCTTCTTCGCTCGCAATCTTCGAGACGAGGGCCTGCGAGACGCCCATCCGCGCAGCAATTTCAGCGATCGGCCGCCCTTGCTGGTAAAGGGCGATAATGCCGCGGCGCCGCTCGGCATCGCCTTTGGGGCGCTTGTCGAGGCCGGCCAGGCGGGCGTACCGCAGAACTGTTTGTTTCGAGCAACCGTACTTGGCCTCGATATCCGCGACAGGTATGCCGTCGCGATAGTCGTTTACGATGCGCGGGAATCGCTGGAGACGATTGGCGCGCTCTTCGGTGAAGGTGAAGATGCGCCGGATCTGCGCCACGAAGGCCAGAAACGCCTTCGACGGCCGGGAACTAGCCCAATAGCGCGCGGCGTCTTCGAGCGTGAACCTCATGGCGCCGCTCCCGGCTTGTCGGCCGACCAGCTGCGGCGCTCAGCCCATTTCAGGACCGCCGGTGTCAGTGCAGCCGGAGGGACGCGCTTGTCCCAGGTCCCGACCTCCATTTTCGAGTGGACCTCGCAGCACCGAACCGTCCACTCAAACGGCCTGACATAGTGCCCTTGGCCGATCCGGATGTTCGGCTCGCCGCAATAGTGGCAGTGGTCGCCGATCCAGCCGAGCCGCAGGCTATATCCGGTCGCGGCGCGCTGCGCGCGCTCGATATCCCAGCGGAGATCAAAGCCATCTGGCCTCGTCGCAAACAGCCAATCCTCGACGGTGTTCAGCAACTCGGCTGCTCGCTCGCCAACGGTGCCTTCGCCCTTTGAATTGGGCTGCCAGTCTCCGACGAACCCGAAGCCGATGTTTGCCGGCTGCTGATCCGACTTCGTCACCCAGATTGATCGCGTTGCGGGATCGTACTCGATCGCGCTGGCGCCTACAGACCTCCGGTAGATTTCCGAGCCTTCCGAGATCCACGGATGGTGCCAGCTGTGGCCTTCGATCGTGGTTTCCGTGAACCGCAGGAAGACGTACCCGCTGCGCGCGCACTTCCTGCAGGGATCATCCGTCTGTCCGTTGTACTGGCAGAAGAACTTGCCCGTGCCGAGGCAATAGTTGCATTTCGCCATGACGCCGACAGGCCGTGCGTTGGCCTGGCCGGCGGCGGCATAGATCCTCGCGACGAGACCCTTGTATTGGTAGATCGCGTCACGGCCGCAGCCGAAAGCGCGGGCGTGACCGTTGAGCACGCTAAGGGCTGCGACGACGTCGGTTGGGACCAATGTCGATCTGCTTTCAGTCGCAATCATCGTAATCGCCGTCGTCCCAGGGAAAGTCGTGTTCGTGCTGGCGCAGTTCCTCTTGGATCGCGTCCTGCTGCTTTTGGTGACATCTGCCGCAGACGCGGTAGACCGGTCCGGCGCTGCCTTCGTCGATGTCGCGGGCGTTGCGCAGATCGGTGGCGTCGCATTTGCACCAGTCGCAGCGACCGGTCCGAGCTTCAGGGGACCGCGCATAGGCGCGATCCTTCTCGAAGCATTCCTTGCAGAGATCGTTCATCTCCGAGCCGAAGGAGTCGGTCTCGCCTTGGATGCGGGCGACAGCCGGCCGGTCTGCGTGCCGGTCGCACATAGTGCCGTCTGGCAGGCGGTGCCCTGAGCCGGGAAGGGTGGTGATGGGGCCGGTGACGTCAGCCATGGGCGGACTCCATCTTCAGGGCTTCCGCGATCTCGGGCGCAACGGTGCCGCCGGTCTTGGCGAGGTATGCAGCCATCAACGCCGCGGTGAGGTTGTCGCCCTCGAACCGCCGTTCGTTCCAGTCGGTGTAGTCGCCGCAGACCTCGACCGCGCTATTCGGCCTCATGTTGAAATCGGGGTTGTCGCAGAACAGCGTGACGCTGTGGGCCTCATCGGCGCGCAGGGCCTCGACCAGCAACCACGCTGCGGGCGGTGCCGGTTTCCGCTGTTTCCAAGCAGCGACGCTGGATTCGCAGAGGCATTCGGTGCAGCGGACCGTGTCGATCCGACCGGCGTGCGACGAGAAGTAAGGGAAAGTGTTCAGTTTCGTGCACTGACAAAGCGGGCACGGTGGCAGAGCATTGTCGTTCATGCTGCTTTGCCTTCCTGCTTGACCTGCGCGTAGTGCCAGTCCCGGACCGTCCGATATGACAGTCCGGTCAGGATCTCGGTCGCGCGCTTGCATTGCTCGAGCGTGAACATGCCGAAGTGGCAGGCATCGCGATCGATACCAAGATGGTGCGCCAGGTAGCGGTAGAGCCGAGAACGCGCCGCCTTCAGGATCCGCGCCTTCGCCTTGTGGTCCTCGGCGTCGTATTGGCTGGTTGCCGGTGCGCTCTTCCAGATCGGGTCGAAGACGTTATCGTGCAGGTTCGATCGCGCGGCGCGGGTCGCGGCGTTGGCAGGCGTGCCGAGGCTCTTCGTGGTGCCGGGATGGCAGCCGCAGTAATTGCCGCAGCGATCGCACTTGTAAAAGTGCTTCCAATGCAGATCGCGGCGGTTCGGATAGATCTCGCGACCGGTCGTTAGGCGGGCGGTTCTGCCGCAGCAGGTGGGAGCGATATCGGTCATGCCGCGCGTGCCTCCGGCATATCGACGTTGGCTTTGATGACGCGCCCCGAGATCGCGACAACCTCCGGGTTCTTGTCCCACGAGCCCATGCCGTGCAGCGACCGCCACAGCGCGGAAAAGCACGCGACGGCATCGGTCCCGCGGTTCAGCCCGGCCCAGTAATCTGTGTCGCCGCGCCGCTCCACGCCTTCAGCAAGGGCGTCTGCCTCGCTGATCGCAATCAGCCGCTCGATCTTCGTCGCGGTGACGATCATGGTGAGGCGCGAGAACCGGCGAGGCATATGGATCGAGACGATGGGCTTCGTCCAATCTCCGTCATCCGGATTGCCGTCGGCCCAATACCAAACGTCGGAGTCGGTGATCAGGCTCGGCTTCGTTCCGGTCCAACGGTGTTCTGCGCTGGTGGTCTCGCGTACCCAAAGCCGGTCGCCGGGCTTCACCGTTTGCCATGGTGACGGCGGCCACGCGATCCGCGTGCCCATGTCGTCGGGACCGCTGACCTTGCAGCCTTTAGCCCGCAGCTGCGCCGCCTGCTCGCCGTCCTCATCGTTGTAGATGTTGAACGGTTCGCCCCAGGCCAACCGCCTGGTCATGGTCTTGCCGGTCCCGGGGGCTTCGATCTCTCGAAGCAGGGCCTGCACCATCGGGGCGCTGAAGATGACCGGAACGTCCTTCACCGTCGCCCTCAGAGCCTGTTGGAGATGTTGATGTTGCGGGTGGCGACCGCGGTGACGATGCGTGGCAGCGCATAGGTCGCGCTCGCGATCAGCGACAGTGTGATCGTCAGGGTAGGGTGATCCGAGATCCAATTGAGCAAATCCATCAGGCTTCTCCCTTCTCAAAAACGGCCTCGCAAACCGCGCGGCACTTCTCCAGGTCGAACCGGTCGTCGGTCCGGACCCCGCTTTCCATGTCGATCCAGTAGCGGCCCTTCATTTGCTCGAGCACCGACATGACTTCGCGGACGTTGTCGGGTGAGATACCGCCGGCGTACCCGACGAGCTGATCGCCGCCTGGATGCGCCGGCCATGCCGTCGGCGCGATGCTGGCGCCGCCGCTGCGATCAAAGAGCCAATCCACGGACGTGTCGGTCGGGAATGTGTCGGCACGGGTCTGCGCGATCGCGCGCATGTTCCCCCAGCCGTTCCGGAACTGGATGATCTTGGCCGGGACCGGTTCGGTGTGATTGACCTGGATAGTGGTGAAATAGCCGAGATCGACAGGGATGGTGTCGACGATGGACTCGCCCGCCATGATCCGGCGGCTGTAGTCGCCGCAGAGGTGCGCCGATAGGCGCAGGTTGCTCCACATCAATCGCGACAGAGCATCGCCCGTGGGATAGCGCGGATCCGTGCCTTGACGCTTCGGGCTGAAGAGGAGTCCCCAGTAGATCGGATACTTTCCTGACAGCTTGTGCATCTCTTCGACCGACGTCCATTCGTCGGCGCCGGTGAACGAAATGAATTCGGGCTTCATGCCACGGCTCCATGATGCTGCGGCACGCGCAGCGGGTTGTCGTAATCGGGTGGAAGGAAGGCTTGCAGGTCGCGCTTGACGTAGTGACGGGCGCCGAGCTCCCGGCAGGCCCGCGTCACGTCATCGGTGTAGGTTGCCCAATCGATCGTCTTGGAGATCTTCGGGACGTAGTTGGCCTTGCCGATCTTGTAGAGATCGACAAACCGGTACGTCGCGCGAACGATTGCGATAGAGGCCGCGGCGTCGAGGGTCGGCTCGAGTGAGACCCAAGTGAAGATCCCAGCCTGGTGAAAGGCCTCGAGGACGGCGATCCGCTCGCCAGGTAGCGCCGCGTTGCGCTCCCACGTCCGTGAAAAGTCGTCGTCGAGCGTCGTCAGCGTGCAGGCATAGGCGTCGCGCTCGTGTCGGTACTCCGGCAGGAAGGACAGGGCGCGGCGGCCGCCCTTCGACAACGTGCAGAATGCCATACCGCCATCTTTCAGCGCGTGCATCGTCTGCCGAGTCAACGAAAGGTCGCCATGATGGAACGGATCGCTGGAGAACGTGATGAAGACCTGATCGGCTGGGTGACCGTCGGAGATGCCGGCGGCCTGGTAGCGCCTGATGTCGCGCTCGAGGCGCTGCAGAAATCCCGGCCGCGGCACTGCACCCTGGTCGAAGGTCGGTCGAGGAATGTGCGTCGCCGGCGGAACGTAGCAATATGCACAGCCGTGCCCGCAGCCGCGGTACGGGTTGGTGGCCAGTGGTGCGTACTCGCCGGCGTTCCCCTTCGGGCGATAGATGACGTCGGCGCCGGGAACGATCGGCTGATCCGTGAAGTGTCCATCGGCGCCGATCATTGGTCACCGCCTTTCGGCGCCGCGTCGTTCCATTCCTTGTCGCGCCGGCGCTGCTCCAGCAGCCTGGCGTAAGCGTCGCGGAACGATGCGAAGTCCGAGAACTCCGGCGCCGGGCCGTCACCATCGACCTTCAGCGTATAGACGGTCTTCGTTTGACCTTCGTTCTTGCCGGTGCCGATCCAGGAAGAGAGGTGTCCGATGACGTTCTGTTGCTCGCCGAGAAGCTCCTCGCCGTACGTGGATCCTCCGGACGCGCGAAGGTGCAACACGCGGCGACGAAGGATGCGAGGCTCGGCGGCGTTCAGGATTGGCTGCTCGACGGTCGGCGTCATTGCTCAACCTCGACCGGGCAAGACTGGCCGTCGTACATCTCGGCCAGGACATCCTCGACCAAGCCACAATACTTGCGGGACGCGTGAAGGACTGTGGTGTGATCTCGTCCACCGAAGGCCTGGCCGATCTGCGGCAGACTCATTCCGGTCAGGCGCCGCGCCACCGCCATCGTGATCTGGCGGAATCGGACGATGGGTGCGGTTTGGTCCGGGCCGCTCAGACCTTCTTCTGGAATGCGAAACTGTTCCGCCGCACATCGGCGAAGGACGAAGCAGCGCTTGCGGAGGCCGATTTCACGGAGTTTTGTGAAGTAGGCCTCGATCATCCGACGGATGGCGAGCCGCTCGATGTTGGCCGAGAGCCGGCAGAGGTGCCGCGGGTCGGCGCGCCGCTGATCGAGAATGGGGTTCGGCGGCTCCGCCTCGGGGCGGATCGGGACGACCTCGACAATCCCGCGGACCGGCGCTGGATTGCCGGCCGCGATCATTGCCGGTGACGGCAGGGACAGGATCGGCGGTGGCGCCAGGCGCGACATGCGCGCACGGACGGCGCGATAGTGCCGGATCAGTGCCGATGCAGACGAGAAACGAGGGGTCCTTTCGTGGAGCGTGCTCATGCCGATCTCCGTGATGGAAAGCCGCGTCCCTTCGGGAAGGTCGAGCGGCCGCGGATCTTCCGCTTGGGCTTCGAGGGCTTTGGGTCGGTGAAGCGCTTGATCTTGGCGCGGCGATGCGAGTCCGAGCCCACCGTGGTGGCGCCGTTGCCGTGCGTCCGGACGTCGTGGCCGGCGACAGTGCAGGCATCAATGAATGCCGGATCGTTCGCCGGCGGCACCGTGTCGTCCGCCGTGGTGTCGAACTTCCGCTCCCAGAGGGCCGGGCGGTGGTCAAACCGGGTGTTGGCGAGCGTGCCGAGTTTTTCACCCGTCTGCTTGCACCGGCCCTCCTGGCGGATGACAACATCCAGCTTGATGCGTACCGGCATAGCCGGCCGCTTCCAATCCGACGGCGGGCGGTCGAGGATCGTCATCGCGCGATGATCCCCTCGACCTTCTTGCTGCAGGCAGCCGTGTCGATTGAGCCGGTCAAGCGCTCGCCGTGCGCGGCATATATCTCGCCGCGCTTCTTCTCGGCGTCGCCCTCGAACCGGCCATACTTGCCGAGCCACTGCTCAGACATCTTGCCGAGTTTCGGCGGACCGCCGTTTTCGATGGTCAGCAGCGCCTTGTGGTATGCGAAGAGATCTGGAGCGGACGCGCCACGGCCACGGGACGCATCCGCTCCATTGGCAGGCGAGCCTTGGGGACTGCTCGACTGCGCTTTGCCGTCCTGGGCGGAGGTTGGGCCGGACAGCAAATCAGGTTGGGACGAGCCACTGGCGGTGCGCTCCTGGCTCGTCCCAGCATCGACGGGGGCTGGCTTCGCCGACGTCTGCGCCGGGGTGGCAGCGCTGTCCGATCCGGCCGCAGGTTGATGTCCTGCCGCATGGCCAGATGGATGCGCTGCCTCCGCCGCGGCGGAATCCGCGGCCGGCTTTTCACCGGCCTGGCTGCTTTCCTGCGCAACTGCAGATCGACTTTCGGTACCGGACGCATCGGCCTGACGCGTCTGTCCCTCATTCCCGGTCTGGCCTACTTCATTCGCGCCTCCCGTAGTCTGTTGATCCGTCGCGCCGCCGGCGTGGTTCTTCACCAGCGGGTTGTAGTTGGGATCAGCCTCTGCCGGCTTCTCCTTCGCAAACATCTCCTCGACGGTGGCTTCGCCGTTCTTGATCGACATGAACATACCGCGCAGCGTCGCGATGTGGTCGAGACGGATGTCCGCTTCGCCCTGGACGTCGAGAGCCTCGAAGATCTGATCAGGCGTCACGCCGTACGCGGCGAAGGCCTTGATAGCCTTGTCCCGATTCTGGGAGAGGGTGGCGGTGGTTCCGGCAACCACCTCGCGCGCTGCATGGTAAGCCGGACGATAGACGCCGCGCGGAATGCCGGCGAGAATCGCATTGCGTTTGGCAATCGAGCACGCCGCATTACCCGTGACCGTGATCATGTCGTCCGAGAATAGGTTGCCGCTCGAGGTCGATATCCTGCGCCGAACCGTTGCTGTCGACGCCATGTTGGTCTCGAGGTCGTGGAAAGTGCCAACGGCCTCAACGTATTTGTCCTTGCGGTTGACCGTGACGACGTGGGCCTCGATGCGACAATTGCCCCAGCACTGCGCTGCAATCTCGGCGAGGCGGATGCTCGGCCCCTCGATTGCTGCGTTGTCCGTTTCGGCCGTCTCGTTCCCACCGCGACCGCGCTGCTTCTTCTTGCGAACGAGCGCATAGAGCGACTCCGCGGCGGTCTCTTCGTCGAGCGTGGCAAGGCTCTTGATGTTGCCGATCGCCCGGGACACGTTCCGCGGATAGGCTTTCGCGGTAGCGATTTGCCCGTCGATCTCAGCGCGGAGCATGGCGGGCATCACGCTTTCCACTACCACGGCTGGCAGGGTCTCTCGTTCTTGGTCGCGGGGATCGCCGGCGGTCATCATGTTCATGTCAGTCCTCAGAGGTCAGGTGAAAGCCCAAGACGGGAAGTCGGTGTCGCCCCAAACCTCGGCCGGGAGTTCCGGCACCCAGTCCTGGTCGAGACCGAATTTCTCGACGTAGAGGCGGTAGTTCTTGATGGCGTCGTCGATATCGACGGCGGCCTGGCGGAAGATCATGCTGCCGAGATCGAACTCCGCGACGACCGGCTGCGGCGCGCCCGAGGCCTTGATCAGCACCCAGACCCACTTCAGCGCCTCCTCGGATCCCGGATCACGCTCCGCGACCTTCAAGGCTGCAAACACGGACTCGAGGAAGGAAGGCGAGTAGGGGCAATCGAAGACCTTGCCCTCGTCGAACAGCTTGGCGGCAACCTTCAGCGCGCGGATGTACGCCGCGGCCTGCAGGTCGTACCGCATGCGCGAGATCGCCTTCTTCGCGGCTTCCCTCAACCGCTCCTGTAGGAATGGCCGGAATGATTTCAGGTCGACGACGGCGTGGGATAGGAGGTGGTCGATGCGGGCTTTGAGCCGGACGCCATTCTCTTCATAGAAGATAGAGACTTCGGATGCGCCGGCAGTAAACGTGCCGTCTTCCATCACGGGCGCCAATTTAGGCTCCCGCTGCATCCATTCCACGGCGCGCTCGATGTGCTCGATCGCTTCGCGCGGAATGATGGTCTTGCCGGCATGCTCGGTTTCGAACCGGGCCATGATCTCGTCCCAGATCGGGATGGTCTGGTCGAACTCTCGGATCGCGGTGGCTACCAAGGCCTTGGTGTTGCCGACCTTGGTCAGGCCTAGCTTCTTGGCGTGCTCGCGGAGGTGATCCATCGTCACGAGCGCTTTGGGATAGTCAGTCAGGGACGGTGCGATCGGGAAGCGCTCGCACAGGAACTGCTTTCCCTCGAGCGCGCGGCAGTGGATTGCGCGGCCCCACTTCAGCTGGAACGTCTCTTTTTGCTCGGCGCCGTGCAGGCGGCCGTGCTGATATTCAATCGGGTCGATCACCAGTTCCTTCAGCTTCGTTGATCCGAGCGAGGTGTCCTGGTGGTACTTGTCCTCGGGCACGCCGAAGTAGATGCCGGGCTCGAATTTCACGGGCTCGGAAGCGGCAACATCGGCGGTGGGGACAACGGCATTCATGGTCAGTTTCCGAAGAAGAGGCCGCGCGAGCCGAAACCCGCGCGGCAAGTTGGGGAGGAACCGTCTTCCGGTCAGGTGCCGGAGCCGTCGCCGGCCGGCGGCGCAGCGCTCGGGTCGGTGACCGGCGGGACGTCGATCGACGGCGGCGTGACGGTCGGCGTGTCCTGAACGACCGGCTGCGACGCCGGCGGCGGCGAGACGGTGGTCGCGGCCGGAACGGCAGCGGTCAGCGCCGCAGCATCGTCGGCCATCTTGCCCGTCACTGCCTGGATGTTGGCGACGGCCTGCGTGATGACCGAGTTGCCATTCGCGTTGTCGGCGATGGTCTGCAGCACCGGCAGGATGGAGGCGTGGAGGTTGGCGTAGCCGGAAGCCAGCGCGACAACCGCGTTATTGAGATCGTCTTGGGCAGACATCTGTTGGTCCTCGTTCGTCAAAATGCGGCTCAGCTTTCGGTCGATTTCCCGCGCCCATGGCGGAGCCGAATCCATGGGCGAAGAGCGGTGAGGGCGGAAAAAGCGGGAGAACGTGTCGAACATGGCGATCACTCCGCGGCTTGCTGCTCGGCCCCGCGAACGTGACCGTCTTCGATCACCACCGCGGTCGGCCGGTTGGAGTTGACGGTCTCGGCGATGACGAGCAGATCCTGCTCGTCGGCGAGCCGGACGAGCGCAGCCCAGGACTCGTCGTCGAGCAACGCGGCGTGCTTGGTCGTCAGGAAGCGGAGGCGCGGCTGAAGCTTCATCGCGATGGCGACGGCCAGGCTGAGCTTCTGGGCCTGACTGGCCTGGGCGAGCGGGTGGCCGTCGAGCAAGATGACGCCGTCTCCAAACGACAGGCCCGGCACCGGCATCTCGGCGCGCGCAATCGCTTCCTGCTTCTCGGTCTCGCGGGCAGCGATCGCTTTGCTCAGTGCCTCGGATTTCGCCTCGAGCGCCGCGGCCTCGCTGGCGAGACGTTCCTTCTCAGTTCGTGCGCGGCCTGCCGCGGCGACCTTGGCGTTGGTCTCGCGCGCTGCCGTGATCCTGGCCTGCAGTTCCTGAGTGTCGACCGTGGGCGGCTCATCGCCGGCCTCGCTGATCTCGAAGCGGATTTCGGCCGCCGCCGTGTCGTCCTCATCAGCTTGCTTGGTTAGCTTCTCGATTTCAGCCAGCAATTGGCCGATGCGCTGTCGCGCCGCTTCAGCCGCAGCGTCGCGCTCCGCCGCGCGCTGCCGGCGTGCCGCCTGGTCGGATCGAAAACGTTGCACGGCGCCGTTCTTATCGGCCGCCTCGGCGAGCTCCCGCACCAGTGCAGCCTCGTCGACCGGTTCAGTCGGGGCGGTCTCGTCCAGGACGATTGCGTTGGCCCGGGTCCGCAGGGCCTTGGCATCGCGATTGACCACGGTCCTGGCATCGAAGTCCGCGACATTGGCCTTGGCGATCGCGTCAAAATCGACCCCGGACACGAACGTCTTCAGAAGATCGAACTGCTCCTTCGGTCCCTTGTTGATGAAATCGAGTGGGTCGCAGCTGAGGGCGCCGATCAAGGTGTTCAGGATCTGCTGCGGCTTGTCGGACCGGAAGCCATCCTCGTTCTCGATGGTGAGGCTGGTGGACCAGTCACCATCATCCTTCTTCTTGATCCGGCGAGTGACGCGGTACTTCAGGCCTGTGGCGTCGCCGATGTCGACGACGATGTTGCCCATCTTGGCGCCGTCGTGGACGGGATCGGCCGGGATCTTCTTTTCGCCGCCGAGCGCGGCCCAGAGTGCGTCGATGACGCTGCTCTTTCCCTGCCGGTTGCGGCCGGTGAGCTCGAGCACGTTGCCCGTTGGTGTGATCCGCACAGCGCGGACGCGCAGCACGTTCTCGACGTCGAGGGAGAGGATCTTGAGCGGTGACGGCTGTTCGGTCATGCGTAACCTACGGTGAGACGGTTGGAAGCGGTGTTCTGAGGAATTGCGGCTTGCCCGGCGGCAGGCCGGTGCCGTCGTCGTCGGGGTCGGTCTCGGCCGCGGCCTTCTGCTCCCTTCGGACATCGTCCAAGGTGCGCGGCCGTTGGACCGGCGCGTGTCCGGTCGGCGCCGCGACCGCCGTGGGCCGCGGCGCCGTGGTGCCGTCGGCACGCACCGGAGCGGCGGCCGGCGCCCCTGCCGGCGCTCGGCGCGCGACGTCAACGGCAGACTCGGCGAGCGACTTCATGCTGTCGCCGACGTCCTGGGCTGTCTCGAAGAGGCGTTGGGTGTGGGCCTCGAGGTAGGAGTTCCGTTGCAGCAGCTGCCGCACCTCGCCGCGAGAGGCGGAGAGCTCGGCCTGCAGGTTTGATGCGCGGTCGTCCGCCTGGTCGAGCTCGCGCCTCAACATCTGGATCTGGTCGCGCGCCGCGTTTAGCTCGTCGACGTCGGCCTGCCAGGCCTGACCGATGTTTTCCATGTTGGTGCCGAGTCGGATCAGCACCGAGGGATCGAGTTCGACCCGCCGCTCAGCCATGGATAACCCCCATGGCGGTCGATGCCTTCACGATGCAGCCAAAGATCATCCCCGCGATCGCGAAGAACGCCGCAACTTCCCGCACGAATGTCCGAATGGCTGCCATTACGGTGCCGACTCCTTTTGTTGCCGATCGGTGACGAAGGCCGCGCCCAGCAGCGCGCCGAGGACGAGGCCGAGCAACAGCGCGGCACAGAGCAGTTCGACGGTCGCGCCCTCGAGAACGAGAGCCGCGATGACGGCGAGCAGAACGAGGATGATCGCGCGTTCCAGCTTCATGCCGCCACCGCGCTCAAATCGATCGGTCCGTCACGGCGCGCCAGCGCGATCGCCGCGGCGAGGCGCGGCTTGACCTGGGAATACGGGCGCGCCTCCGCCGGCTTCCAAAGGATCTGGAAGGCGCGGGCCTCGATCTCGTCGATCGTGCCCTCGTACGTCATGCCGTACGCGCGAAGGATCACGGCGTAGGCGCCGGTGAGGTCGAGGTCGAAGGTGTCCGGTGTGCACCGGGTCATTCCTGGATGTGCCATAGGCTATCCCCAATCCCGATTTTCTGCGGCGAGGGCGGTGTCGAAGCGGTCGTCCGCTGCGACGTCCTCGGGTGTTTCGAGTCGGAATCCGAAATCCTCGGGCCGAGCCATCAGCCGCTCGACGAAGTTGTCGTAGGCGGCTCGCTCTTCCGGCGCCGCTGCGGCGCGCTCCGCCGCTGGCGCGAAGATGAGGCGGGTCCAGCTTGGTGGTAGGGTTGCTTCGATCATGGCCCCCCTCGTTCAATTCGATCGAGGCGGTCGAGCACGGCCTCGACAACTTCGAAGAGGTCGTACGATGGAGCCCGTGATCCGCCGTGCAGCGGCAACGTTTCGGCTCCGCTCACGGTGACCGTAGGCCGGTGTTTACGCCCCTCGAGTGGTTGGACGCCGAGTCGTTCGGCAATCTTGGCAATGCCGTGCCAAGGATTGACGATCTCATCGAGGCACACGCCGGACAAAGGGACCACGATGGTGGATGACTTTTCCGTCATGACGGGACAGCCTCTGTTTCGCCGGTGCGTCGAAACGGCAGGATCTTCGCGCACACCTCGGGCGTGGTGGCCGCGTGACGAGCGGCCATCCGCGCGGCCGCGCCGACCTGGAGCGCGGCAAGTCCCTTGTGAGTGTCGATGGCGAGTCCGGCGATCGCCAGGCGCAGTTCGTCCGCCGTCGCGCCACCGCGCGCGGCAAGCGCTCTCAGTCGCTCAATGGTCTGGATGTGCGCTTGCTCGAGATACCCGGCCCGGAAGGCGAGGTCGTCGATAATGGCGGTCGGGTCGAGGGGATCGGTCATGCGGTGACGTCCTTCCCGGCACGACGTTGGATATCGAGGTTGCGAATGGCGCGGCGATCGCGCTTGGTCTGCGCCGCGGCCTTGGCGTCGTCCGGGCTCCAACGGCGCTGGCCGGTGAAGACGACGACGCCTTCTTCGCGGATGGTCGCGTAGCGGTAGCCGTCTTCGATCAGCTGGCCAGCCTCGTCGCGCATGTAGCGGACGACATATCCGGCCTCGTCGTCGGCCTCGATCACGTCGAGGACGGTTCGCCCGTCGATGGTGATGGCTGGAGCGGCGAAGAAGAACTTCCGCCAATGGCTATTCCCGGAGGCGCGGATCAGCATGCCGACGTCTCCTGAACTCGCTTGGCGACGCCAAACGCCAGGGCAGCTTCCTCGGCGCGGCCGGCGGCCTTCAGCGAGGAGCCGGCATTGAACAGGGCGAGCATCAGGTCGCCGCGATCGCGGATTGCAGCCCAGTAGGCGCGGGTGAAAAAGGCTGAGCAGATGAGGAATCCGACCCCAGTGAAGACGACGGCGGTGCCGACATAGCCAAGCTCCGTCATGGCCGGCGCTCCTTGCCACAGACGTCGCACGACAGGTGAGCATCAGTGCAGGCGGGGCAGGGCGGCGCGATGTGGCAGGCGCAGTCACCTTCTCGGACCAGCACGACGGTGCCGTCGCAGCCCGCAATCGGGCACCGCTGCCCTTCCTCGAGGGCGGCCGGATCGGCTGTTTTTGTCGTGGTGGTCAAGGCAAGTCTCCCGTGGCGTCCGGGAGAATACCGTTTTGGTATTTACTGTCAATACCAGTGTGGTATTATTTTTTGTGGGGATAGCTCCTGCGATGGTAAACCGCAGGTCGCCCAGCGCTCCTTCCGCGCCCTTCGAGGTCCTGTAATTGGCTTATCGCGGCTACATCAAACTCTACCGATCGCTCTACGAGCATGAGTTCTTCCGGCCATCCCCGATGTCCGAGAGAGAGGTCTTCACCTGGATGATTCAGGAAGCGGCATGGAGACCGCGGCAGCGCAGGTTCGGCCAGTTCTTCGTCGACCTCGATCGTGGAGACCTCGCCGGATCGCTGCGTTTTCTCGCTGAAAAATGGCTATGGAGCGTCGGGTCGGTGAGGGGCTATTTGGGTCGATGCGAAAAAGAAGGGATGATCAACACACGGACCGACAAGGGGGTTACCATCATAACCATCTGTAATTACGATCATTATCAAGGTGACGATCAAGTCGATGACACAGTGGACGACAACGTCTCAGCACAGCGCCAGCAAGGTCCCAGCACAGGACCAGCACAGGACCAGCACAAAACAGAAGAAATAAAAAATACAAGAAAGGAAGAAGGGGAAGAGCAGATGGCGCCCGTTGCCGGGCGCGAATTGGACCCGGCCAAAGGCCTTTTTGGCGATGATCCTCCGGCCGAGGAGCCGCAGCCAAAGCGCAGGGGACGTCAGTCCGGGCGCAGGACAAGGCTTCCCGCGGACTGGCAGCTTCCGGATGTGGGTTGGAAGTATGCTCGCGAGCGCGGATGGAACGATGACCACATCCGGTTTCAGGCTGAGAAGTTCAAGAACTTCCACACTAGCAGGGGCAACCTGATGGCCGATTGGGACGCCGCCTGGCGGACGTGGGTGGGTAACGATTACGACCGCCGGTCGCCTCGGGGCGGCACGCCGACGGCGCCGAGCCGCGCCGACACCGCGATCGACGGCATGATGGCCGGCCTGACCGAGGAGGATTTCCATGCGCGATCTCGTTGAACGGCCGCGCGGCTCGCCGCCGGCACCGCCGTCATTCGCGAGGCTCGAGCCGGTGCTGCGAGAACTCGCCGCGGCGCGCGAGGCCGCCGCGCTCGCTGACGAGCCCAGCACCGAGCTCCTGGGACTGGTGGACCGCGCGATCGCGGTGCACCGAGAGAACAAGGCGGCGTTCGATCAAGCCATCGCGCCGATACCGGCCGCCGGCGCAGTCGCCTACCTTGGCCTGCTGCTGAAGGCGTTCCCGAACGCCGGCAGTCAGGATGCCGGAGTGTTCGGCCAATTCCTCCGCGACGACGTCATGTCGCTGGATCCATCCATGGGGGCGGTCGAGATGGCATGCCGGCGCTGGCGCCAGAAGTCGAAGTTCCTGCCGGCGATCGCCGAGATGATGGTGGAGGTGAGGGCGGCCCGCGACGAATTGGCCGGGATCGCCGACTTCGTAGAGCGGCTGCCGACGATCCGCAGCACGCTCGCGTCGAGGTTGTCGCGCTAGCGGCTGGAGTTTGCCTTCAAGGCATCGCCGACCGCCTGGCGGAGTTGTCGATCAACGGTCTCGACATAGGACGAGTCCGTCGCCTGCCCAGTAGCGCGGAAGGTTCGCTGGATCTCGCCGAGCTCCTCCTGCTCCGCGATCAGCTTGTCGACCGTGCGCTTGCCGCCGAATTCGGTCTGGTATTTGACGAACGCCGATTTGCAAGCCTGCCTCACCGTCTGGTTCAGCGATGTGCGATCGGTGCATTCAGCAAAATAGGTCAGCAGCGATCGCAGCTCGGGCTCAGCCATGCGCGCGATTTCAGCGCGCGCCGCGGCGAGATCCTGATCCGATGGCTTCGGTAGCTCAGCCCGCGCGCCGGAGCCATGGCTGATCAGGACGATTGCGCCGAGGAGAGATCTCGAGGTTATAGCCCCAACCACCTTGAGCGCGACACCGCGAACAAAATAGATGCTTGCCGAGGGTTTCGATCGGCGTATCGGGAGCAATGCCATAATAAGCGACATCATGCTCGGACCAGATCTTTGAGTGCCCACAGTCGGTGCAGGTAATTTCGAGAAACGGCTCTGACGTAACAGTTTTTTGGTTTGGTGCAGATCGCATCGCCGTCGCAACTTCCAGGAGGGATGGCGATGATTGAATCTTTCTGCCGCAGAGTCGAATCGAATTTTTCCGCGCAACATCTGGTGGTCTACTTGCCGTCCGGACCCACTAGCTTGTCGATCCGATAGACCCGATTTGCCGGGAAGCGCATGATCGCGTCATGGCCTTTGGGTGGATTTAGCTGCTCGAGCACGAGCTCCTTCCCGAAGGACACGAAACGCTTGACGTAGCACTCGAAGACGCCTTCCTCGTCAGTGTAGAGTTGAGCGACAACGTAACTGCCTTTGCCATATGGCGCTTCTGGATTTGCGATCACCATCTCGCCGTCTTCGTAACGCGGCGACATTGAGTTCCCAAAAATGTAGAGCGCATATGCCTTCGATACGGCCTCGACGCTCGGCGGTGCTAGAATGTAGCCCTGTTTTTCCCCGTTCAAGATGAACTTGCCCTCCTTGCCGCCTGCGGCGCGGCCCAGGATGTCGATCCGCCGGCGTGTTGTTCTTGTCGGCTCATTTGCGAGCCCGGCATTGGGCGGGGACTGTACGGGAGGTGAGTCGGAGATGCCAACCTCAGCGAGTGATACTTTTGGCGTTTCCTTAATGGTTCCGAGCGGCGGTTCCAGCAGTTCTGGCACCGACTTGTCGAGTGCGACGGCAATGCGCTGGAGCCAATCGATCGTCAGCTTGCGCTCGCCATTCTCCAGGCGGTTGATTTGCGGCTGCGAGGTTCCCACCTTCTTGGCCAACTCATGATCAGCCATGCCGGCGGCCTCGCGATGTGCGGCGAGGAAATTCGGCTTTTCTTTCATGACCTTGGTCTGTCGGCGACTCATACCAGTTTGGTAATTCACCGAAACGGTATTGTCTAAAACCAGATTGGTATTAATGCCTTGTGCGACAGATACCATTATGGTATTTCGTCGCTATGAAACTCAGCGACTGGATCGCCCGCGAGGGGCTCAGCCACCAAGAGGTCGGCGATCGGATTGGGAAGTCCCAAGCCGCGGTCAGCCGCTATGCGGCCGGCAAGCGTATGCCGGACGAGGAAACTCTGATCAAGATCTTCGAAGTTACCGCCGGCGAGGTCACGCCGAACGACTTCGTCGACCTGCCGCTCATCGACCAGCAGGAGCGCGCGTCCGACGCTGATGCCGGCGCGGTTGAGGGGTGACGCATGACATCCCCGACCATCTATTTTGCACAGGCGGGGCGCGATGGGCCGATCAAGATTGGGTTCACCGCCGGCAAACCGTCGCAGCGGGTCGCAAAGCTTCAGACGGGCTGCCCGTGGCCGATCGTTATCCTCGCGACCGTTCGGGGCACCACGGCTGAGGAAGCCAGGCTTCATCAAATATTTGCCGATCTCCGGACTGAGGGCGAATGGTTCAAGCCGGATGATGCGCTCTTGTGCGCTATCGGTGAACTTGCCGCCGGGACCTATCGGTGGCCCGAGCAGCAAGGCGAGAAGCGACTGCTGCCGGACCAACCGTCGATCGACGACGTAATCTGGGCTGCCGGCGGCCCGGCCAAGATCGCCGCGGCTTCGAAAGGAGCCGTAACCGTTGATGCGGTCCACAAGTGGCGTCGCAACGGCATCCGAGATTGGCATTGGGCGCTCCTCATGTCGCTCAGCGGCGTCACCGTCGAGCAACTCTACGCTGCGAACCTGAAGCAAGCCGCGGGCGATATGCCCGCGCGGGCGGCATGAGGTTCGCATCATGACACGCCGCCGATCACAGTTCTCAGCGTCGCGGCTTTCGTCGCCAATCTCGTCGCCTGATCAATCAACTCCGGCACCCGGATCGCCCAGTGCGTGCCAGTGCGCCCGGACGCGTGCAGCAACAGGCGCTCGGAAAGGCGGTCGAGCATGACCGCTGCGCAACTCCTCGGCACCAGGCCGGCATCAATCAGCATCTGCAGCATCGCGTCGAAGGATTCCTCCGCGATCAACATTCGCGTTCCGGCCAGGGCGGCGCGCGCCCAGTCGTCGTCTTTGTCCGGTGTCGGCACGACCGACACGCTAGAATTTTGTTTGTGAAAATAGGGAGCATTCATCATGGGAACAGCATCGCTTGCCGCCTCGATCAATGCAAACGAACGTCTCCTACGTTCGTGCAAACCGGTTTCTACGAACGTAAGAGCCGCAAAAATCACCGCTGAAATCATTCGCGTTTGTCGCAACGCCATGACCGGCGGCAGCTTCCGAAAGACGATGGCCGCGCGCGCGAAGTGCTCCATGGGCACCGTCGACAATTGGACGGCAAGCAATCGCGTGATCGACATCGAGCATTTCCTCAACGTCTGCGCCGGCCCGGAAGGCCTCGAGTGCATCGACGCGCTTTGGTCGCACATCCCGGAAGAAACGCGCGAACGCTGGCTGACGCGCCAGATCCTCGAGCGGCGCCTGGCCGAGGCGGAGGCTGAGGTGAAGCGCGTGCGGCGCGAAGCGGACGAGCGACAGATCCACATGGAGTTGAGCCGGCGCTGAGAACCACCGGTCGGTCAGAGTACGAGCCGCGCGGTCTCGCGGCGCATCAATCAAGCGAGCTTCTAAGTGTTTCCATTCCTGGCCGATCGGGCCGTCGCCATTAGCAACCGCTGCACGTCGTGCAGCGAATACTGGATTGGGTTGGCACGCTGGTGGTTCGACGTCTCGAAGTGGCTGGATGGTCGCTGCGAGAAACCCTTCGCCGAGATCCGCGAAGAGCGCCGGAAGGCGGCACGCCGATGAGGACGTCCACCTGGTCCGAGGAGCGGGTCGAGCAGCTGAAGAAGCTGTTCGAGTCCGGACTATCTTGCTCGCAGATCGCCGCTGAGCTCGGCAGCGTCACCCGCAATGCCGTGATCGGAAAGCTTCATCGGCTCGGTATGGCGAATACCCGGCCCAAAGAGGTGCGGGAAAGCCGCGTGCCGAAGCGGAAGCGGTCAGCACCGCCGCAACCGCGCCGTCAGACCATGATTCGTGACGTGCTTGCGCAGCGGGATCAAGCGATTGCTTCAGGCGAGTTGGACACCGAGCTCTCGGCGCTGAACGCGACGGAGTTCGACGACAGTGTTCCGCAGGCGCAGCGCAAGGGCGTACTCGATCTCGCCCGTGGCGACTGCAGATGGCCGTTTGGAGATCCGTCTACACCGGATTTCTATTTCTGCGCGGCGCCGGTGCTGCCGGACTGCCCGTACTGCGCCCAGCACGTTCGGCTGGCATATCAGAGCACGCAGCCGCGGGTACGCAACATTTCGCCGGAGGAGAGGGCGCGGCGCGTGCTCCATGGCCAGCGTCTGGCTGCAATACACCGTGCCCGGCGCGAGGTCGCATCATGACCGCCGTCGCCCCGAACATCATAAAGGATTACGCCCGCAAGGAATGCATTGTCTCCTTGATGACAGTCGAGTCCGCAGGCGGCAAAGAAGTCGCCACGTTGGTGGTCGACGCGCACCTGCAGGCGATCGCGACATACCTAGTTGGCTCGGTCGGCCGCCAGGCCGCCTATGACGTCTTCGCGCGCTACGCGGACGAGGTGATCAAGCCGACGTTGCCGGCGGGAGGCCCAGCATGATTGGGCTGACCAACGTCCAGGCGCAGTGCGTCGAGTTTGTGAAGCACCAGATCGATGCCTCCGGAGCCTCGCCGTCCTACAGGGAAATTGCTGACCACCTCGGCATTCGAGGGCGGGGCACGATCTCGCACTTGATCGACAGCATCGTGGAGCGCGGCGCGCTGCTGCGCGAGCCCGGCAAAGCACGGACGCTCAGCCTTCCAGAGCCTGGCGTTGGCGACGGGCTCGTCGTGCGTCCGTTGCCCGAGGTGCGCCGCGCGCTGAAGGCTTATGCCCGCCAGCACAGGATCTCGGAACGCACCGCGGCCGAGGAAGCACTGCGCGCGTATTTCATGGAGCCGCAGTCGTGACGGCGCTCAGTGTAACCCCCGATCAACTCGAGATCCGGCGGCTCAGGGATCGGGTCGCGCAACTGGAAGCAGAGAACACCCATCTCAGCCGGCTGATCGAGGCCGACCAGATCGTCTTTCCGCGGGAGTGGGGTCTCCTACCGCAAGAAGCCCGCGCTCTTCGCTCGCTCTACACCGCGCCGAACGGGATTCGGTCGAGCGAAGTGCTGCTGCGCGCCATGGTCTCTCGAAGCCAGACCGCCGACGCGCACCTGGTGCAGGTGGTGATCTGTCGGTTGCGGTCGAAACTGAAGGATCTCCACATCGAGATCGAGAACCGTCGCTGCATTGGCTACGGCCTGACGCCGGCCTCGCGCGAGATCCTGGCCAAGTCGCTCGTCACCCGCGAGGCGAGCGCATGAACTGGTTCTTCGACCCGCTGCCGATGTTTGGTTTCGATCTGGCGGTCGTCGATCCGCCGACCGAGTTTACGCTCTATTCCGCCAACGGGAACAAGAAGTCGGCCTCGGCTCAATACGACATCATGTCGTGGACCGACCTGGCGAAATTGCCGGTTGGCCACCTCATCAGAGCGAACGGCATCATCCTGCTTTGGGCGTGCCCCCCGACGCTCAACAAGTCGATGTGGCTGCTGGAGCAGTGGGGCGCGCTCTACAAGACCGAACTGGTCTGGCCAAAGCGGCGTCTCGGGACCGGTTATCGGTCTCGCGGCATGCACGAGTCCATCCTGCTCGGTGTGTTCGGCGACGAGTACCAGATCCATGATGCGTTCTATGGCGAGATCGAGGGCAAGCCGCGCGGTCACTCCCAGAAGCCAGCCAAGTTCTACGAGCACATCCGCGAAAAGACGGCAGGTCTCGTCCGTTGCGATCTGTTTTCGCGGGAAAGCCATGAAGGCTTCGTGGCGTGGGGTAACGAGGTTGGCAAGTACGACGACGGCAGCCGCCCGGAGCGCCGCCGGAAAGAAAGGATCATCGCACCGACGCCGCTGTTCGATGAGCGGGAGGTGGCGGCATGAAGGTGTACCTGCCACCACCACCGGGCTGGGACATGCGCGGCTGGGCGCCGATGGCCGATTATCGGCTTGCGCCGCGGCTATTCTGGGTTCGGCTCGAGCGCCGATGGATCAATATCGACGGCCGTTCGGAATGGCGTCGTGAGACGACGTCGGCCCGCGTCCTCGTCATTGAAGGTGGTGCATGAGAACCCGCACCATCGACCACGAACAGGTGAGGGCGCTTGCCGCGCAAAAGCTCACCGTTCCGCAGATCCAAGCCCAGCTCGGCGGATCGATCCCGTACCTCCGTCTCATCATCAACAGGAAGGTTGGCGTTAAGGCGAGCACGCTGTCGCGCCAGGCTGCGCTGCCGCTCGCCGGGCGCACCGCGAAGATCCCGCCCTATGATCTACCGGCCATCGTCGAGGGCCGCGCGATCTATCGGTCGACTGTTGTCGACCCAGCCAACTACGACCACGCCATTCTGAAGAGCGGCTTCAACAGCGCGAAGATCGGCAAGGCGGTCACCAAGGGCAAGTGGCGTGGCTTCCCGATCTACACTCTGACCCTCGAGGAGCGGGCGACATGTCCGCGGTCCTGCCGGCATTTCCGTTCCTGTTTCGGGAACCACATGCAGCACGCCCACCGGCTCGCGCATGGTGACGCGCTGGAGATGCGCCTGGTCGAGGAGGTGATCGAGCTCGGCCGCCGGCACCGCCGGGGCTTTGCCGTCCGGCTGCATGTCCTCGGCGATTTCTATTCGGTCGAGTACGTCCGCCTCTGGGAGCGGCTGCTCGACATGGTGCCGCAACTGCACGCCTTCGGCTTCTCGGCACGCTGGGACTGCGATCGCGATCCAATCGCCGCCGCGCTGGTGCGCCTCGTTCTCAAGAACTGGGACCGTTTCGCGATCCGGTTCTCTGATGCGCCGATAGACGAATGCTCGACGGTGTCCGTCGAGTTGCCCTCGCAGGCGCCGGCGCACGCAATCGTCTGCCCGCAGCAACTCCAGAAGGCCGGAACGTGCGGCAGTTGTGCGCTGTGTTGGCAGTCGAAACGGCCCATCGCCTTCATCACCCACTGACAACAAAGGATCCCCATGTCGAAGCCAAACGAACCCGCACAAGCCGCCCTCGATTCCGCCAACCTCTCGCGGATCCGAAACGCGCAAGCCGAGGCGGCCGCGCAGAACGAAGTCAACAACACCGCGAAGAACAAGCTCCGTGGGACCTATGCCCAGACCCAGGCGCAGGGCCTGCACAATGATGCGGCCAAGCTCGCGCTTGAACTTGTTGCGGGCGGCGACGAGGCCATCGACGCGTTCTGCGAGAAGGTCCGCAAAGCCGGCATCTACGTTGGGTACCTCGGCAAAGTGCTGAGCCCGCGGCAGTTCGAACTGTTCGGCATGGCCGGCGTGGGCCCGACGCCCGAGGACGAGCGGGCGAAGCTCGAGGGCCGCGCCGCCGGCTTCCGCCTCGATAGCGAGCCTGGCTCGAAAGAAACCGACAACCCGTACGAGATCGGCTCGCTCAAGGGACAGGCATGGCTTGCCGCCTTCCGCGATGCGCGGTCCGAGCGCGATCACGTGCTGTCGATGCCGCCGCCGGCGCCGGAGGGCGGCGAGCAGCCGAAGGGCGATGACGGCGACGAGGCCTGACCATTCGGACGACGCGCAGCAATTCCGCTGACGCAAACCACAGGAGAGAGAAGTGAAGGGTAAACCGTTTTTGTACGAACTGAAGTCGACCGTGAAGATGGTCGATAGCAACGAGCAGAGCACGGTGATTGGCCGTACCGAGTATCTCGACCATGCCAACAGCTATCTCGTCCGGTATCGCGCTGGCGACAACCGGCAGACCGAAGCGTGGTTCGATGAGTCCGCCATCGAGGCGGCGGTCTGATCGCGATGAAGATCCTGGGCCTCGACATAGCGACGACGACCGGCATCACGCTGCTTGACGGCGAACGCTATGTCTGGACTCGGGCCTTCCATTGGGAGGGCAAGAATTCTGGACAGGTGTTCCGGCATTTCCGGAAGACGCTCTACCAGATCATCAAGGACAATCAGGTCAAGCACGGCGCGGCCGAAGAGCCGCTGCGTACCGACATCGAGCTCAAGGGGAAGCCAACAGAGGAGAACCCCGAGCCGGCGGCGACGCGTCCGCCGATGAAGACATTCCAGCGGATCTACGGGCTGTGCGCGATCGCCGAGGAGGTCTTCGCCGCCCATGATGTCCCGTTCATCTACGTCAACCAGGGGACGTGGCGGAAGGCCTTCACCGGCAATGGGCGCGCCACCAAGGAGACGTCGCTGGGCTACGCCCAACTGATCGACCGAAACATCACATCCCTCGACGCCGCCGAGAGCCTCGGCGTGGCCTGGTGGCTTCGCGGCCATCTGGATCCGCGCTTCGCAGCGCCGCGCGGCGATCTCTTCGAACCGACACTCACCCCATCTCGAAAGGAGACACCGTTTTGAGCCAAGCATCCTTCAAAGCCATCGTCGAGCAAGCCGCGCTCGTCAAGATTTTGGCAAAAGTCACGCGCGTTGTAGAGAGACGCAACACCATCCCGATTCTCAGCAACGTGCTGATCGATGTTCAGCAGGATGCGCTTCTGCTGAAGGCGACCGACCTCGACCTGGAGGTGATCGACAAGGTGCCGGCCCAGGTCGCGGCGAAGGGCTCGACCACGGTGCCGGCCGGGTTGCTCAACGAGATTGTGCGGAAGATGCCGGCGGGGTCGCAGGTCACGCTGGAGCAGGACGACGCCAGGAACATCGTGACGGTGAAGGCGGGACGCTTCCGCTCGACGCTGCAGACATTGCCGCCTTCCGACTTCCCCGACGTCAAGGCCGGCGACCTGACGCATTCGTTCTCAGTGAAGGGGACGGACCTTCACCGGTTGATCCAGCGGGTTGAATTCGCGATCTCGACCGAAGAGACCCGGTATTACCTGAACGGCATCTATCTGCACACTCGGCGCGAGGGGAACCGGAACACGCTGCGAGGCGTCGCAACCGACGGCCACCGCCTGGCGCGCTTCGATCTCGATTTGCCCGAGGGCGCCACCGGCATGCCGGGTATTATCGTCCCCCGGAAGACCGTCGCAGAGGTGGGTAAGTTGTTCGGCGGCGCCGAACAGGAAGTCCAGGTCGAGCTCAGCCAGGGCAAGATTCGGTTCACCGCCGGCGACCTCACTTTGACGTCGAAGCTGATCGACGGGACTTTCCCCGATTATGATCGCGTCATTCCCCAGAACAACGATCGCGTCCTGAAGGTGCCGCGCAGCGAGTTCTCGGCCGCGGCGGACCGTGTCGCGACGATCTCCAGCGAGCGCGGGCGCGCCGTGAAGGTGTCTCTCGCCGACGGAAAGGTGACGCTGACGGTCAGCAATCCGGACGCCGGCGATGCGGTAGACGAACTCGACGCCGAGTATGCGTCGGGCAGCATGGAGATCGGCTTCAACAGTCGATACCTCCACGAAATTGTTGCCCAAGTGCAGGGTGACACGCTGGAAGTAGATCTCGCCGATCCGGGTTCGCCGACGCTGTTCAAAGGCAGCGACGCCGACTCGCTCTACGTCCTCATGCCGATGAGGGTGTGACCGATGCGGATCGATGCAAAGAAGATCGAGATGGTTCTCCCCGCCGTCCTGCGCCGACACGGCATCCGCACCACCGATTATCATGGCGTCCAGTATGTCGGGATGTCGGAAACGATCGCGCTCGAGACCGGCGTGAAAGTGCCGAGCTTGCCGACTTCGAAGGTGGTCTCGCTTGCCGAGCTCGCCCAGGACATTGCGGAGGCGCTGGCCTAATGCAGCCGCTCCTCCAAGTCGATATCAATCACGCTCACCTGTTCTGTGGCAGCGGCGGCGGCGCCAAGGGCTTCAATATGGGGCATGCCAGGGTGGGGAACCTTGTTGCGAGGTTCAACTGCCTTGGTGGCATCGATAGCGATGCCGCTGCCTGTCGCGATTTTGGATCGAAGTACATGGCCGGCGTGCCGGCGACGTGCATGGATCTGTTCTCGCGTGAGCAATACCGCGATTTCTGCGGGCACGAGCCGCCGGCCGGTTGGGTCGAGCGCGGGCCGATCGACATTCGCCGCGCATTTGGTGACCAGCGCCCGCACATCTGTTTCCTGTCTGCGCCGTGCAAAGGCTTTTCCGGTCTTCTGTCCGAGAAGATCTCTGCCACGCGGAAATACCAGGCACTAAACGGCCTGACGCTCCGCGGTATATGGCTGATGCTTGAGGCGTACAAGGACGATCCCGTCGAGCTCGTCGTCTTCGAGAACGTCCCGCGCATCGCAACCCGGGGTCGGCATCTCCTCGACCAGATCGTGGCGCTGCTGCGCGCCTATGGTTATGCCGTTGCCGAAACGACGCACGACTGCGGCGAGATCGGCCATCTTGGTCAGAGTCGGAAGCGCTTCCTGTTGGTCGCGAGGTATGTCGCCAAGATCCCGACGTTCCTTTACGAGCCGGTCAAGCATCCGTTGCGCGGAGTCGGCGAGATCCTCGAGAAGCTGCCGATCCCGGGCATCATCCCGGGTCTCGGCGGGCCGATGCACCGGATGCCGTCGCTGCAATGGAAGACGTGGGTGCGGCTTGCCTTCGTGAGAGCCGGCGCGGACTGGCGATCGCTGAACGATCTCGCGGTGCAGGACGGCCATCTGCGCGATTTCGGCATCGTGCCCGATGAGGAGTGGCATAGGGGGGTGCTCGGCGTTCGACGCTGGGATGAAACGTCCGGTACGGTAACGGGCCGGGCCAATCCCACGACCGGGGCTTTCAGCGTCGCCGATCCGCGCGAGATCCGCGCGCAGGATTTCAGCTCGCTCCGGGTGAATGGCTGGAAGGGAACGGCTGCAGCGATCACGACGCAGCGAAGCCCGGCCGGCCATGCTCAGTCGGTCGCCGACCCTCGCATCGACGGCCACGGGAAGAGTGTCCAGATGGGCGTCGGCCATTGGGACCAGCCTTCGGCTGTCGTGAAGGGCGACGTCTCGGTCGGCACCGGCCGCTATGCGGTCGCCGACCCGCGGCTCGAGCGGAAGGTCTTCAACTCGTCGTTCCGCATCGTGTCGTGGCCGGAGGCATCGCCAGCAGTCGCCGGACCTGGCGGTGCCGGCGGTGGGCTGGCCGTCGCGGATCCGCGCCCGGCGCAGCGCGACGATTACAAGCAGACCAAGTACCGCGTCACCGGGTTCGATGAAGCAACTGGCGCCGTCATCGGCGCCTCGATCACCGGGAATGGCGCCTTCGCGGTCGCCGATCCGCGCCACCTCAACTGGCATCCCGACGCGTCGAGCTCGAAGGAACGCGTCACGGGCTGGACCGAGCACGCCAGGCCCGTCACCGGCTCGCAGCAGGTGGCCTCGGGTGCCGGAGCGGTCGCAGATCCGCGGCCCGGGTTTGGTGCAGCCACGCACAATCACGTCCTGAAGGTCACCGAGTGGAGACAACACGGCGGCGCGGTGACGTCATCGACGCACCCGGCTAGCGGTGCGCTTTCGGTTGCGGACCCGCGGCTTGCCGACGGCGCGCGCAATTCGTCGCTCGGCGTGAAGGAATGGAATGGCCATGCCGGCGTCGTGGCGGGCGAAACTCATCCGACGAACGGCGCCTTCGCAGTGGCTGACCCCCGCCCAGAAGCGCTGTCGGACGAGAAACGTGACGTGTACCTCACCGGCGGTCACTACGGCGTCGTGCCGTGGGACCAGCACAGCGGTGCCGTGCCGGCCCATGCCAAGAACAACAACGGGCCGTGGTCAGTCGCCGACCCGCGCGAGACCGGCAACGGCCCCGCCAGCGAACCGGCGCCATGGGACAAGCTCCCAAGCGCCAACGACAAGCTGGTCTGTGTCATCCGGGCGCTCGATGGCACCTGGCATCGTCCCTTCACGACGCTCGAGCTCGCCGCGCTTCAGGGCCTCGTCGACCTCGACGATGAAGCGGAACGGTCGGTCCTGTCGCTCGACCCGCTCGATCCCGAATGGGCCGCGCACGTTGAACGCATGAACAATCTGCTGGTGCTCGACGGCGCCTCAGATTCCGCGTGGCGCGAGCGCATCGGCAACATGGTTCCGCCGCCGGCGGCACAGGCGATCGCTGGTGTCTGCGGCACCACGCTACTCGCCGCCTGGTCGGGCCAGACCTTCATGATGGGATCAACACCGATTTGGGTTCGGCCGGTCGCGGCCGCGCTCATGGCCGCACCTGTACTCTGATGCCGAAACTGAAGCCATTCGCCACCGAAGTGGAATTGTGCAAGCGGTTCATCTCCTCGCTACCCGAGGGATGGACCGCTTACCCCGAGACGTGTGGCTGGGACATCCTGCTGGTGCGCAGGGTGGACGGATTCCAGATCGGCGTCGAGGCGAAGCTTCGACTGAACACTGAAGTCATCAGCCAGGCGCTTGAGGAATACGGATCGTTCTCCGCCGATCGCGCCGGCCCGGATTGCCGCGCCGTACTCGTGCCAGCGGATTCACAGGGCGGGTTTGGCCGGATCTGCAAGTACATCGGCCTCACCATCATTTACGTGCAATCGGAGGAGCAGATCAGAGAGAAGAAGGCGAAAGCCTTTTACTTGGGCTACAAGCCGAAGCCGTTTGAGCCCGAGTTGCCCGGCGATCGCCACGGCGTGAATGATCCGGAATGGTTCGAGTGGGCGCCGGCGAAGCGGCACATGCTACCGGATTACGTGCCCGACGTTGATCCAGGCGCTCCGTCACCGGTCCAACTAACCAGCTGGAAGATCGCCGCCATCAAGATCGCGATCATTCTGGAGAAGCGTGGCTTCCTAGTCCGGGCCGATTTCAAGCACATCAACATCGATCACCGCCGCTGGTTGCCTTCCGGCGCCGGCTGGCTCGTTCTCGATCGAGGCGTCTATCGCGCCGCCGTGGGTTTCCCGAACTTCAAGGCGCAACACCCGCGCGTCTATGAAGAGATCGCGGTCGACTTCGATCACTGGAAGCCGGCCGATCCCTTAGCACCGCCGCCGGTCGCCGCGCAGGAGCCGAAGCAGGAGAATCTTCTGTGACGGATCGCATCAGATGCTGCATCCCGGGCTGCGGGCGGACGTTCAAGCGCGAAGCCAGCGAGGACGCCGAAGGGGTCTCTATTATGTGCGGGCGTCACTGGCGTATGGGCGACCTGGCTATGCGGAATCGCCACAAGCAGTTGCGTGCGCGGGCGAGGTGGTTTCAGCGCCGCTATGACAAGCGCGGCAACGCGATCGAGCGCTCCGCGAAGCGAGCCAAATTCTTCAGCGCGTGGCAGCGGACTTGGACGGCGGCCAACGTGCTGTGGCACCGGATCAAGGACGACGTGACCATCAAGGCGGCGTTCGGTGCCGAGGACGCGCCGCGCCGCCGGCCGAAGGTCGAGGCATGACTCGAGAAGATACAGCCGAGATCAAGAAACGCCTCAACGAGCAGTTGGAGCGTGTCCTCGACCACTTCTGGAAGGGGTACAAGACCCGCGGCAAGATCGCTTATTGCGCTCCCGGCGTGAAAGGTGACCTCGGCTCATTCCAAGTCTATCTGGGAACGGTCGGGAAATATCACCGCGGCAGCTGGGTCAGGAGTTCGGCAAGCATCGGCGGCGACGAGATCAACCTGTTTGCGTATGGTATGACCGGCAACCACAGGGCTGACGCCGAGGTCTTCGACCGCGCGCGCGAGTTCGTCGGGCTCGATCGCGCCCGCGAGGAAACCCCCGAAGAGCGGAGGAGGCGAGAGGATCGCGAGGCAGATGCCGCGGAGAAGCGGGCTGCCGACGAGCGCCGCGCCGAGGAGCACGCCCGCGCACGCCAGGCCACGGCGGCCGGCATCTGGGCCGAGAGCGTCGCGATCGCCGGTACTCATGCCGAGGCCTATTTGATCGCACGCGGGATTCCGGTCCCCCCCGGTGGCTGGGACGATTGTCTGCGTTTTCACGGCCGCGTCTTCTATGACCTCGACGATCGGCTCGCGTTTCCGACGCTAGTTGCCCGCGTTGATGACGTGTTCGGTGACCTGACTGCCATCTGGAAAGTCCACCTTGACCCGGCAAAGGCGGCAAAGGCGCCGGTCGACAAGGCAAAGATCGGTACCGGCGTCGCGGCCGGCGGCGCCGTTCGTATCGGCGGGGTCGCGCCGCATATCGGGTTGGGCGAGGGGCTGGAGACCTGTCTCGCCGCGCGCGCGCTGATCAAGTATCGGCGCCCGGTCTGGGCCGGCCTCAGCACCAGCGGAGTCGCCGGACTCGAGCCGCCGATCGAGGTGGAGCGGATCACATCTTTCCCCGACGGCGACAAGCCATGGCGCCGCCAGGACGGCGACCTGATCCTCGCCGAGCCCGCCGGCCGCGCCGCGGTGCGGAAACTTCATGAACGCATGGTCGCGATCGGCAAGCTGCACGACAGCCAGCCGGAACCGCGCATGCGTAGCGACTATCTCGACATCTGGAATGCGCGCCTGCGCCGGGAGACAATCGTTTGAGCCGTAAGCCTGTCGCGCAAACCGCCAAGCCGACCCAAAACGTTCGGGCCGAAGAGGCGATCATTGGAAAAATTCTAGGGTCGGCCGAGACTTTCTGGGCCGTCTCGGATCGCGTGTCGGCGGACCAGTTCACGGTGCCGCACCATCGTCTGATCTTCTCCGCGGTCGAGGATTGTTGCCTGAACGGTGCCGGACCGGCTCTGTCGCTGCTCGAGGCCAAGCTGCCGACCGAGTTCGAAGGTGTCGGCGATACCGAGGCCGTGCTCCAGATCTTGATCGAGAAGGCCGCGGACGTCGGCAGTGCGCTCGACTTCGTCGACGACGTCGTGTTGGCTTGGCGAGAGCGGGCTCGCGTCGAGCTCGGCAAGGTAGCCACGGCGCCGGGTAAGACCTTCGACCAAACGCGCCAGGAGATCGACGACCTGCTCCGTGTCGTCGACGACCACGACCGGGTGCGGCACGCCGTTGCGCTCGGCGACGCAGCCGGAAGCGCGATGGCGAAGGCGGGCGAGGCCTACGAACATCAGGGCAAACGAGCCGTCGGCGTGCTCACCAAGATCCCGGAATTGGACGAGGTTCTCGGACCGATCGTTGGTGGGACTACTGTCACGCTGGCCGCCCCGTCGGGACACGGCAAATCGGCATTGATGGCGCAGATCCTGCGCGACAACGCCGGACCGTCTTTGGATGAGACCAGCATTTTCCCGGGCTTTTCGCTCAGCCTCGAGATGTCCGCGGAGCAGATCGCATATCGTGACATCGCATCGCTGTCGGGCGTCTCGGTCAAGAAGCAGATCAGCGGCGACTTCAACCAGAAGGAATTCCTCGACATCCGGCGGGCGAGGGAACAGCTCGAGTCGATCAAGGTCTGGGTCCAGGACCGCAGCCGGATGACGATCAAGCAGATCGGCAACGAGTTCCGGAAGGCGAAGCGGCGGTACGGCGTGAGACAGTTCTGCATTGATCACCTGAAGCTGGTCGAACCGGAACAGGAGCATTGGAACGTTGTGCGGACGGTCGAATATGCGTCGGCCTACACGAAGGATCTCGCCAAGGAGCTCGACGGTGTCGTCTGGCAACTCGCGCAGTTGACCCGAGAGGGGCAGCGGGCACCAAGCTGGAAATTCGGAAGCGGCGACATCTACGGCGGCGGCCTCATCGTCGAGAACAGCGACGTCATCATCGGCCTGACGATCCCAAAGATCTGGCTCCGCGACAACGAGCCGGAGCCGGCTTCGGAAGACAACCCGAAAGGCCGCGAGCAGCGCGATCGCTGGCTGAGGGAATACGACATCTGGAAAGACAAGGCGGCCTTCGCCGTCTTCAAGAACCGCAGCGGTACCGGCAGCAAGTGGAAGGAAATCGACTTCAACGGGCCGCGGATGCTGTTCGGAGGAAGCGCAAACAGAGAGGAGATACCGTTTTGACTTATAATTAAGTCACCCCCGTCCGACCATAGCAGGCCGTGGTCCGCATCGTGTGGAGCAGGGCCAGCGGCCCGATCCCGCAAGGGCGCGCAATGCAGCCCGGGCCTGGCTCGGGCTTTTTCGTGCCCGGCGGGACGTTGAGCCGTTAACGAATTCGTGCGACGGTTGGCGCGGCCGCGGGGTGGCAGGCCGGCCCGGGAACAGTTAACCAACTGCAATGGAAGCGCTCATCACACCGGAAGTTCTGCGCTGGGCGCGCGAGCGATCGAAGCTCGCGCCGGAGGACGTGGCGGGAAGGCTCGGCGTGAAGCCGGACCGCCTCGATGCATGGGAGAGCGGCGAGGCCAAGCCAACATTCAAGCAGGCGCAGACCCTAGCGAACGTCCTGCGAATTCCGTTCGGCTACCTGTTTCTGCAGAGTCCGCCGGCGGACGAGTTCGCGTTGCCGGATCTGCGGACCGTGGGCAATGCCGAGTTGCGGCGGCCTAGCGTCGACTTCAACGACCTGGTCAACGACATCATCCGGAAGCATGAATGGTACCGGGACTACCGGCAGCAAGAGGGCGCCGAGCCGCTGGGCTTCGTGGGCGCCTTCACGATCAGGAGCGACTCGAACGAGGTAGCGCGCAGTATCGTCGAGGTGCTCAAGATCGATGAGGCCATGCGGGCGGAGGCGAGCAGCTGGGAGGATTTCCTACGCCTATTCATCCGCCAGGCCGAGGCGGCGGGCATCATGGTAATGCGCAGCGGGATAGTGGGCAACAACACTCACCGCGCGCTGTCCGTCGACGAATTCCGTGGCTTCGCCATCGCGGACAAGGTGGCGCCGCTCGTATTCATCAACGGCCGAGACGCGAAAGCCGCACAGATATTCACGCTCGCGCACGAGATAGCACACCTGTGGATCGGCACCACCGGGATATCGAACGTCGAGCTGGCGCAGAGCCAGCGGCAAGAGGCCAGGACCGAGCAGTTCTGTAACGCCGTCGCGGCCGAGGTGCTCGTGCCGGCGGAAAGCTTGCGTCGTCACTGGAATTACAAGGTCAGCATCGAGGCCAACATCGGCCATCTGGTGCGGCGCTATCGGGTGAGTTCGCTGGTGCTGCTGCGGCGGGCATCCGATCTGCTCGACGTCGACCAACGCGAAATCGACGAGATGTATCGACGCGAGTTTGCCCGCTTTCGGCAGCGGGACAGCGGCGGCGATGAAGGCGGCGGCGACTTCTACGTCACCCTTCGTTCGCGTAACGGCTCGCTGTTCACCAGGGCTGTGATCAACGCCACGTTCGAGGGCCACACCCTGTACCGGGATGCGGCGCGCCTGCTCGGTGTCAAGGTCCCGCTGCTGCGTGCCGTGGCCGACAAGCTGGAGCTGCGGTGATCGATGCCGAAGCCGTATTGTTTGGACAGCAACATTTTCATCCAAGCGCAGAATGGCCCCTACGCCATGGATATCGTGCCGGGATTCTGGACCTGGCTCGACAAGGAGTCAGCGTCTGGCCGGATCGTGTCATGCCGCACCGTCTACGAGGAGATGGTTGGTTTCGGCGATGAACTGGCTGATTGGGTCAAGGATCGCGACGGCACGCAGTTCTTCCAGCCGCCCGCCGCGCCAGTTCAGGCCGCGTATCAGCCAATAGCGGAATATGTCGTCAAGACGTACCCGCAGCACAACGCCAGCGAATTCCTCAAAGGGGCCGACGCCTGGCTTATCGCCCGAGCCCAGGTAGACGGAATGATCGTCGCGACAGCCGAGCAGCTCGTCGATGCGACGTCGAAGAAGCCAAAGATCCCGAATGTCTGCAAGCAGTTCGGCGTCGAGTACATCGGGCCTTACGAAATGCTGCGGCAGCTCGGTGCCAAGTTCACGATGTGAAGGCCGCGAGCGTCGATCGGCGGCCGTCGTCGTGTATGCCGCGTCTCTAAAGCACTGGTGGATGACGCTTCAACTTTCCTCTTGCAATCGTAGACAAATCACCTCCGCGAAATCTATTCGTGATTCTGCGTGGAGGATGGAATGTCTCAAGCACAGATCACGGATGTTGCGACGGTGCACGTCGACAAGGCGCGCGATCGCCGCGCCCGTGCATTCATGCGCGATATCCGTCGAGCCACACCGATGGAGTCGTACAAGGGGCTGACTTACGAAGGTCAACTCCTATTCGAAGAGACGCGCCGCAGGCAGCGCATCGTCCAGGAACTCGTGGTCGAGTACCTGATGGACCGCGACACAGAGGGCGCGCGCCGCGTCAAGGAAGCCTTGCATCGGAATAAGCTGTTCCAGCAGGGTTTCCGGAGCGGGACCGTCGACTCGACCGACCCGCTGAATCTCTGGGGCAAGCCGCTCACCAAGAAGGAACAGAAGGCGGCGGACGAGGCCGAGCGGCTCGCCAGCGGCCGGCGCAAGCACATCATCCCGGATCCGGAAAACCCGCGGCTCAACGTGATGGTCGACACCGTCCGGGCCTCGCATCTCAATCTGACCGAGTCGAAGAAGCGGGGCGCTGCCGATCCAGAGGACAAGCTGCGCCAGAGCGCCGCAGATCGGTTCCGGCGCGACTTCGATCTGGCCACGTTCCACGGGTCGCGAGGCTTCGCGCTCCAGGACAAGGTCGACGGCGGCGGCGGCGGTTCGCCCTCGCACACGATCGCGCTCGAGGCGCAGGCTCGGCTCAACGAGGCCAAGCGCCGGCTCGGTGAGCGGCATTTCGAAATCTTGCTTGCCCGGATTGGCTACGAGGCCAGCGCAGAGGACATGCACAAGCATGGCGGCCCAGACCACCGGTCAAGCAACATCGAACTGAAGGTTGCGTTAAACGCTTTGGCCGGGGTCTACGATCACGTCACGATTATCGATCGGACGTGGAGCGCTGCGCGCCGAGTGTTGGGCGCCGCCGGATTTCTGAAGTAGGGGCCGGATCGATGTCGCTCGGACGGTTTGCGCCCAACACGCGGGAAACCCCGCTCGAGACGAAGCAGCGGGTGTGGCGGGAATACGGTCTTTTGCTGCTCGATGTCGACAACGACCACATGACCTGGGACCAGCGGGAGATGGTGCGCGCGATGGGGCGGAAGATGTTCGGACCGCGGCGGGGAGAAAAGAAATGAGGCGATCGCGAATTCCGTCTCTCAGCCCGCGCGTCCCGACGCTGGACACCAGGAAGGTGAAGCCTCCGGAGAAGCGGGCGGACCCGCATTATCAGACCGTCGAGCACCAGCAGTGGGCGTTGAAGGTAAAACAGCGCGCCGGCTGGCGCTGCGAGCACGTTGAGAATGGTGTCCGCTGCGAGCGCAGCAAGGCGCGTGGCGACCAGATGTACGCCGATCACATCCAAGACGTCAGAGATCGCCCGGATCTGGCCCGCGACCTGGCTAATGGCCGCTGCGCCTGCAACAGCCACAACACCCGGGCCGGCATTCAAGCTCGAGCAAACCGCATGAGATCGTAGGAGAGCACAATGGAAATTGCCAAGATCTCCGGCTCCAACATGGTGTTGGCCGCTCCGAAAGACTGGAACGAGGAGCGAAACGGTGAATGTTTCGATCTCCCGATCCGCGCTGAGGTGCTGAACGACTCGCTGCCATCGCTAACGTCGGCATGGAAACCGACGGCGGAAGAGCTGGCACGGCTCAATGCAGGGGCGGCGGTGCATCTTCGGATTATCTCGCGCACGCACCCGCCGGTTATGCTCGAGGTCGGCGAAGCGCCGGTCCGATGGGAGGACCCAGCTTAATGGGACGCGAACCATCACCGCGCGCCGACGCGCTGCGGGCTCAGCGCGAAGCCAGGTTCGAGCGGATGCAGGCGCAGAAGCGGGAGCTCGATGCTCGGGACGCTGCGGCTGCCGCAGCGGCAAAGGAGTCGACGCCGATGCCAGCCGCCAAGCGATCACCGGCGAAGAAGCGGAGCGCGGCGAAGAAAAGGCGCAGCGCGCAAAATCGATCGTAGCCGGGGCTATTCCTCGATCTCGTCGTCCGCCGGCATCTGCCGCAGTTTCTGATAGGGAAATTCACCGAGCTCGGGATGCAGCCGGTCCTGCTGGATCATCGCCGCGGCCGCCATGCGTGCGGTCCCGTGGGCATTCGGCAGCGTCATCATGGTCAGCGCGATCGGCACCCAGGTCGGGATATCGTTCCCGCCGTTCGCCCACTTCCTGACGGTCGAGAGGTTCTGGCACCAGACCCGCGCGAACGCCGACACCGACATGCCCTGCTTGGCCAGTTCGGCCTTGAAATCGTCGCTCGAGATCTTGCGGTGGACAAATCGTGGTGGTGACATCTCAGGATCCTTTCCGGTTGGGCACAGTCGCCCGGAATCGGCCGTAGCCGAGGGGGTAGCACAAAATCGATCGTAGCCGGGAGTCCCGGCCGATCAGGTGTAGTCGAGCGGATTGACCAGGCGCTTGCCGACGGACATCACCGGCGGGATGACGCCGCCGCGCTTGATTGCGCCGAGCCATTGCGCCTCAGTTCCCGTGAATCCCGGCGCGGCCTCCGTGTGGTGGTCGGCCAGCCATTTGGCCAAAGCCTCGGGCGATGGGCAGGGCGGCGAAACCGGCGTGCCGGCGCTGGTGGTCTCGTACAACTGCCAATGCGTCCGCTCCGCGGTCGGCCATGCCGGCATATAGCTGGCGGCCGGGTAGGGCGTGGGCGCATCCGGGAGGGCATAAGCCAGCGGGATGTAGCGGCCGGAGGAGTTGCGAGGATGCTGCCAGTCGGCGGGCACGCGGCGGACGGTTCTCGACATGACCGCGGCCTCACTTCGTCGGATGGAAGTGCAGGTCGACGGTCTGTTCATGCGCGTCGTAGAGCGCCCGGATGCGCAACCAATCGCTATCGCGACCGTCGTCGGGTCGAAGGCCGACCATCACGCCGCCCTCTGGTGCGGGCTCAATAATCAGCGTTCCCGAACCGAGCGCGATGATTTGGCCGACCTCCGGCGTACGGGGAGAGACGCCGCGGAACAGGTCTCCGATGTGAGTGCTTTCCCGTGTCTCTTTCACAACCGCGACCAGGTCTCCCCGGCGTCCCTCAAACGCGCGAGCCGCCTCAACGTCGATGAGCGACACAGAGGGATTGCGCGTGAGGGAGTTATGGCGATGCGGTATCAGATAAACCGTTCCGTAACGGTCGCTCCGGCGTTCGGCGCTTGCCCATGTGAGTGTGCCGGTACCGAGAAGGCGGTTAATCACGTTGCTATGCTGCATCTGCGTTCTCTCCTTTCCAGTTTCAAAATCGATCGTATCCGGTATCAGAACAGCGAACCTTGTGCCGGCGCCGGCGGCTCGGGCGGTGCGAGCCGCCCGAGGTGCTCGATCGTCTCGCCGATGATCTGGTCGCGATCATAATCGATCAGTAGCCAGCCGTCATCGCCGCCGGCCGGGTCGTACACCACGAAGTCGCCGCCCCATCGCTTGAAGATGCGCGTGGCCACCAGGCGCATCCCGGCGGGCACGTCGGTGGCGGCGTCGAACTCGGCGCGCGTGGTGACCCTGAAGCCGGCGGCGATTAGCAGTTGCGCGCTTGCCATGTCAGTACACCTCAGCGCCGATGCAGGCCGCAACCGCCGCACGGTGTTCACCGCCGGCACGGTTCATGTTCTGCCATACCTCTTTGCCACCCAGCTTGTCGGCCAGCCAGGCGAAGTCGGTCACGTAGAGGATGGCATGCAGTAAGACGCGCTCGCCCGAACTGCAGACGCCGTCGCATTGCTTGGCTCGCTTCACGAAGTGACCCTTGTCGGGGTCGTTGAATCGCACGATGAGCGCCCGCAACTGCCCCCAGCTCTGCGCCGCATCGAGATACTCCAGAAGGCCCATCTTTCGGAAAATGCTGCGCGCCGGATCGCCTGCCTTGAAGCGGTCGAAACTATGGATGCTGGCGCGAGCGCGGCCGAGTTCCTCGCCGACGTCAGGCAAATCCATCCATGCGCGGCCGGCGTTTGTGATCTCGATCATCCCAGAATCGGCACGCCGGGCCATCCCGCTATTGACGAGAACACGTTCAGGTATGCGGTCGCGGTCGCGCTGCGGGCCGTTCTGAAGTTGCTTCAGCAGGTGCATTTCCTCAGAGGTAAAGCGGTCGGACATGAATCAAGCTCCTTTCGGAATCGGCCGTAGCCGAGGGGAGGATGGGAAATCGGTCGTAAGCGGGAGGGCGGCCGGAATTACCCCGGCGGCGGCCCGTCGATGACGACGAGCGCCGTGTTGACCATTGTGCCGGCGGCCTTGAAGGACCCGGCGGGCAGGGCGCGATACTCCGTCGCGATCGGTTCGAACTTCGCGCGCTGGCGTGGACCGTCCGCGCAGATCGCGACGAGCCGGCCACCAGGCCGCAGAAACGTGCGCGCGTGCTCGATATGTCTGATGTCTGCGCCGCGTTCGAATGGCGAATTCATCAGGATGCGGTCGAACTTCCCGACCATCTCGGAGCTGTCCACCTCGAGGAAGTCGGCGTTGATGACCTTGACGCCGGGAAACCGACCGGCCAGGCCGCGCGCAAGCGTCGGGTTGATCTCGACCGCGACAATATCGATGTAGCCGTCGACATTGCGGCGCGCCGCCTCGATCAACACGCCAGTGCCGGCGCTAGGCTCAAGCACACGGTGCCCGTCTCGGATGTCGGCGAGCTCTGCGACGTCGCCCGCCAGTGCGTGCGATGTCGGGAACAACTGCGGCGCGACGACGACTTGCACGCCGCCGCCTTTCAGCATTGCCCGCATGGCCTCGAACGTGTCGGCCGAAGAGGGCGCCGGCAAATCGGCCGTATCCGGGAGATGGCGCGACGCCTCCGCGGGCGCAACCGGGACGACCTCCGGCACCGTCTCAACCGGCGACGGCTCCGCCATGATCTCGCCGACCACTTCCAGCGTGGCGTCAAGATCGGCGACCGGCGGCGCTACATATTCGGCGACAAATTCCGCGGGCGCCTGCGGCTCGGCTGCCGGCGCGATCCTGGGCGGATCGACGCGCTTTGCATCCGTAATGAAAACTTGCTGGCGCTCCCACATCTTGCCCGGTACCGGCATGAATCGCGCGCGGTGCTTCTGTGCGGTCTCGGTTGCCTCAATGCCGCGCACATAGGAGAAATCCGACCACTGCCGGCGGCCCTTCCATTCGGCCTCCGTCATTTCGCGGAATCCCTCGCCGGGATAGTTGCAGAGCGGCGGCAGCTTGGTGGCTGCCTTCGCCGTGGCGACGTTCTCGGCGGTCGGCGCGCGATAGTCGCGGACGCTTTCGACCTTCCAGTAAACACCGCGCCCGCGCGATCCTGAGGGGGCCGCGGTTTGAATGCTGGAAACCGAACCGTTAGCGCCCCTGCTGACCTTCACAATCGTAAGCCACTCGTCGCCGCGGCGCGTCTGAATCTGACCGCCGACGGCGAAGGCGAAGCGGTCGGCCAGCGGGTTAGCGGTGGCCTCGGCGCCGATCTGTTCGGCCAGCATCGCGCGTTCGTAGGCCAGCCGGTTGTCATAGTGGGCCAACCAACGGGCTCGCGAAGGCCCGGACCGCTCCAGGCTCGGAATCGCGATAGCGGCAGCCTGCGCGGCGGTGATGACGTTCCCGTCAATCGCCGACCAAAGCCCCATCGGTCCCTCATACTGCGAGGCCGGCGGGTCGCGCGGATAATCCGCCAGCGGAAACGACATCGACCAAAAGCCGCCCGCGTTGGCCACGGCCAAGCCGGCCGCGCGCTGCTTCTCCGGGTCGGTGATGTCGGCGACGATCTGCCAGGCCTTCAGCTGGCGTTCAGTGTCCGCCTGCAGCCGTTCCAACTTCCGCTTGTCGGACTCAATTGTCTTGATGCGGCGATGACGCACCGCCGGCAGTTCCTTGTATTTGGCGTGAGCGATTGCGCCGGCCGCGCGCGCAGTCCAATAATTCGAGGTGTCCCAGAGCTTCAGCGCCTTGCGCATGCCGGCGTCCATCTTCTCCTTGTCGCGCCGCGCGCTCTTCTCCGAGTGATGGCCGACCAAGATCGGCTGCCCCATCGCAAACCGCTCCGCGATCTGGTCCACGGCCTCGCGCGCGCGGTTGGCTTCCGAAAGCCGCTTGTCGCTGTACTCCTCGAAGCGGTCCGCGCGCTGCTCGGCGCGGTCGGTCAGCGTGGTGTCTTCGTCGCCGATTTCGCCGCACATCTCAATCAGCAAGTCTTCGGCGCCGGGGCTCCAGGTCGGTTTGACGAACAGTTCTTGACGCGGCGCCCACTTGAAGCCGGCGGCCTTCACGCGCGCGTAATCCTCGGCGTCGAGGCGGTGCGCCGGATAAAGGCGCAGCTTGTTATCGTCGGGCGAATAGGTGGCGGAATGCTGCATTTCTCGTCCTTTCAATTTGCGCACAATCGCGCAGGGCTGGTTCTCTAATTTGCGTCGGCCGAATCTGTCAAGCGGTGTTTGCAAAATCGGCCGTAGCTCGGGGGTGCAAAATCGATCGTAGCCGGGACTATTGCGCGGTACCGACGCGCAGCAGCGCCAAGGCGTGGTACTCGCTGCCCGCGGCTGCCTGAGTCTTTACGAAGACCTCGGCTTCGTCGTCGTGGCTCACGCCGTCGCAAACAAAGATTGAGGACTCGGCGTCGGCCTGAATTTCCAGTTTGCCGGTGTCGCTGTTCTCGAACAGCCCCCAGCCTTCCGCGCAAGCGCGGTCATCCTGTCCGATGAATTGTGGCGCGGGCGCAGGCGGGAGGCCGGCGGCCGCCCGGCGGTAGGCTGCGGCTGCGTCTTCGGCGTCGGAAACTGCTCCCGAAATTGTGCCGTCCTCGTCGCTGAACATGCCGCGCATCTGGCCAATCTGATGGGTGCAGGAGTCGAGCGCGGCGGCCAGGTCGCGCGCGATCTGGCGCCAATCCTGCGCAGGCGCAACCGGGACTGTGCCGCCGACAATCTCCAATTCCTCGAGCCGGAAGAAATCGCCGCGCATCTCTCCGACGCGCTCAAAATAGGCTTCGGCTACCTCGTCCGGATCGGCTGGTTTGTCCTCGTCCATTCGTGCCGCCCAGTTCTCGGCGGCGATCTCGCTGCGCCAGGCGCGCGCCGCGTCGCTGTTGGGGTAGAGTCGCGTTTCGTCGCCGTGCCGAGTTTCATAGATTGCAACCGCGAACGGCGGCAACGCAACGGCCTGCTCTTCGATGATGCAGGGGCCGTCAACGGAGTCTTCCCAGAGCTCCGCGATATTCTCTGCGGTCGCGGCCTCGATCGCGGCCAGGCGCTCGGGGTTCCGCTTGAGGATATCGCGCAGGCTCCCGCGCACATAATCCACCGCCGCGGCTTCCGTGGCATGGACCGTCGTTTCGGTCCCGCAGTTGTCGCCTTCGGTGGTGCAAGTCCAAATCGTGATTGTGCTCATTGAGGTGATCTCCTTTCAAAATTAGCCGTAGCCGAGGGGGAAGAATTCAGCGGGCCGCGGTGCGGTTCAGCCGGTGTTGCATGTGGCGCTTTGCACCTTCCGCGCTTTTTAGCGCTTCCTGCAGCGCTTCGAGCGCCTTCGGGCATTCGGCCGCGCGCATCCAGTGGCGTGCCTTTTTCATCGCCTCTATCGCGTTCCCGAGGCAAATTGCGTTATCGGGCGTCGCGGGTTTGATTGTTCGCATGTGTCATCCTTTCGCTTTGCGCACTATCGCGCGAATTAGGAATCAGCCGCCGCCGGGGGTGAACGTCATCCACTGCGGAAATCGGCCGTAGCCGAGACCCTACCGTAGGGCCTCGCATTGGGTGATGTGCGCTGCGATCATGTAGAAGGGCCGCAGCTGCCTGCAGTACGGGCAGCGCTGTTTGCGGGGTTGAGGCTTCCGCGTCATGGCAGCGGCACCGGACCGCGGAGGCGCGAGGCCTCCGCAAATTGTCTTGCCTCCGCAACGCGGCCTTCCCGCAGTCCCTGCTGGAACATGAATCGGTGATGCGCGATCATGTTGACATAACCGAACGGGTGCGGGCCGTTGTAGCAATTCATCCCGCCCCAGGTCGCTTCAAGGTAAACGCGCCGCGCGAACGTCCCGCACTCGATATAGATGGTCCTGCCGACGCGGCCGGGATGGCGGCGGGCCAGGCGCATGGCGGTTGAGGCCTCGCGCCACTCGGCTTGCGAGCACGGAGCGGGGCGCGACTGCAGCGCGTCGCACAACTGACTGAACGTCGGAGCTTGCTGGCGTTTCATCGGCGCCACCATCAAGCCGCAAGCCGGATTGCGCAGGAAGGCGCAACCGGGACACGCGCCAGAACGGGCACAAGGCAAGACGTGCGCAGGATCCGCGCCGGGATCTTGAAGGAAGGCGCAACCGGGACCGGGACCGCTTCCGGGATGATCTCCTCAACCGGTTCGGCGGGTTGCCAATCCCAGTTCGGAATTTCGATCCGGGCGGCGACGTCCCAATGGTGCCTAGTGCAGGCGCTGCGACCGTAGCCGCTTTGCGTGGTCCGCCGCTTGCCGAATTCGACCGCGCGGATTCGGGATTGAGGCTTGCTGCCCGGGACGTTCACGTCAGCCCGCTGAACGATATATTCGGAGCCGGGCGGGATAGTGATCCCGTCGCGCTGGGCCAGCCAGCGGGCATATTCGAGCGTGTGCCGTTCGTTCAGGTCATTGGCGGATACGCCGCCGGTGGAGCGGGTGACTTTCGAGCTGTGGCGGACCTTGTGTCGCTTGTCGCTGGCGTGCTTGATCCAGCGCTTTTCGGGCAACGGCCCTTCGATGGTCGGATGGTCGAAAAAGTCATAGAACTGCCAAGCCATGTTGAATTGCTCCTCTTTCAGTTGCGCACAATCGCGCGGGGTGAAGTCTCGAAACGGCGCCGCTAGGCGGCCAGTTCAACCGGCCGATAGGCCGTGCACCAATACGGCCCAACGATGTAGCCGCAATGGACGGCGCCGCCGTGCGGCTTGTCGCGATACATCTTGGCGACCCTGCCGCGGCCGATCTTGGCGCGCAGCTCTGCCACCGTGCTGGCACCCCAATGGTTGCCGTATTGGTCAACGTAGAGAGTCCAAATCCCTCGCATGTCCGAGTCCTTTTCGTTGCGCACAATCGCGCGTTGGTCCGCTTTGGCGTTCCGTGCTGCGCAGCGCCAGGCACTGCGCAGTGTCGCAACGTCAAGTCATGGGAAGGTGGGAAAGGTCGCGCAGTTGCGAGGCGGCGCATTCCGCCGCATCGCGGGTTTTGCAATCCGTGATCGCTTCCGCCTCGCCAGAATGGTGGCGGGCGTAAACCGTCCAGAATTCGGCTTCACTATCGGGCTTCCCGCCGATGGTGAACGTGTCGCCATTCTCTTCCGTCTCGGTGACGCACCCGCCGATTTCCAGGGATTTGAACTGCGACCAATCGGGCGCGATGTCGCCCGCGCAACAGTTGAAAAGAAACGAGTTCGGCCGCGCCAAATAGATACCATCGGCGCCGTGCCAACCCGTTTCTCCGCCGTCCCATTTCACCTGTACCGGTCCGTTGGGATTGTCGCGGACGTCAATGACGACTCCCAAATCGCGATCATCGGTGCCGTTCATGACGCGGGCACCTTTGCGCGGCAGATGAGGGTTATTCAGTTCCATCGGTGTTTCCCTAGGGAATGAGGAGAATGCTTGCGACGCTGATAACCACGCTAGCGTCGCGGACGAAGAATGAGAGGCGGACAAGCCGCAAAAGTGAAGCGGTACTCACAGGCAGGAATTCAGGTAAGCACGCTTCCCGTTGCGGACCGCGTCGCGGCGAGTCCGCTTGTCACAGGGCTTGCGGTCGGTTTCGTGGCGGCGATACTTCATGGCAGTTTTCCCTTTTCGAGTTGCGCACAATTGCGCGGTTGCCGGCGGTTGCCGATCATGCCCGGGACAAGCCCGGGCATGGGCTGCAATCGCTTAGGCGGCGAGCGGGGCGGCGCCCTTGAGCTCCGCCATCTTGGCGGCGAGGGTGAACAGGGCGCGGTTCAGTTTCACGTCTTGATCGATCCCGTTAACGGCGCGGGTGGTGACGCGGCGCCGCCGGCCATTGGCGTCGCGGCCGCGCGCCGTCAGCCCGCCACGAATGACGTTTTCCTGAACCACATTGAACGTGGTCCACAGATCGGCGGCGACGTCGTCGCGGCGACGCGGCTGCAGCAACTGCGCGGGCTGAATCGGCGTGCTGGTTTCGCCTTCCGCGTCACCGAACCGCAGAACGTGCGCGGCTTCCGCCAGCACCTGCTTTTCGTCGGTGTTGAGGGCCAGGCGCGCCCAGTCCTGCGGCGCCGCCAGCGCCTTCTGAGCCTCGCCCAGCACGCGATAGGTGCCTTCAATCACCTTGTGCGAAACATCCTGCGCGGAGCCGGTATGGCGGACCTTGACGGACTCGACCGTGCCGACCTGTGCCACAAGGCTATTGAGGCAACGGACACGGAAAAGGCCTGCGATCAAGTCATAGGCGGACGTTCCGTCGTTCGCATTCTTGAGGAGGATTTCGCAGACGGTATCACCGACGGTGTACGCCGTGGCGTTGTCGAGACGGCGGAGCCGGATCAGATGCTTTGTGAAATCGCGGCGATCATCGAGCCGGGCAACGCTCTGTTTCGCGCCGACGGGCTGGAAGCCCTCCGCCATCAGCGCGCGCAGCACGTCGAAAGTCGGGATAGGCTGGAAACGCTCCGAACGCGAATGGTGCGCGTCGACCGCGAAGACCGACGGCGCCAACTTGCGCAATTCGTTCTCGGTGAGCGCGCGGGCGGTACCATCGAAACGGGCGGTTGCGGTGTAGACAGTCATTTCAGTTACTTCCTTTTGAGTTGCGCACTATTGCGCGGGTCGGCGGTTTGCCGGTTATGCCGTGACGCGCACGGCATAGGCTGCAAATCGTCAGAGACAGCAAGCGAAGATGATGAACGTCCCGGCAACCGCCGCGATGCAAAACAGGGTGAAGTCTAGAAAATCTTCCATGGGCTTGGCCTTTTCAGTTGCGCACAGTTGCGCGGTGGAACGGGTTAGCGGTTGTCGATAACCCGGAATCGGTTTTCGTGGATGCAAAGCCTTCCGCCATCGGAAAACTTGACGATATGCCAACCCGGCATGAGCGGACCGCTTGCCGCAGTCCATTGCGCGATTGTCGCGCTCTCCGGAGCGACCGCGGGAAAGGCGCCGATTGCTGGCGTGCCATGCAATTCAATGCGCGTTCCGGTTTTCAATGTTTGCTTCGTTCGCATGTGCCTAGCTCCTAGCGGCGGTCGCGGCGCGCACGGCGCCGGATCGAAAGGCGCCGAGACTTGGCGGGCGCGTAAAGGAAGGGGGCAAGGGCGGCCCAGCAAGCGGTATAGATCGCTGCGAGCATGGCCAGAGTGAAAGCCGGGTTAGCGATGCAAAAGGAAATGAAGGGGATCATTTCGCCGGGCCTTTGAAGTTGCGCACAATCGCGCCGTGGTGATGCGCACATGCGCAGATATTCGCGCGGCCGTCAACTGGCAAAACGCAAAATTGCGAAAAAAGTTTGTGCTGGCCCGGGTCGGTATCGCAATATTGAGGCGTTAGCCGTCTAGGGCCGCATTGATCCGGCCCAGTAGCTCGGCGCGTTGGCGCCCAGTGTCCGGCCTTATCCCTGCAATGATCGCCCAGATTTGTCGGGCGATATCAGGACCGGCGCCGTTGGCGCGGTATTGTGCCAACGTGTTTTCCGCCACGTAGAGCAGCCGGGCAGCTGCGGCATTCGACAGCCCGGCGCCTTCCTGCCAGGTCCGGAATTCGGCCGCGCTGATTCTCAGTGACGTGTCAGCGGATGCAAATGCCCGGCTCGCTGGCTTGCGCTTGGCTGTTGCCTTACTCGCCTTTGTATCGATCATTGGACGCCTCAAGATTGAGTTATGCCGCAGTCATCTAGCCCGGCAAGTACCACGGAATTGAGAGGCATGGCGCACCGTCGGCGCCATCATCCACCGACAACCCGGGCAACAGCGATTTGACAGCCGACTCAATTTCCGATTCAGAGCAAGCACGGTGACGCATTGTCGCTGCAATCCAAAGCCCGCCAGGCCGCACCGCCTCGGCGGGTTTCGCATGTCAGGGGCGCGGCATGGGCGAGGTAGTCGAGCTACAGCCCGCCGCACCGCGCCGCGCCCGCCGACAACGGCGCCAACCTGCAGTCATCATCGTGTTGCCGGTCATCCGGGTTGAGCGCTGCATCAGCGCCGCCGACGCATGGGATGGACTGCCAAGCGACAGCGCGCCGCACGGTGCGGCATAGCCCGACGGATCGGCGCGCGCCCGCCACGTCAACAGGACACAACCACACAACCGAGCTAGTCGAGACTGGAGCGCGGGCGGTTGCCGCGCGCGGCGCGGCGCCAGCACATAGCCTGCAGGGGCTGACACTATTCGGCCAGGCTGAACGCCAGCCAATCCGACGCCAGCCCGCAACCGACGCGCCGGCATGCACCATGGCCGCTACCGGCTCGAGGCCAAGGGGGTATGGGGTCGGAAAGTCTAGGAACCGACGGGACCCCCTACCGCACGGGGTCTCATTCCCGCAATTTTTTTTGGCCAGCCAGAAAATTCGGCCGGAACGCCAAAACTGGCAAAGAAATTGGAGTTTCGGCATGGGCCGAGGGCGGCCGGCGTTCAAGCCGACAAAAACGCAGCGCACGAAGGTTGAGCAGTGGATCTCGTGCGGGATGTCCCAGGACGACTGCGCTCGAGCGCTCGGGATATCGACCCCGACGCTGGTGAAGTCGTTCCGGGAGGAGATCGCGACCGGTGTCGCCAAGAAGCGGGCCGAGGTCGTCGGTATGCTCTACACGCAGGCCAAGAAAGGCAACGCGACCTGCATCAAAAAGCTTGAGGAGATGACGCGCGTGGCCGCGGCCGCGCAGGCGATGTCCGATCTCGCGCGTGCCGGCAGCCAGGCGCCGGCGCCGCTGCAGCCGCCGAAGCCCGAGAAGGTTGGGAAAAAGGCCGAGCGCAAGGCGGCCGCTGAGCTCGTCGCGGCGTCAGGCGCCTTCCAGCCGCCGGAGCCGCCGAAGATTGGCCTGGTCGTCGACAACACTGCGGTCAACGAGTAATCGCCATGCCGCTCGGGCGGGGATCGTACCACGAGCGCCCGGGGACGCGCATCGTCACGATGGCGATCATGCGGCGCCTACCACATTGCCGTCTTGACCGGGCCGTCGGCATCGCCAGCAGGTGTGGCAAGCGGCGCGCCGAGCCCCTCGTAACTGGCCGGTACAAAGAGTTTCGCCGGCGGCACCGGTCGTCGCGATCGCAATGACGCCGGTCTGGTCCACCGCCTGTCCCGACTGGGAAAGGCGCGTCGTGGCGGGAGACACGCTCGTCCCCTTCGACCCGCTCTTCCCGAGCGAGGCGGATGCCGCGCTCGAGGTGTTCAAGTCGCTGCAGATCTACGACCTGCCGCGGCAACCAACGTTCGGCGAGGTCTGCGAGCCCTGGGTCTTTGACTTCGTCCGGACGATCTTTGGCGCCTACGACCACGAGCAGGCCAAACGGCTCATCCGTGAGTTCTTCCTGCTGATCAGCAAGAAGAACACCAAGTCGACGATCGCCGCCGGCATCATGGTCACGGCCTTGGTCAGGAACTGGCGTCACGGCGCGGAACTGCTGATCCTGGCGCCGACGATCGAGATCGCCAACAACTCGTTCACGCCGGCGGCAGCCATGGTCAGGCTGCATCCGAAACTGCGGGATCTGCTGCACGTCCAGGACAACTACCGTCAGATCACACACCTGACGACGGACGCGGTCCTGAAGGTTGTCGCCGCCGATACCGACGTCGTCGGCGGCAAGAAGGCCGCCTTCGTCCTCGTCGACGAGCTCTGGATCTTCGGCAAGCGCGCCAACGCCGCGGCGATGTTCCAGGAGGCGACCGGTGGTCTGGTCTCGAGGAAAGAAGGCTTCGTCGTTTATCTCTCGACGCAGTCTGACGCGCCGCCGGCCGGCGTGTTCAAGGAGAAGCTCGACTACTTCCGCGACGTGCGCGACGGCAAAATCGTGGATCCGACCAGCTTCGGGATGCTCTACGAATTCCCGGAGTTCATGATCAAGGCCAAGTCCTACCTCGATCCAGCGAACTGGCGGATCACAAACCCGAACCTCGAACTGTCCGTCAGCACCGAATGGCTGCTGAGCGAACTGACCAAAGCCCAGCGCGGCAACGAGGACGCGCTTCGAACCTTCCTCGCCAAGCATCTCAACATCGAGATCGGAATGAACCTCCGGGCCAATCGCTGGCCGGGGGCGGAATATTGGACCCGCCGATCTGACAAAGCGATCACGTTCCGCTCGCTGTTTCGCGTCTGTGACGTGATCGTGCCAGGCGTGGACGGCGGCGGTCTCGACGACCTCTTCGGCCTGAGTTTGCTGGGCAGGCACGCGGTTACGCGACATTGGCTGCTTTGGTCTCACGCTTGGTGCCACCGAGGTGTCCTCGATCGCAGGCCGGCAATCGCTCCGCGGCTCACTGACTTCGAGAATGCCGGAGATCTGACGATCGTCGACGACGAGCTCGACGACGTGTCGAGGATTGTCCGCATCATCAAGCTGGTGAAGGATCGCGGACTGCTCGGCGGCGTTGCCGTCGACCCCGCGGGGCTCGGCGAGTTCACCGACGCCCTCGACGAGATCGGCGTCACGGTCGACGCCAAGCTTCTCTTCGGAGCGCCGCAGGGCTTCGGCATGATGAATGCCATCAAAACCTGCGAGCGGAAGCTGGCGAGCGGAACGCTCCGCCACGCGCCGAGCGCAATGATGGACTGGTGCGTCGCCAATCTGAAGATTGAGCCGACCGCGACCGCGATCCGCGCCACGAAGCAGACCGCCGGCGACGCCAAGATCGATCCGGTCATGGCGATGTTCGATTCTGCTTGGTTCATGGCAACCAACCCTGAAGCAACAGGCGCATCGGTGCTCAAGCGCCGCGGTCTCCTGGTGCTCTAAGCATACAGGCAGGGCCGAATGTCACGCTGGCAGCGAATAGTTACGGCGCCGGCGAGGGCCGCTCGAGCCGTTGGACGCGGTCTGCTCGCTGCAGGCGCCGCGATCGTCGCGCCGTTCGATCTGCGCGACGCCATGTTGTTCGGCGGAACCGCGTTGCTCGGATACGGCCTGTATCAGGTCTACCCGCCGCTCGCCTATACCGTACCTGGCGCGATCTTCGTTGCGGTCGCAACGTTTGGTGCTCGCTAATGGGGCTGCTTAAGTCGCTTTCACCTCGCGGTGTCGCGCCGGCGGCGCCTCGAGCGGCCGGAGACGTTGGCGAGTCGATCGATCTCACCGATCCGCGCCTGGTCGAATTCCTTCGCGGCGGGTTGACGAGCGAGTCCGGCGCGATGTTCACGCCGGAAGGCGCGATGCGCGTCACGACGGCGTATCGCTGCGCCAACATTCTCGCGAGCGCCGTCAAATCGATGCCGCTCGATTTCAAGCGCCGGGTCGACCCCAAAAAGCGGATCGATGCCGACGATCATCCGCTCTGGAACGTGTTGCAGGTCAAGCCGAACTCGTGGCAGACCCCCAGCGAGTTCAAGAGCATGATGCAGCTCAGCGTCCTGCTCCGCGGCAACGGCTACGCGCTGAAGGTTCGGTCCCTCGGCAAGATCAAGTCGCTGATTCCGCTGATGCCGGGCAGCGTTCAGGTCTCGCAGAATGCCGATCTGTCGCTGAAGTACGTCTACACGTCAAAGGCGGGCGGCACAGTCGATCTGACGCAGGACGACATCTTCCACCTGCGCGGCATGTCGATCGACGGTGTCCGGGGCCTCTCCGTCATTGGCTACGCCGCGGAGGAGATCGGTCTTTCGATCCAGGCGCAGAAGTATGCGGCGAAGATATTTAAGAACGGAGCTGTCCCCGGCGGCGTTCTGAAGCATCCGAAGTCGCTGACGGACCCCGAAGTTGCTCGATTGAAGGCGAGCCTCGAGGAATTCCGCGGCGCCGACAACGCGCAAAAGCTGCTGCTGCTCGAGGACGGCCTCGAATACGCGCGCATCGCCATGACGTCGGTCGACGCGCAACTGCTCCAGATCATGGAGTTGACGCAGTACGACATCGCGATGCGGTTCGGCGTCCCGCCGCACCTGATCGGTCTGACGTCGAAGACGACATCCTGGGGCAGCGGCATCGAGCAGATCGGCTCCGCGTTCGTCGCCTACACGCTGCAGGACTACCTAACGATGTGGGCGGAATCGATCCGTCGCGATCTGCTCGGTGACGCCGATCCGACGGTCTACGTCCGGTTCAATCCGGCCGGCCTGATCCGGGGCGACATCAAGACCCGCTACGCGGCCTATGCCGTCGGACGCCAGTGGGGATGGCTGTCGGTCAACGATATCCGCGAAAAGGAAGACATGGACCCGGTCGAAGGCGGAGACATCTATCTCCAGCCAACGAACATGGTGCCCGCCGGCTCAGACGCCGCAGCGGCGATGGCCGCGATGCTGGGACACAACGGCGGCCCGCCGCTGGATGACCCGTCCGAAGACCCCACCAAACCGTAACGAACTGGATCCCCCATGGCTGACAAGAACCAACGGGCGCATGCGCGCGCGGTACTCGATGCTGCCGCGATTCTGGCGACAGACGATGGTGCGGCCGGCGCCGAGGGCGGAGCTGACGTGATCACCATCAACGCGCGGCCCCCGCGGATCGACATCAAGCCGCGCACCGATATCGCGTCGGCTCCGCCCAGTGAGGACATTCTCACGAAGTGGAAGGCCGGAATCCGCCCGGTCAACCAGGACACCAAGAACATCATCAAGATCGATGACGTCATTGGCTACGACTGGTGGACGGGTGGCGGCATCACCGAGAAGTCCGTGTCCACCGAGCTCGCGAAGTTCAACGACGAGCCCTGCGAAGTCCAGATCAACAGCCCTGGCGGCGATATGTTCGAGGGCATCGCGATCTACAACACGCTCCGGCAATACAAGGGCAAGATCACGGTGAAGGTGCTCGCCCTGGCCGCATCGGCCGCGAGCATCATCGCGATGGCCGGTGACGAGCGTCTGATGGGCGAGGGCGCCTTCATCATGATCCACAACGCATGGGTCATCGCGATCGGCAATCGCCACGACATGCAGGAGTGCGCCGACTACCTCGAGCCGTTCGATTACGCGCTGCGCGACATCTACGCGCGCCGCACCGGAGAGAAGGCGTCGAAGATCGAAAATTGGATGGACGAGGAGACCTTCTTCTCGGCGGAGCAGGCGATCAAGCTCGGATTTGCCACTGCGTTGATGTCGAAGGACTCCCTCACCGAGGATCCGGCGGCCACGAAAGCGGCCGCGCAGTTCAATTCGGTCCGCAAAGTCGAGTCCTTGCTGACCAAGGAAGGCGGCATGTCGCGCAGCCAGGCGCGCGCCCTTCTGCAGGAGATCAAAGGCGGCAAGCCAGACGCTGCTGCCCGAGAGAATAGCGGTACGCAAGACGCTGCCGCTGCTGCCACGCATGACGCTGGCAACAACGATTGGATCAAGGGCGCGCTCGCGCTCAGCCAGTCGCTGAAGGCTTAACGACACCCATCACCACCACATCACAGATCAGGAGAACGTCATGACCAAGAGCGTCATGCTGAGCGGCACCGCTATGCCGCGAGCGATCCTCGCCGGCCGCGTGCGCGCTGATGCGAGTCCGGCGGAGGTGCTGCAGCAGCTCACCACCGACCTCGGCAACTTCAAGACCGACCAGGCCAAGGCATTCGCGGGGCTCGAGAAGATCTTCGCCGACTTCAAGGCCTCGAACGATGAGGCCCTGAAGGGTAAGGCGGACGCCGTCACCGCCGAGAAGGTCGACAAGGTCAACGCTGCTGTCGACGAAGCGGTCAAGACCCAGAAGGAGATCGGCGCCAAGGTCGACAAGATCGCCGCCGAGATCGACAAGCTGAACGAGAAGCAGGCCGCGCTCACGGTCAGCGGCGGCCAGGGCGGCGCCAAGGTCGACCCGCGGACTCAGAACGAGGGCTACGCGGCGTATGCCAAGGCGTTCAACACCTACTTCCGCCGCGGTGAGGGTGCCGTCGGCGGCGAGCATGCCTTCCGCCAGTTGGAGGTCAAGGCGGCGATGACCGTCGGCTCCGATCCCGACGGCGGCTACACCGTCCTGCCGGAGATCGAGCAGACGATCAACGAGGTCGTGAAGGAGATCTCGCCGATGCGCGACCTGGCGACGGTCCGCCAGATCGGCACCGCCGAGTACAAGAAGCTGGTCAACCAGCACGGCACCGCGTCGGGCTGGGTCGGCGAGACGGATTCCCGCTCGCAGACCGCGGGCGCGAATCTCGCCGAGCTGAAGTTCCCGATCATGGAAATGTACGCCATGCCGGCGGCTTCGCAGAGCCTGCTCGACGACTCCTTCATGGACATCGCCACCTGGCTTGCCGGCGAAGTCCAGTTGGAGTTCGCCCAGAAGGAGGGTGTTGCCTTCATCTCAGGTGACGGCGTCCTCAAGCCGGCCGGCTTCATCGGCGGCTACCCGATCGTCGCCGACACCGCGTACGCATGGGGCAAGATCGGGTACGTCCCGACCGGTGCCGCGGGCGCGTTCAAGACCGACGACACCCCGCCGAAGGGCGCGGACTGCTTGATCGACCTCTATCACTCGCTCAAGACGCTCTACCGCAACAACTCGACCTGGGTTGCGAACCGCAAGACGCTCGGCGCCGTCCGGAAGCTGAAGGACGGCCAGGGCAACTATCTGCTCAACATGGTTCTCCGTCCGGAGGGCTTCGTCGAGGAGATCATCGGCCGCATGGCGGTCGAGATGCCGGACATGCCGGACATCGGCGCGAACAGCACGTCGATCGCGATCGGTGACTTCAAGCGCGGTTACCTGATCATCGACCGCGTCGGCATCCGCGTTCTGCGCGACCCGTTCACCGCCAAGCCGTACATCCTCTTCTACACGACCAAGCGCGTCGGCGGCGGCGTCCAGAACTTCGAGGCCATCAAGGTTCTGAAGTTCTCGGCCTCGTAACCGAGACCGACGGTCCGCCAAGGGCCAGGCGGTCCGCGCTTCGGTGCGGGCCGCGAGAGTCTTCCCCCGCATTTTCACCCATATTCCGAAAGGAAACGCACATGCGCCGCGATAGCGCCAATGGAATGCAGTTGAAGGCGGTCCTCGCGGCCGTCTCGGTTGCCGACAACACCGCCCAGGTCGGTTCGATCATCGACATCCAGGGCTTCACCCGGCTGACGTACGCCATCCAGATCGGCGCGGTCGCCGACGCCGACGCGACGTTCGCCGTTCTGCTCGAGGAGAGCAACAATGCCGATATGTCGGGCGCGAACACCGTCGCCGATGGCGACATGATCAGCGAGACTGTCGGCGTCGCTCCGCTGACGGCCGCCGGTTTCAAGTTCGATAGCGACGGACAGGTCCGCAAGCTCGGCTATCGGGGCAGCAAGCGCTACACGCGCTTGACTGTCACGCCGGCGAACAACGCTGGCGCCGCGGCTTTTGCCGCTATGGCCATCCTGGATGGCGCCAACAACGCGCCGGTCGTTCAGGCGGTGTCGTAATTCAGCGCTCAACTCGGCCGGCTTTCGTTCGCGGGAGCCGGCCGAGAACGCCCGAAAACAAGCCAAAAACAGCGACTTTTGACCCAAAAACAGCCAAAATCGCGAAAAATCGCTCATTTTGAGCCATTTTTCGCGATTTTTCGCCCAGAAATGAGAGATCAGCATGAGCCTCATCCGCGCAAAGGTCACAAAGGAATTCTCCGGCGTCGAAGATGGCAGCGTCTATCCGCGTCAGATTTTGGTCGGTGAGGAGGTCTCCGGTGCGCTTGCCGAGGCTGCGATCGCCGAAAAATGGGCCAAAGAGACCCGCGAATCCAAGATGGACCGCGGTGTCGAGGACGATGAGGCCGCAAGATTGCTCGAGGAAGAGCAGGCGCGCGTTCAAGCCGCTGCCGAACTGCAGGCCAAGCGTGACGAGGCGACTGCAAAGCTCGCTCTTCTGACGCATGCGCAACTCGAAGCCATCGCCGCCGAGCACAAGATCGACATCGCGGCGGCGACGTCGGAAGCCGAGGTGATCTCGGCCATTCAGCGCGCGCTCGAGGCGCTCGGTCTCGATGTTCCGTCCCCGCAGAGCGAAGTCAAAAGCCCCGACGGCCAGATCGCCGGCGACGGCGCGACTCCGATTGCTTAGGATCTGGTAGCGCGAGGCGCCGATGTTCACCGTCGCGACACCGGCCGCCACGAAAGCGCTCACCACGCTTGAGGCCGTGAAGGCTGACCTCGGAATTTCCGGATCTGCCGAGGACGCGTACCTGACGGAGAAGATAAATCAGGCCTCGGCCGCGGTTTGCGCCTATCTCCGGGTGCCGCAGGCGTCCGATGGCTCGATGACGCTGGCTTCGGAGGAGTTGGTCCAGACGTTTCGCTTCGAGGATCACGGGATTCGGAGGTTTAGCGGCGTCGGTGCGGCGAACCCGCGCCGGCATTTGATCTTGGCCAGGCGCCCCGTGACCGCGGTGGCCTCGGTTGTTGTCGGCGACACTGCGCTCCAAGAGGCCGATTTCGAAATCGACGGTGCGGCCGGCCTGCTATCGCGGCTTCGAAACGACAGGGTCTCCTCCTGGCATGGTTGCCACAAGGTGGTGGTCTCGTTCACCGCAGGCTACCGACTGCAGGACGCAGGTAACGATCGCACGTTGCCCTACGATATCGAGAAGGCGGTCATTGATCTCGTCAAGGGAGCCCGCTCCGCGCGGAAGCGCGATCCTCTCCTCAAGGAGATCGAGGTGGTCGACGTGGACCGGAAGGTATTCTGGGTCGGAGGAACGCCAGGCAGTTCTACGCTCCCGCCGGAAATCGCCGCCACTCTCGACCAGTGGCGCTACGTTGCGCTTGCGGCATAGCCATGTCGGATCACATCGACGATCTGGACGCATCGCTGGCGGACGAGGGTGAAGATGTCGTTCTTCGCCGCGTCATCGGCGCTCACAAGGACGAGGTCAACGTACGGGCGCATGTCCGCAGCTATCGCCTGAACGCCGAGGCCATTGCAGCCGGAATCTACAAGCAGCCGTTCGTCGTGATCATCTCCATGACGCAGATCCGGGCAGATGGTTGGCCGCAACACGCTCCAGCTCCGGCCGCGCCCCCCTTTAACGTTGATCCCGCTATCCCGGTCATTGGCGATGTCGCCATAGTCAAAGGGGGCGCCAAGACGGTGAAATCGGTCGATCCGATAGCGGTCGATAGCGAGATCGTTCGCGTCAAGATGATCGTGGACGGCTAGAAATGCCCCGCATCTCGACGTTTGAGCGGGATCTCAAGTTCGCAACTGCGGGGATCGCACCGGAGAACATCGCCAAGGAAATGGCCGCCTTCGCGCGCTCCGAATTGTCGAAGGCGATCCAGGAAGGCATCGGCTCGGAGCGGTACGACAAATACGTCAACGGTCGGCTCGACGCCGAAGAAGAGACCGTCACGCCGCCGGGCCCGATCCTGTATGTCTTCCGTTGGTGGCGCGAAATCGTCGAGTACGCGCTTCAGACTGCGGTGGAGCGCTCACCGGAAGACTCGGGCGACTACAAACGATCTTGGTTCATCATGACGCCCGGCGGCATCGTGAAGAGCTTCGACGAAATTCCGCTCAATGCGACCGTGATCCTGACCAACAACCGGCCGTACAGCCGCAAGATCGATGTCGGTCACATGCGGATGTCGGTGCCGCCGGGCATCATCGAAGACGTCAAGAAGGCCCTTATGGCGCGGTTCGGCAACTTCGTTACGGCGAAGCGCACGCTGATCCCGCTGCCGGGTGGCTACATCCTGAAGGGCCAATTCCGGCGGGGCTATCGGCCATATGCGCGCCGAAAGCTGCGGCCCGACACCATGGCCGGCGCGCAGATGACCTATCCGGCGCTGGTGCTGTCGATGAAGGTGTCCTGATGGATCTGCCCAACGATGAGGTGTTCGACGCGCTCCGCGCGCTCCTCGGCTATGTCGATCTCGAGACCAACAGCCTGGTCCCAGGGCAATGGGATTTCAGCGTCGCGCCGCTGGTCTACGAAAACGAGGGCGACAGCGCGCCGAGCGGCGAGATATCGGCGTGGGTGCTCGTCATGCTGGTTTCGTCCTTCTACGGCCAGGAAACCATCGGCGGCGGCGAGGGCGCCGGCGACAATCGCTGGGACGAGGAAGGCACGCTCTGGTTTCACGTCTTCACGCCTCGCAAAACCGGTGCCGTCGCGGCGCGGCGCATCGCGAAGGGGCTCGTCCGGATGTTCCGCGGGCTGACGCTGCTGGAAGACCGACTGGAGTTCTTGGCCGCTGACCTGGCCGCGGGTGATCCCGGCGCTGAGAACGGGAACTATTACCTGCTGTCCGCCAGCATCGAATGGGGCTTGCGAGAAGCCCAATAGGAGACATGAGCCCATGACCGAGTACTCCGTCCTGAAGGCATTCAACACAGTGAACCGCCGCTTCAAGCCCGATGATGAGCGCAGCAACGTCGTCAAGACCGACGACAACCTCGAGCCGCACAGCATCGAGACGCTGGAGTCGCGCGGCTTCATCAAGGAGAAGGACGAGAAGTCGGTGCCGATGCCGGCTCCGGTGATCGTGCCGCCGAACAAACTCGAGACGAGCCCGCCAGCGGCCCCGGCGACCTCCGAGAAGTAACCCCACCAACCATCGCTGACCTCACGCAAGGCGCCCCATCGGGCGCCTTTTTCATTGGGAGAACGCCGTGACCTCATCCAACCGTACGCAACTCGCTCTCGTTCGGGAGACCACGCCCGGCGTCACCCCGACGACGCCGCGCATGCGCAAGGTCAGGATGACCGGCGAGTCGCTTTCCCTGGCGCCGACGTATGTGGACTCGGAAGAGATCCGCGATGACCGCATGCTCGGCGATCCGATCAAGACGAACGAGACGACCAACGGCGGCATCAACGGCGAGATCTCCTTCCCCGACGATGGCTCGCCGCTGTCCGAACTCCTCATGTCGGCGTTCGAGAATACGTGGGTGAATGCCCCGGTGTTCTTCAACGATGGCACCGCGGACAGCGTCGTCACCGATGCCGGCACCACGGCGAGCACCTATGCCGTGGTGTCGGGCGGTGCCGCGGTGAAGATCGGCATGCTGGTGCGCGCGACCGGCTTCGGCCAGGCGGCGAACAACCAGATCTTCCGCGCCTCGGCGTCCACGGGCACCACCGTTGTCGGCGGCGCCGGCATGGTCGCGGAGGCGGCGCCTCCAGGTACCGCACGGCTCAAGGTGGTCGGTTTCGCCGGTGTCGCCAGCGACGTCACGGCGCTGGTCGACGGGCTGGGGTCCACGACCCTCGATTTCACCACGCTCGGTCTCGCTGTCGGACAGTGGATCAAGGTTGGCGGCACCGCCGACGCTTCGACGTTCGCCTTCCTGGTCACCGCCGGCGCCAAGGCTCGGAATGCGGCTTACGCGCGCATCGCTGCGATCGCCGCCAACAAACTGACACTGGACAATCTGCCGTCGGGCTGGGCAGCCGATCCCGGCACCGGCAAGACGATCTCGGTTTTCGTCAGCGACCAGATCAAGAACGGCGTCACGCCCAACACGATGACTATCGAGAAGGGCTTTCTCGGCATGCAGACGCCGGCGTTCATCAAGTATCTCGGCATGCGGGTGAACACCTTCAACGTCGACATGCAGAGCGGCGACAAGCTGAAGTGGTCCGCGGATTTCTTGGGCCTCGGCGGTGACGAGACGACTGTGACGCTCGACGCGACCCCGGATCCGGTGACGACGGGTGTCGTCATGGCGGCCAATGCGAACGTCGGCCGTCTCGGTGTCAACCAGGCGCAACTCGGCTCGCCGAACTGGGCCAAGGGCTTCTCGGTCCAGATCAACAACAATCTGCAGGCGCTGGACGCGGTCGACTCCGACGCGCCGGTTGGGCTGGATGACGGCGAATGCACCGTCACCGGCAAGCTGACGACCTATTTCGGCAGCCTGACCGAGGTGTTGGCGTTCCGGAACGGTACCCCCCGCAATATCAACTCGCGGGTTCAGAAGAACGGCCAGGCGCTGATCTGGCAGGTGCCGCGAGCGGTTTATCGCGGTGGCGGCAACCCGCAGGCCACGGCCAAGAACACGCAGGTCATGGCCGACTTCGATTACCAGGCCGCGCAGGACGTCGCGACCAACGCGCACATCCTGCTCGATCGCTTCGAGTACGTCGAATAGCCGGCGGCGACTGCGCCGAACGAATTCGCCAACAGCATCGCGCGCGTTGCGCGGTGCCCCGAAATCCCAGCGATCCGGACCGGTCGGTGCCGGTAGAGGATTGGTGTCCTCAGGATCGCTGGTCACCCCCTGGCGCCCGCCAGGCTTCCCTTGCTCACCAAGGTGACACCAAGCCATGACTGAAACCCCCGAAAAGACAGTGCGTAAGTTGAAGTTGTCCTCAATGAGGGCCGACAGCCAGAAGGAGCGAGAGGGCGACTGGATACCGGCGATCGATATCGACCCCTCCGGTGCCATCCGTTGGTTCGTTCGATCGACGAATTACGCTCCCTTCAAGATCGCAAGGGACGCCATCGGCGCCAAGCTTGCCCGAAAGTACGGCGATAACGTCCCCGACGACGTTCTCGCCGAGGCCCACGGCAATCTAGCTGTCGAGCACCTCTTGCTCGGCTGGGAGGGCCTGGTCGACGACGATGAGCAGGACATTCCGTTCTCGCCGGAGAAGGCGATCGAGATCCTGACTGATCCCGAGTACCGGTATATCCGCGGCTCGATCTACGGCGCGGCGACGCGAGTCGGCCGTGAAGAGGCCGAGTTCGTCGCGGCCAAAATAAAAAACTGAGGGCGGCCCTTCGCTATGAGTTCGAGCAGAAGGGCATTGACGACTGGCTTCTCGAACTAGCCGAAGAAGATCCTGACGCCGTAGAGTTCGCGGCAGAGGCAGAGCGGCCCGACGATACCGTATTGCCATTCTGGGCCGGAACTTATTGGCGTGCATGGCATGCCCTTCGGTTCGATCGGCAATACGGCGCCATGGGCGGCCAGTCACCCATCACCTTCCTTTCCATCGATACCTACGCGCGACGCTATGACATTCGTGGCGTCGAGTTCGAGACGTTCTTGGCGTTTGTCAGCGCCATGGACGAGGAATTTCTCGAGCACGTTCAGCGCGAGGCCGATCGGGAGAAGGAAGCCGAAGAAAGCCGCAAGGCATTGAGAGAGGGAGGGCACGTAAATGGCGGGAGTGGCGCTGTCGTCCCTGCGGGTCACCTCTGACTTCGATGCCTCGGGCTATGTCCGGGGCGCGCAGCAGAAGGTCGACGCCGACAACAAGATGATTGCGAGCGACAAGGCTCGCAATGCGGCGCTGGCGCAGTCGGATGCCGCGCTGGCGAAGATCCCGGGCGGCATGGCCTCGGTCAGCAAATCGCTGCTCGACGGCTACGGCGCCGGCGCGCAGTTCGAGGCCATCATTCGCCGCATCGGCAACGCCGCCGACCGTGGCATGGGCCTTGACCGCGTCAACCTGCTCCTCGACGCCGCCTATCAGAAGTTCGGCCTGACCGCCGACGCCGCGTCGCTGGCCGAGAAGGGGTTCGTCTCGATCGCCGGCGCCGTCACGCGTCTGAACGAGGAATACTCGGTCCATGCCGAGGTGGCGACGCGCGCCGCGGCCGCGATCGAGCAGTTGACCGTGGCGCAGCGGTCCCAGGCCGCGATCAACGCGCAGTTCAACATCGGCGGCGACACCAAATCGGCGCAAGAGAGCGCTGACGCCTTCATGGCTCAGTTCGGCGGCCTCGAGGGGATTGCGCGGGCCAGGGCGGCAGAGGCAGGTGCGGCATTCGGTCAGGATCTCGACCGCCTGATGATTGCCGGCGCGGCGAAATCGGCGAAGGACTCCGGGAGCGTCTTCGACGCCAATCTGCGGCAACTGGACGATATCGCCAGGATGCGTGCGGAGCAGGCCGGCGCCAATTTCCAGCGCAGCCTGACCGAAGCGCTGGGCGGCGGCGGCGCCTCGGCGACGTCGCAGGGTGCCACCTATGAAGCGCTTGCCGCGCAGGTGGCGCGGCTGGACCAGATTGAGCAGGCGCGGGCCGCGCACATCGCTGCGAGCACGCAGCAGGCGGTCGCGCAGGCCTACGGCTACGACCAGGTCACGAAATCGGCGAGGGCCTCCGCCGCTGCGTTCATGGATATCGACGCCGCCGGCGCAGCGATGGCGGCCGAATTCGATGAAGCGATCGCCGCCGAGCAGAAGATGACCGCCGCGGCCGAGCAGCTGCGCGCCAAGATCGCGCCGCTGGAGACGGAATTCACGCGGCTGGGCGCCGAAATGGCGTCCTACAAGAAGCTGCTGAACGACGGCTACATCTCGACCGGCGAGTACGAGCAGGCGCAGGTGATGCTGGCGAAGCGACTAACCGACGTCCAGCAGCAGCTGAAGAATGCCAGCACCGTGGGGCGCGTCGCATCTGGCGAACTGACGAACCTCGGTTACCAGCTTAACGACGTTCTGACCGGCATTGCTCTCGGCCAATCGCCATTCATGATCTTGGCGCAGCAGGGCGGCCAGGTCTTCCAGATCTTCCAATCGTCGAAGGCGAGCATCACCGACTTCGCTAGCACGATCGGGTCGAAGTTCCTCGGCCTGCTCAGCGTCGGCCGCGTTGTTTGGGGCGGCATCGCCGGCGCGATCGGGCTCGGCGTCGCGGCGCTGATCTCGTTCCAGGACAAGCAGCAGGAGGTGAACCGGTCCCTGCTTGGATCCGGCCGCGCGAGCGGCGCGACGCCGGGCAGCATCAACTCGCTCGCCGACGCCGGCGCTTCCCGGTCCGGGTTTTCCGTGGCGGAAGCGCGCTCATTTGCGGCAACGCTGGCGGAGACCGGCAAGATCGCGAACGACAACATCCTGCCGATCGTCCAGATGGGCAAGGATATCGCGACCATCTACGGCACCGATGCATCGGAAGCGGCGAAGACGCTCGCTCAGGCCTTCGCCGATCCGGTGAAGGGCGCCGAGGATCTCAATCAGCGGCTCGGCTTCCTGGATGCCGCGACGAAGCAAAACATCGCGGACCTCGTCGCTCAGAACAAGGTCTATGCCGCCCAGGTGGTGCTCGCCACCGCCGTGAAATCGGGCTTGGTAGACGTCGCGAACACGGTGTCGACGACGCGGACGGCGTGGACGGCGCTCGGCAACGCCGTTTCCAATGCCTGGGATTCCATCGGCAAGAGCATCTACAATGTTCTCAACCCGGTGCAGACGCTCGATGCACAGTTGGAGGCGGCGAGGCGGAAACTTGACCTTCTGCAGAAGACCGGGGGACGAACTGTCGACCCGAATACCGGTTTTCTGGCGGGGGCCATCGCGGACCCCGCTGCAATCGCTGCCGCCCAGGCGCAAGTCGACAAGCTCACCGCGGCGCTTCAGCGACAGAAGACTGCCGCGGAGGATGCCCGCAATGCGCAGCAATCGCTGGCGCAGCAGCAGGCCATCCGGGCCGCACTGCCGATTATCGGGCAGACGCAGGATCTCCAGAACCAACTGAAGCTGCTCCAAGACCTCGCAGCGGCCCCGGACGTCGACCAGAAGCTGGCCAAGGTCGGTCAGACCATGGACCAGTTGCAGCGGTCGATTGCGGCGACCAGCGCAGCGCTGGCGGCCCTGCCGAAGAACGCGCTCGTCGAATTCCTCGGCGCTGCGGCCAGCCCCGCGGAGCGTCTCGCCGCCGGGCTCGAGCAGATCCGCGCCAAGGCGGCCCAGATCAACGCCTCGCCGGCCGACACAAGCCGCGCGACGTCGGCCCTGCAACTCGACATCGCTTCCAGCGTCCAGTCGGCGCGGATGTCGGCGCTCGGCCAGTCGGCCGGCGTCCTGGACAGCGTCCGGCAGAAGACGCTCGAGCTCCAGCGGGCGCAGGAAGCCGGTGCCGGCCTGACGGCAAAGCAGATCAAGGATCAACTGGATCTCGCCCGCGCGCAGGCCGACGGCTCGCTGCAGATCAAGGCGCAGGCCGACGCGACCGCGATTCAGACTGCGACCATCGGGATGTCCGCCGGCGCCGCGGCCGAATACGTGGCCCGGATGACGGCGCTGACCGATGCGGTCCGCAACCACAAGCAAATGACCGACCAGGACAAGGCCGCGATCGATGCGCAGGCCAAGGCCTTGGGCGCCGCGGCTCAGGCAAACGCCATCAGGCAGGTCCAGAACGATATCCGGTTCGGCTCCCAGACTTCGCTGCTGTCGCCCGATGACGTCCAGATCGCGCAGCAGCTCAAGACCATCTATCCGGACGTCGCGACGGCGCTGAGCTCGGTCGAGGCCGCAGCCCTCCGCACCAATGCGGCGTTTGCCTCCGTCTCGTCGACCGTTTCCAGCGATCTGGTGACCGGCATCACCGACGCGCTCGACAGCACCAAGAGCTTCGGCCAGGCGTTCTCGGACACCTCGAAGCTGGTGATCCGCGCAATCGAGGAGATGATCGTCAAGCTGCTGGTGGTTGGCCCGCTGATGCGCAGCCTCCAGAGCTCGTTCGGCGGCCTGACCGGTGGAGGCCTCGATTTTGGGTCGCTCCTCGGCTCGAGCGGCGTCACCTATGGCGCGCCAGGTACCGCCGGCAGCAACCTGTTCGGCCCGGTGGCGCCGAGCGCGCTGGGCAACATCTTCTCCCGCGGCAACATCGTGCCGTTCGCGCGCGGTGGCGTCGTAACCCGGCCGACGCTCTTCCCGATGGCCAATGGCGGCACCGGCCTCATGGGTGAGGCTGGCGAGGAGGCCGTGATGCCGCTGCGGCGCGGTCCCGACGGTCGCCTGGGCGTCTCCGCCGGCGGGATCGGCGCCGCAAACGACAACGGCGGCGCCTCGGGCAACGTGGTCGTGAATATCTACAACGCGCCGTCGGGCTCCGATCCGCAGACCAGCGTCAGCCGGTCCAACAACGGCACGCAGGTCGACATCGTGTTCAAGAACGCCGTCACCGGCCTCATGGTCGACGACGCGGCGCGGAACGGCCCGATCTCGCAGGCCATTTCGTCGCGCCAAAAGGGTTTCGGGAGCTAAGCGATGGCCCTTCCGTCCTGGCCCGCGGTCAACAGCCGACCGCAGAAGAGTGGATTCCAGATCCAGAAGCGGTTCCTCGAACCGATCGCGACGGACATGGAAGGCGGCAATACCCGCGAGCGGCCGCGGCCCGGCGACAACGTAGGCACGATCGTCCAGACGATCAGTTTCACGAATGCCGAGCACGACGTCTTTGTGGCGTGGGTGCGAGACACGCTCAACAACGGCAGCGGTCGATTCACGGCGCCGGTCTGGCTCGGCTCCGCCTACGCCACGAAGACCTGCAAGTTCGCAAAGGGTGGCAAGCCCAGCTATGTGCCGACATCGGCAAGCCGCATCGCTGCCACCATGACGCTCATGGTGTTTAATCTCTGATGGCGACCCATAACGAAGCGCTCCTCGAGGCCTATGCGTCGTGCCCGCCCAGCGCGCGGGTCTACCACACGCTCGAGATCTGGCAGTCTTCCTTTGATGTCGCGGCGCGGGTTGTCGCGAACGTCGGCGATGACATGACATTCGGCATTGAGTTGGCGGCGCCGCGCAATCCTGGCGAGAACGTGACGTTCATCGCATGCCCGTTCGAGTCGACATATCCGGAACAGCGGCAGGGGCAGCCGCCGCAGACCAACATCAAGATCGACAACGTCAATCGCGAGTTGCTGCCGAAGATTCGAGCGGCGCTCGGCTACCGCGAATACATCTCGGTCCTGTACCGGGAATACCTCGCGACCGATCTGACGCAACCGTCATACGGCGCGGTCGAGTTCGAGCTCCGCAACGTCAAGGTTGTCGGCGCCTCGATCAGCGGCACCGTGATGGTGAGGAATCTGCAGAACAAGCGGTTTCCGAAGCTCACGAAAAACTACGACTATGTGCAGTTTCCGAGCCTGACATGACGCGTTCCGAATTTCTTGCGCCGCTGATCGGTGAACCGTGGGCCTGGCAGACCCGCAACTGCTGGGATTTCGTCTGCCATGTCGAGAAGGAATTGTTCGGGCGAGGCCTCCCGCGCATCCCGGTCCCGAATGATTTCTCAAAGCGGTGGGTGCTGGAGTCCTTCGACGGGCATCCGGAGCGGGATCTCTGGCGCGAAGTGCCGGAAGGGCCGGGCGGGTTGGTCAGTGCCGCAGACGGTGCGCTCGTTCTGATGGCCCACCTGCAGATGCCGGCGCACATCGGTGTCTGGCTGAAGCCTGAGCAGCGGGTCATCCACTGCGATGAGAGGCAGGGTGTCGCCTGCGAAACCGTTCTGGCCCTGCGGCAAATGGGTTGGAAGAAACTCCGGTTTTTCGAGCCGAATTGACATGCATGGATCGTTGAAACCAGCACGGGCGCCACGCGCACCGGCGCCGCGGCCGCGTGACCGCCGCCGGCGCGAGCGCGCTGCCCGCCGTCCAGCCGTGCATCTCGTGATGCCCGGCCTCGAGGTCGCTCGCGCCGAGCCGCGCCCGCGCGAGACCGTGACGTCCTTCCTGCGCCGTACCGGTTGGGCTTGGCGCGATCGCACCTATGGCTGGCAGTTCGCGAAGGGACTGCCGACGATCCTCGAGATCAACGGCGAGGCGGTGCTGCGGAAGGATTGGCGTCGGCGCCGGATCGGGGCGTCCGACCAGGTTCGCTTCATGAGTTTCCCGCGCGGCGGCGGGCAGGGCGGCAATGCTGTCAAGCAGGTCATCGGCATCGTCGCGCTGGTCGCGGTGTCGGCCTTCGCGCTCTGGGCTCCTGTCGGCCTGTTCGGCCTCACCGCGGGCAGCTTCGGTGCCACGGCGCTCGGCGCCGGCCTTGCGATTGGCGGCACGCTGCTCGTCAACGCTCTGATCCTGCCCAAGGCCGGCGCGACCAATTCGCCGAGCTCGAACGCCGATCAGATTTATTCGGTGACGGCGCAGGGGAACGTCGCGAAGCTCGGGCAGCCGCTGCCGGTTTGGTACGGCCGCCTGAAGGCCTTCCCGGACTTCGCCGCGACGCCATGGGCCGAGTTCATCGGCAACGATCAATATCTCAACCTGCTACTCTCCGTCTCGATGGGCAGCATGTCCTACGAGAAGATCTATGTCGACGACACGGTCTTCTGGGATCAGACCAACGGCGTCTCGGCCTCGTTCGCCGGAGCACAGGTCGCGTTCTATGAACCTGGCGCCACGGTCACGTTGTTTCCGACCAATGTCGACCAATCGGTTGAGGTCAACGGGCAGCAGCTGCCGTCGGGAACGGGCACATCGGGTGGTCAATACGATACGAACGGCAATCCTATCCCGCCGTCGGCGAGGACACCCGGAGCCTGGATCGGCCCATTCGTCGCGAATCCGGCGGGAACGGAGACGCAGTCGATCGCTGTCGACTTCGCGTTCGCTGCCGGCTGCTTTACCGTCAGTGGCAAGGACGGCTCTATCGGCTATTCAAACGTTTGGCTGACGGCCGAGTATGCGTCATGCGATGACGCCGGCACTCAGACCGGACCGTTCAACCCGCTGTTCTCGACCACGTTCCAGTACGGGTCACAGGCGCCTGTCCGCAACAGCGTCAAGGTCGATGTGTTCCCGGGCCGCTATCTGGTCCGCTTCCGCCGTGAAGACGCTGAGCTCGCCGGCACCGGCGGCTCCAATTCCGTGATCTGGGCTGGTCTGCGCTCTTTCCTCAAGGGCAACAATTCCTTCCCGGACGTCTCGACCATCGCGATCCGGATCAAGGCGTCCCAGTCGACCCAGGGCTCGTACAAATTCGGCGTGCTGGGCACTCGGGTGCTGCAGGTCTGGAACGGGTCGGCCTTCGTATCGCAGGCGACGCGAAGCCCGGGCTGGGCGTTCTTCGACAGCGTCGCGAATACCCAGTACGGGTCTGGCCTCGGCATCTCGAAGGTCGATTTCAACGCCGTCGTGAACTTCGCCGCCGGCTGCACGAGCCGCAACGATACCTTCGATTTCAGGTTCGATTCCGCTGTCGCGGTGCCGGAGGCCTTCGACAAGATCCTCGGCGTCGCGAGGGCGAAGCACTTCTGGCTCGGGGACACCGTATCGATCGTCCGCGACGAATGGCGCGACGTCCCGACCATGCTGCTGACCGACCGCGAGATCGTGCGGGACTCGACCGCGATCGATTTCACGATGCTGGGCGAGGAAGACCCTGACGCCGTCATTCTCGAATACGTCGACGAGAACACCTGGCAGGCGGCCCAGGTCCAGTATCCGCCGAACGGCGATACCTTCACGTCACTCAACGCCACGACGATCCGCATCGACGGCATCGTCAATCGTCAACAGGCGTTCCGCGAATGTGGCTTCACCTACCTCCAGTCCTTCTATCGGCGTGAGAACGTCACGATCGGCGTCGAGTACGAGGGCAGGGCCATCACGCTCGGCTCCGTCGTTCGGGTGCAGTCCGAGCTACCGCAGGCTTATGGCTACGGAGGAGCGGTCGTCGGCGTGGCCGGCAACGCGCTGACGCTGGATCCGGCGCCGACATGGGATAGCGGGCCGTTCTACATCCGGCTGCGCCGGCCGAACGGAAAGTTCTTCGGCCCGGTTCTGTGTACCGAGGGTGCGAATGCAGCGATCGCGAACCTCAACCCGGCCAGCCTAGCGGCAGCCGAGTCGTCGCAATCGACAACCCTGACTGCCGTCCTTGCGCGCGAGGATGGCGGCGAGCCGCCGTCGTTTGAACTCGGAACCGGCGAGAGCTCGTCCAAGCTCTGCCTCGTCCTGAACGGCTCGCCGAACGGCCACACCTGCTCGCTCAGCCTGGTGGTCGATGACGAGCGCGTTCACGCGACCGACCTCGGCACGCCGCCAATCCTGCCAAGCCCGCAGTACCCGTCGAACGACAAGGTGCCGCTGGTATTTGGCCTCAACGCCTACATCAGCCAGGGCACTGCGGAGCCGAGGCTGTTCGCCAGCTGGTTTCCGACCGAAGGCGCGATCTACTACGTCGCCGGCATTTCCTATGACGACGGCAAGAGCTGGACACAGGTCTACGAGGGTGCCGAGAACCAGTTCGATGTCATCGTCAGCCTGGCTGCTGCGACACTTCGAGTGCAGGCCGTCAACGCGACGATGCGGGGCGCATATTCGACCGTTGATCTCGATGCCCCGACGGTCAAGCTGGCGCCCGGCATGGTCTCGCTCGAGTCCTTTAACGCGGCCTTGAAAAAGCAGGTCACGGAGGTCACCGATCAAAACAACGACGAGATCAATGCAAATCTGCAACTGATCTCTACCGCTGTCGCCAATCTGACCTCGCGCAACTGGCTGGATACCAAAACCATTCGGTCGGAGATGTCCGCCCGAGTTGGCGCAGCGTTTGCCGAAATCGCGATAGTTCAGACCGTTGCAGTCGACGCGCAGCAGGCAGTCGCTGACCTCGAGACCTCCGTCACCGCCCAGTTCGGGGACGTCAATGCCACCATCAGTGAGCAGGCAACGGCAATTGCCACGGTCGAGGGATACGCCGCGGCGGCATGGTCGCTCACACTGAATGTGAACGGTTACATATCTGGCATCCAACTGGTCAACGGGGGTTCTGGGACATCCGCCTTCACTGTCGTCGCCGACAAATTTCAGATCCAGCTTCCTGGCTACAACGGCGGAGCACCGACGCCGGTCTTCACCGTTGGCACTATCGCCGGCGTCGCCTCGATCGGTATCACGGCGAATATGTACCTCGACGGGACGGTTACGGCCCGGATGATGAACATCGGCGTGCTGAGTGCGATCACTGCGAATGTCGGGACGCTGACTGCGGGTATCATCCAGAGCTCGGACGGCAAGGTGGTCTTCAACCTGACAGCCGGCACCCTCATCATCTCGGAGTGACGGGCGGTGTCCGTTAGGATTTACATCGACTCAACCCGAGTGACGGTTTCCAAGCCTGGCTTCGATGCGCAGTCGCCACCGGCTGTCGACTACAAGTATTTGGCGCTGGACAGTCGTCTCAACCAGGGGCGGCCGTTAGAGGTCGGAATTTTGCCAGGTTATAGCTTCCTGGTGAGCGGGAAGGTTTTCTACGCCACCACTTATCCGAAGCCGCCAGCCATTGACATCATTGCGTACGGTCTCAACTCGGGTATGGCTGCCTATAGCCAATCGATGGTGATGCGTGATGCCAATAGTAGCGTCGCGATCCAGCGAGTGCCGTTCGCGGTGCTATGCGAAACGGACGGATTCACCGCAACAGACTCTGGCCTGTGGACCTATAGGCATTCGCGGCTGTACGGAGCATCTGTCACCCTGTTCTATATCGCTTGGCAGGTTCAGTGATGGCTCGACGCTTCCTTATGGGTTTGCATCCGAGCCTTGGCGGTTACGGTGTCTGGTTGTCGCGTCCGGGCGTTGACGTAGTTACGGCAACGGTGCCGGGCGACTTTCTCCTCAAGCCGGACACCAAGAACGAACAAGTCATCCTGTCCGGCAGCGTCTTTCTGCCACCATTGAGCGGCGACGTGAATATTCCTTATACGGTGACGCTTCCGCAAAATCCGTATGTTGCGTTTAGAACGTACATCGACTCGGGTGTTGTCTCTTACCCATACCGGCTCGATATGGCGATGGCGCGAGACCTCACAATCGGTGGTGTGGTCTACTACGAGATCCAAAACGGCTTCCGGATTTCCAACAGCGCATTGACGTTCAACAACACGATCTCGGAGTCCTACGGGATCTACGTGGACTACATGATCTTCAATAGGAGCCTCGGGTGACCCAGCGGGTCCTATTGCAGGGTGGCGCGAGCGCGAAACTCGTCGTCAGCAAGCCGGGGATCGATGCGACCGTCGCCAACCTTGACCAGACGGTCTTCGATTCTCGCTGGTCAGGCCACCAGTTCTATTTGAGCGGCACCCTGGACAGTATCAACGACAGCACTGCTCAGTTGAACTTCGGAGAAACGCTCGACGCGCCGCCGTTCATGCTGGGATATTGCGATCCGAGCATCCTTCTGAATCCCGGTGCGCAGTACCTCATGTGCGAGTCGTTTCGTGGAGGCGGCACGGACTTCTGGATCTACGCGGCTGTGACGACGTCATCCATCGTGTTTCGGTTCAAGTTCGGCAACCAGCAGGGTCGCCTCTACTTCTCGCTCTTCAGGAGAATCGCAGGATGACGGCAGTAACGCTCGACGAGGCATGGGCTGTTCCTGGCTATACGCCGGCGGGCGACGGCGGACAGGCGGTGGAGGTCAGTCCGGAAGCCATTTTGGCCACGGTCGAGGAGCCGGAAGCGATCAACAAGACGAAGACGCTCATCAGGCACGACGCGACGGGGTTTATCACCCAAGTTATTCTCGATGCCGAAAGACCGATGGAGGAGATCTCCGCCGCCTATACGGCAGCCGGTATTGATCACATGCTTTATGACGGGCCGGTCGATATCCGCGAGGCGTACGTGGACGTCACGAAAGAGCCGAAAGAGGTTCTGCCGAAGCCGGAGGTCGTCATCACGGGTGATATCAGGCCGATCAAGGCCGACGGCGTCGATGCACTCCACCTCACCGTCCAACCCGAACAGTTCACGCTCTACATCTGGTACGACAACAAGCTGGTTCACCAGGAAGATGTGACCGACGGCAATATCGAGTTCGCGATCGACCAGGTCGGCCAGTTCCGTGTGACAGTCGTCCCGCCGCAACCTTACAAGGTCGGCGCTTTCGATGTGGTGGCGCAATGAAAATCAGCATCTCGCCCCTCGTGCAGGAGAAGAAGCGGGCGGAGCGCCGGATCAACACGTTCCTCATGGTCGATGGCCACGACGTCGCGCACGCCCGCAAGCACATGCTGGCGCTGTCGGTCCAGGATGGTGCTGCTGCGACCGCGGAATTTGAAGAGGCAGCGAGGATTGAGGGCAAGACCGCGCAGGAGCTCGCGGCAATCATCCTCGCGAAGCCCGACGACCTCATGATCAAGGAAAACAAGCGCCGGAGCCTGCTAGTGGCGGCCCGGAATGCGCAGACCTTGGAAGAGTTGAACAAGATCCTCGAGGATAACGGCGTTCCGGCGCACTACGAGGATCAGCGGATGGCCCTGCTGCCATAGCCCGCGCGCGGAGCCGGTAGCGGCTCCAACCCCCGCAAACAGAAGAAACTTCAATCGAGAGGTTCTCGAGATGACGGCGCTTGCCAGTTACTCGACCGGGACGGTTACCGTCGCGGCCGGCGGCACGACTGTGTCCGGATCAGGAACGATCTGGTCGGGCGTGAACGTGCGGCCCGGTGACGTCCTTCAGATCGGCAACTACCAGACCCTCATTACCGACGTGACCGACGCCACCCACCTGGTCATTCCGGCGTGGGGCGGCGGAGCTCAGACGAACGTCGCCTATACGATCTGGCAGTGGTTTCCGCAGCGCGTCGCCGGCGCGCAGGCGATGGCGGACGTTTCGACGCTTGTTGCGGCGATGAATACCACGGGCTTTTTCTGGTTCGTCGATATCTCGCTTTCGGCCCCGGATCCCTCGCTAGGTTCAGATGGTCAGTACGCGCTCCAGCCAACGTCCGGCAAGATGTGGTTCAAGAGCGCTGGGACTTGGAACTTCCTGGGCATTTATAGGGGCTTCAACGCCCGCGGGGCCTACGACAACGCCGCGACCTACGCCGTCGGTGACTTCGTCTCGAGTGGCGGTTCATCCTATGTGTGGGTCAATACGACGGTAGGTTCCGGCCATGCACCGCCGAATGCCGCGTACTGGCAGTTGCTCGCCTCCAAGGGCGACAAGGGAGACACTGGTCCTGTTCCGTGGAGCGGCGCCGCGGCCTGGGCAACTGCGACAAACTACGTGGTTGGGCCGCCGGCCTCGGTCGTCGTCGGTCCGAACAAGAATATCTACCAGTGCGTCGTGGCGCATACCGCCGGATCATTCTCGGCCGATCTGGCTGCCGGAAAATGGCTGCTGATCGGCCAGAGCGCGACCGAAGGGACGAGTCCAACGTCACTCGCGGTCAGCGGCACCGGTACGAAGACGTTTTCAACGCAAGTTGGGCTGTCCTACCAGAACGGTGTGCGGCTACGTGCATCGTCAAACGCAGCGCCGACGAATTGGATGGAAGGTGTCTGTACCTACGATCCGATAAACGGCGTCATTTCGATGACGGCCGACAACTCAGGGGGAGCCGGCACATTCGCTGACTGGAATTTCAATCGTGTGGGCGAGCGCGGTCAGCCGGGAAACGCGTTGTCGGCTGACGAGTACAAATACTGGCTGGGCATGGCCGCGATGCTCGATCCTGCCGCGTATGTTCTCTACACAGGCAAGTTTTCGTTGACGGTGCCTGCCGGTGAAACGCTGTATGTTCTCAATGCTTGGTCCTGTGTCATCGCAGGCGGCAGTTCGTCTTGGTTTCATCGTGATCTTGCGTCATCGGAGGCGTTCGAAATTTCGGCCGGAACAACGATTGCGTGGGATGGCATTTCTTTCACGGCGTTCCTATACGTGTGCCGTCCTGCACTGGTGATGAACGACCCCAAATATGTTGATCCGAAAGCCTTGTATTTTCAGCGGTTGAACTCACTTCGCAGCATCGCACTCTCTCAGTTGTCAGTTACGGTCGCATCAGGATCGGCACCCGGCACATTGAACCGGGTAAACTTCCCGTTTGATTTCAACGACGGCATTTTTGCTCAAGTCTCCGTTATGGACGCGCCTTGGGCAATCCTTGCTGATGCGTTGTTTTGGGGTGTTTCGAACACCGCAAACGAGATTTCGGACGTTCATCAATACCGGACCACAAAGAAACTCTTGACGGCATTCCCTCGCGCGATGATGCCTTATTTCGAGGTCCAATCGGCGAACGTATCCGGTAACGCCACTGATGTCTCAACGTTCGTCAGTCGCGGCACTATGGCTTATTACAAGTTGCCCGGCACTTGGCGCGCGACGCCTTCACTTGCGTATCGGGCTGCGGTTCTCGCAGACGCACCAAGCCGATATTATGATTTCGGTGAAGTAGCGGGGGCGGTTGCAACCAATCTCGGAACAACTGCGAGTGCTGATGCTGCGTATGTTGGTAGCGTCTTATTGGCACTAAACGGTGCTACCGGTGACGGCACGTTTGCGGTCTCGCTGAACAGCGCAGATGACTACATTTCGATGGCTGCCAGCACTGATTGGAATTTGGCCGGCTCAGATTTTACGTTTGAATTCTGGGTTCGCTTCGACGCGTTACCAACGCCGTCCGCATCGTTTGATCCGTGGGTGGTGAACGGATGGGTTACATCGAATGGCGACACCGACAACAGTTTCCTCGTTGCGGTTCAGAATAACAAGCTTGTTCTTTTGGTGAAGTATGCGGACGCAACAACCGCTACTCTCAGCAGTACCCTTTCTCTAGATTTGCATACTTTCTATCACGTGATTGTCGGGAGGAGCGGCGGCAACTTGTTTATCCGCGTGGTAGGCAAGGAAACCCGCCAGACCCTGGCGGTTTCGAAGAACCTCATCACCAGAAATTCGAAACTGACAATGCTTGGCAATTCATTTTCCGGTGGTGCCTCGCCTGGAACATTCCGCCTCTCCGGTCGACTGGATGAATTCGCCTTCTACAAATCCGCGCTCTCCGATGCGCGCGCGGACGCTCATCATGCCGCGACGCTAGGATGGGTGTGATCTACGTGGCGCCGTGCGGTCCTGTTAAGATTTCGCTGGATGCGGCGGCCGTCGTCTCTATTGCATCTGGCACGCGCGCCCCGAACCTCTTCCGGTAGCGGTCGACGGGCAGAACGATCACCCAGAGCAGCGCCGCGCTGAACAGGACGGTTCCGCAGACATAGGCGAAATTGTCCGGCGTCATCACCGACGGCGCATGGTCTTTCATCACCGCATAGACGAAGAGGTGAGAGAGATACATCGGGTAGCTCAACTCGCCGATTATGCTATCGAGGCGCGATGTCCGGAAGGCCGCGAAGAGGAGCGGGCACGACACGGCGATTATCAGGATCACTTTCGGATTGAGCAGGAACAGAGTTTGTGAAAAGTCCTGAATTGACAGCGGTGTCGCCAGCACGATGAACGAAACTGCCACAAGCGTGGTGGCTCCTGCAATCTGTAATATGCCGGCCGGGACCATCCGCAGAGCTTTGCTGGCAAAATAGGACAGGCCGCCAGCAGCGAACATGGCCATTTCGGCCGGCGAAAAGCGATAGTGCCATGGATCGATATCGTGCGGTGACCAGTATCCGATCGCCAGGCGAACGGCGATGCCGAAGGAAAGCAGTCCGAGTAAACGTAGCGGCGAGCGACAGATAAATGGTGCGATCGCATAGAAAGTGAGCTCTACGCCGACGCTCCACATCTGGGGGACCAGCATCAAGCTGTTGAGCTGTTGGCCCGGCTCGGTGCCGAAGTGAGAGGTCGGGAAAAGTGATCCGTCCGGGCTGATGCCAAGAAACAGGTAAAGGTCCTGGAAGAAGATCGCGCAATTGCTGAACACGACAAAGACGACGCCGGCGAAATCCAGATGCTCGAGGCCTGCAACGAATGTCGAGCGCTTGAGGACAAGGAACGTCAGCAGCGCCACCACGGCGTAGGCCGGCCAAAGGCGCAGATACCGGCTGAGATAGAATTGGCTGACATCGCGATATCCGGCGCGCGTGTTGAGCACCATGGTGATCAGAAAGCCGGATATCACATAGAAGCCTTGGACGGCGGTAATGCCGCTCAGAAGGCTATGGCCAAAAAGCTGGCTGCCTGGCGCGTGAGTGACGACGACGCAAAGTGCTAGCAAAAATCGAAGTGTTCCCATGCCGCCCCGTTCTAAATTCGGCGGCGACAATACCTCGCCGCAACCTTGCCGAGCAAGCGTTCGCGTTGCGGTAACTCCACACGTCGTGCCATTGGCTAAGAGGTTGGTTTCGCATCGCTTTCGTGCGCAATAGGTCTGACGATCTACGATACTTGGTTCCGTCCGAGCAGCTTCAGAACCGTGTTGCGGCCGGCCACCATCAGAGGATATGCGAAGCTGGAGACCGCTTCGGATCGGAACAGAAGCGAGTTGAGCTTATTCAGAAATCCTGAACTCGTGCTGAGGAGCGCCAGGCGATTGAGCGCCAGGTGGCCATGATACGGGATGCCGTTCAGAGAAAGGATCATCCCGGTATTGACCTCGCGTCCCGCCTCTCGGTGATCGGCAACTAGAGAAGGATTTTCGCGGGCGTCGAGCAGCCGAAATCCAGGCACGCTTTCTTGCAAGCGCGACCATCGGACGTAGCTGGAGCAGAACGGGCATTCACCATCATAGAGCAGATAGTTGGTCGGTTCCGTCATCGTACAGGCACCAATACCGCGTCAGATCTGAGCGTGTCGAGTTCGTATCCGTGTGGCACGTCCCTGATGCAGGTTGCGCGCCAAACGAAACGGTAAGCCGTGACGCGGTCCCACTGGATTGACGAAGTTGGCGCGAAAGCGTCGTCGTTCTGGAGGAAATGCTGGGGAGGATAGACTAACCAATCAGGCCAGAAGCGCTTGGGCTGCAGTACCCCGGCGTGGAGGGCTTGGATTGTTGGCTTGATATAGGTGCCAAGCGCCATTGGCTCCTTTGGCTGCGTCAAGACGCAGGAATTCGCGGTCTCGCGCTCCCGGCTGTAATACGTGGTTCCAAAGAAGCTGGTGGGGATTGCGTTGTCCTTCTTCCATTTCTGATCGAGCACGGCGTCGCTCATCAGAACGTAGGAGAAGAATCCGAAAATGCGGGGGGATATCCTGACTGAGGTCCCGTCCTCGTTCACGGCCTCGATCGTGATGTTATTGAACGCGTGGGTTTCGTACCAGCCTGCCTCAAAGATCGTAAAGGCCCGTGGTGCGAGAAGCATCATACCCACGAACACCAAACGCGATAGCCAATTGAACGTGACGGTCAGATAGCCCATCGCGATGGCAAACGCTATGTTGATGGACATCCATAGGTAGAAGACGATTCCGGTCAATCCGCCGATCGCCAGATGCATCACGTCATAAACGAGCAGCATGACGCGGATCGCTGGCAAGAAAGGGGTCGCGACCAAGGCAAACAATTGGATGCCCATGGTGACGATGTTCATCAAAAGGATATGCGCCCGAAACGAGCTATACAGAAGTTGCCCGAGTGGCATCGTCGAGAAGACGTTGACGCCAAGTCGATCGGCCGAGGCCAACAGCGTGTAGGTCGTATTGGTTGTAAGCCAACTCAACGGTCCTCCGTCGAGAGACAACTTCGCAACGCCGGAATAGAAGTAGTTCGCGAAGTGAATCGCGCATGCCGCCATGATGAGCGACGCGAAGATCGAATCCCGATAGTGCCGGAGGCTCGGAAGCAATCTAATAATGGTCGCAATGACAACGGCGCCAGACACGAGGAATAGTGCTGACTCCTGCAGCGTCATCTCTTCATTCCAGCCGAACGGAAAGCCGAGAGCCGAAGCAAACGCAAATCGATACCAACCGCAGGCGCAAATCGGCAGAATGTAGCCGGCGGGTCGCCACCATCCGACGACGCCGCCGCCGATCGCCACCCAGGGAAGGACGTAAATTGCCATCCATTGTTCGGTCGACAGCGCAGGGAACGCGATCGAGTTTGGCATCATTTGCGACATCGTGACGATCGTCAGAGCAGTGCCGAGAAAGCGCAGGAGCAGCCTTACGGGAAAGGACAGCTCAGAAGCCTTGACGAAACTGAACGCAAGGAACGCACATCCTCCGACCCATTGTTGAAGACTCGGGGCAGTTAGCGCTCCGCGTAGCAAATGATGGTGCCAATGCGTTGCGAGAGCGATCAGAAAGAGAAACAGTGCCGGCCCCATGCCGTCGCATGATGAGAACAGCCAAAGTGCGCCGTTCTTTCCCGGCCACCGGGCAGCCGTCTTAAGCGACGGCAAATATCGAATTACTTCCATTCCAACTCAATTCCAGAATTTGCGGCGGTGACCATACGCCGCCACAACCAGACCGAGCAAGCGCCGGAAGTTGTCTTTCAGCAACAGTGGCGGGTGTTCCACACCCTTTGATGACCCCAGGCCGCCCAGAGGGCGGCTTTTGCATAAAAAGGAGAAGCTGATGACGATCTCCGCCCTCGTGGCGGCGAAGCCCTTGCGCATGGGCGCAAGCGGCGATGCCGTGCAGCAAGTTCAACTTGCGTTGAAGTCGATCGGGTATGCCCTGATCGGTAGCGGGTGGTTCGGACCGGCAACGGATACCGCTGTCGAGACGTTCCAGAAACGCGCCGGCCTCACCGTTGACGGCGAGGTCGGACCCTTGACTGCTGCGGCCCTGGATACCGCCTTAGCGGGAAAGGCCCCGGTCACGGCGCCGGCAAAAGAAATCGGCCGGCCGCTTTGGCTCGAGGCGGGCATCAAGCTGATCGGGACGAAGGAAGGCGCCGGCTCAAAAGACAACCCGGTCATCATCGATTGGGCGAAGGACGAGGGCGGCGATATTGCCGCGGAGTATACCCACGACTCGATCCCGTGGTGCGCGCTCTTCGCCAACCACATCCTGACCAAGGTCGGTCTCAAGGGGACCGAGACGCTGTGGGCGCTGGACTTCGCCGGCAAATGGCCGGCCGTGAAGCTCGCGGGGCCGGCAGTCGGCGCCTTCGCTCCCATGAAGCGGACCGGAGGCGGCCACATCACGGTCGTGGTCGGGAAGGATCAGCACGGCAACGTCATGGGGCTCGGCGGCAACCAGTCTGACGCCGTCAATATCGAGCCCTTCGCGACGTCGCGTCTAAACCAAGGGTTCTGGTGGCCGAAGGACGTGCCGCCGCCGCCGGCCAGCCAGATCGGCTTCAACCATCTTCCGATCGTCCGTAGCGACGGCCGGTTGTCCACGAATGAGGCCTGACGGATCTCATCGATCCGCCTGAGGTCGCATAGACCGCCGCGCGACGGACCTCGCGCATTTCCACATCCAAAGGTGAAACATGAACCGCTTCTACAGCGCGGCTTTTGCCGTGCCGCTTCTGCTCGCGCCAAGCCTGGCGCTGGCAGGCTCCTTCAACTCGAGCTTCTTCGCCGACGCCGGGCCTGGCTTCGATCCGACCGGAACCCTGTTTGCCGTTCTGCTCGGCCTGGTGCTGGCTGCCATCGTCCTGCCGCGGAGTTTGCGGCCGTTCGCGCTCGTATTCGCCGTGCTCGTCGGCGCCTCGCTCGCGATCGACGTCGCCTTTGCGGCGGATGCCGCGGCGCCGGAGACCGTCGCGCAGGCGACCAGCGAGACCACCAAGGTGACTTGGGCATATGGCGCCACGATCGCGCAGTGGGCCGGGGCGATCGGCACGCTGATCTTCGCGTTCGTGACCTGGCTGCTCCGGAAGCTGCCGGCTCAGATCTACGCCGTCGTGGTGTCGGTCCGCGCCGACCAGTTGCTCCAGAAGGGCATCGATTACGCCATCAACATGGTGAAGGATGCCACCAAGGATAAGGCGCTCACCGCCGAGGTGCACAACGCCGTGCTCGCCAAGGCTCTCCAGTACGTCATCGATCACTCGCCGGACTGGCTGACCTCCTGGATGGGTGGCCCCGATGCCATCGCCCAGAAGATCATCGCGCGTCTGAACCTGGCGCCGGACGCCGTTCCGGATGTCAACGCCGCGGTCTCGAGCGTCACCAAGACCTAAGGCGGCGCCATGTTCAGCGGGGCAACACTAGCCGCCGTCCTGACCGCGCTGCAGCCGCTCCTGGAGGCGTTCTTCAACGCCTTCGGGAACTCGCTGAACGACTTCTTGGCGCGGCAGCGAGCCGACCAAAACGCCAAGGATCTCGGCGCGGCCGAGGCCACGGTCCAGCAGCAGAACGCCACCATTGAGGCTCAGCAGGCCGAGCTCGAGGCGCAAGCCAATGCCCCGAAGTCGGTCGACGACGCCATCAAGCGGCTCGAGGAGGGATCAGCGTGACGTTCACCTGCACCGGCTGGGCCTTCATTGCGGTCCAGCTTACCTGCACCATGCCCGATCCGGCGCCGGCGGTTGTTTGTCCGCCGGTCCGGGCATGGTCTCAGGACTTCCAGAAACAGGTTGCCGCCGAAATGCGCGCGGTGCCGAACAGCGCGCTCGCCGCGGTTGCCGTTCAGGCGATAGGCGATCGCGACGTCGCCCGGGCATGCGCCCGGCGCAAGAAGGCAGGTAAGCGGTGATGGGCGCCGCCGGCACACCGGAGATCGTTGCCCAAACCCTCGCGGGGTGGGGGCCGGCAGGAGCTGTGATCGCGGTCCTGCTTGCGACCATTCCCGTCCTGGCTGGAGCAATCGTGGTGCTCTTCAAAGCGAACAACCGTCTCCACATCGAGCGGAAGGAAGAGCTCGCTCGGTTCAGCAAGCTGGTCGAAGCCAACAATGCGGCCCTGACCAAGGTCGCGGAGTCGACCGAGGAGAGAAACCGCGTCACGGAAGCACTCGCCGAGGCCATCAAGGTGCAGGCCACGGCGTTCGAGATGGTGAACCAGCGGATCGAGTTCTACCACGGCAACAACATCGAGAAGCTGAAAGACCTGATCGGCACATTTGCCGCCCAGGCTGACGCTGTCCGCGTCCTCACCGGCATGGTGACCTTGGCGAGGGATAACAGCTCCGTCGCAGCAACGGCGGCCACTGAATTGAAGGTGAAGGTCGACAGCATCGCCTCGAAAATTGATGGGGCCCTTTTGCGGAGGCCGCGATGAGCCTCATGCGAACCATATTGCGCCAACTCCACCTCATCGAGCCATTCGATGAAGAGGAGATCGATAAGGCTTCAGCCGAAAATGCATTGCATGACCACGACGCCACGATGCGGCGGCTCGACACCGCTGATCGTGAGATCAGCAACGCCCAGGGCAGGCTTCGTGAAGCAGTAAGCCTTTCGCGTTCGTCGAGCGAGTCCGCGCGGGCATCGCCACGGCACGACGAAATTGCGCAACTCGTTCATCACATGCGGTCATTCGGCCAGAGGCAAGGAAATTGAAATGTTGAAATTGCTCGAGGGGGCGAACGGCACTCTGGCGTTCCTGCTGATCTTTGCCTGCTTCATGTTCGGCGTCTACATGGCCCGCGAGATCCTCGAGAACGGTGTGAAGCGGGTCCGTCTTCAGGCCGCGATATCGCTGTTCGTTGCCTTCGCGCCCGAAGCGGCTTCCCGGATCTGGATTTGGTATTGGCGCCACCTCGACAACCGCGGCGCGGACGTTGACTCCATGCTGCACAGCCCAGTGCTGCTGATCACCGCCCTGATCCAGATACTCGGTGTCGCCTGCGTCATACGGGTCTTTGCGCCCGACCGATGGGGCAGGGAGGTCTGGATCTTTACCACGATCGTTGCGGCCGCGATCGCCGTCACGATTTCCCTCATCGCTTAGGCGGCAGCAATGGACTTGATGGTCACGATTGCCGCCGTCGCCGGCGTCGTCGCGGTGCTGGCCGGATTCGTGATGGTGAATATCGCGAACACCGTCGACGAGACTAACGCGGGTTTCGGCGTCGCATTCATCGGCCTCTTGGTCGTGGCGCTCTGCTTCATCCTCGCGTCCATCCCCCAGTAGCATCACGGAGGCACCATGACTCGGCTCACGCCGAAGCTGCTCAGCTTCGACGAATACAAGGCGCTGGGCGACAAAGCCGTTGCGGACGGTTTCTGGCGCAATGACCGACGGATCTTCCTGCCCGGAATGGGTTGGTTCAACGATTGGTATCTCGATCGTGACCTCGGTAAGGACTTCCTGTCGCCGCACTACTATCGCGACTGGTTCGGCAAGCGCGCGCCGATCGAACTCGTCTGCCCGAACGGCGAAATCTGGTGCATCGACCGCATGTCCTCGAACGGCAACGGCTGGCAGGTCACCGGCGAATGGCCGAACATCACTTGCTCGCCATCGATCGTCGCCGGCAACTATCACGGCTTTCTCCGCGGCGGCGAGTTCACTGCCGACCTTGACGGGCGTCAGTACCCGGTACCGAACATCGGTCCGGATTATGGGCGGCCGCGCTGATGGCACAGATCGGCACGAAGTTGCGCAGTGCCACCAGCAACAACGGACAGCACCAGCGCTTGATGCATTGGTGTCCAGGCTGTGACGAAGTGCACGGCATCACGATCAAGAGCTCGTTGGGCCCGAAGTGGCAGTTCAACGGCGATTACGAGCGCCCAACGTTCAACCCATCGGTGCTGCTCCAGTCGAACCATGACGGCGAGAAGCGTTTGCCCGCGGGACAGATGCGTACCGAGTGCCACTACTTCATCCGCGACGGCCGGATCGAGTTTTGCGGGGATAGCCCGCACAAGCTCGCCGGTCAGACCGTCGACCTGCCAGACTGGCCGTATGCGCCAAGTACCTACGGCGGCATCGACGAATAGAGAGAACTGATCCGGCGCATGCCCGCGCCGCGATGAACCCGTCGTTTACCTCCAAGTTGCGACGGCTGACCAAGGGCGGTTGCGGAGAGGTCCGCGGCATCCCGAACTTGCGACCCAAAACGCGACTTGCCCGGCTGTCCCGAAAGGGATGGTCGGGCTTTTTTGCGTTTCTGAGCCGCTCTCCGTATCAGTCCGGATATGACTGGAGTTCGGCCGGAGCTATGTCCGGTTGGATGAGCGACACCGTGATTTCGACCAAGCCCAGATCACTGTTTCCGGCCGCGATGATCCTGCTGGTCGGCATCAGCCTGCTCGCGCTCGCCTACGAGGTTGGCGCTCTGATCGCGCAATAGCCAGCGCTCCGCGTTCCCCTAATGACCGGGTGGGCGCCGGAACGGGATAACGTCGCCGTCCGCCGTCCGAACCACCACCCGCGCCAGCTCCATCACGTCGAAGCCGAGATCGGCGACCGCTTCGGCGATGCCCTGCCGGTCCATCTCTCGAACGATCGCTTCGGCGACCTTCATCAGTCGCGCGGTTTTGGCGGTCTGGTCGGTCATGTCGCAGCCTACTCCCGGAAGCCGAGCCTAGCGAGCGCTTCGCGCTGATCTAGGAGTATCACTGAAACCGGTTGACGGGTATGGCACGGCGGGTGCATCGCTCTGGTAGAGCCGGGGCCGGCACGGAGTAACGCGGATGGCTTTCAGCAAATATGAGTTCAGGGTCGCGCTGTGGCGCTTGATCGAGGAGCATTTGGCTAAGGCCGAGACGGCCGAGACCTTCGTCGAGCTGGACGAGGAGTTGGAAGTCGCGGCGACCAAGTTGCATCGAAGGTCTGACAAGATCCCAGACGACGACTTCGACAACATCGATATAGGCGGTGAGTAGCGAGCGCTGCGCGCTACCCGAACTGATCAGCGACGCGGCGGTAGGCGGGGTGCGCCCGGTTCTTGACTTTCACCCAATCGCAGGTCTTCGGCCTGTAGCGACGCTCGCGATGCTTGGAGACCAGGCCCTCAAGGCCCATGTCGCAGGCCGCGCGAAACAGGTCCGGGCCGATCTCCCCTCGCTCGAAGGGCGCAACGAAGATGCCCTCCGGCCGGCGTGCGAGCAGCTTTGCCAAGCGTCCCTTGCGCTCGAACAGCGGCAGCTCGCGCAGGTCATCGCCATCGAGCGCGACCAGGTCGAAGGCGTACAACTTGGCCTCCTCGTTGTGCCGGTTGGAATGCAGGGCGTCGAAGTCGGAGATCCCGCGGACGTCGAGCACGCAGATCTCGCCGTCGATCGCGAACTGCGTCACGGGCAGCCTCAGGGCACTCTCGACGATCCATGGGAAGCGCCACGTCCAGTCGAGCCCGGACTTGGAGTTGACGCGCACGATGTTGCCGTCGCGGTCGACGCGGCCGCGGTAGCCATCGTATTTGACCTCGTGCAGCCAGTCCGGACCGGTCGGGACGGCCTTCGTGGAAACCGGGATACAGGGCTGGAACTTCGGGACGGGCACGTCAGCCCGCTTTGCGGCGCGGCTTGGCCGGCGCCTTCTTCGCCTTGCCGGATTTCGCGGGCGCCGTCTTGCCGCCGCTCTGGATGCTCTGCTTCAAGGCATCCATCAGGTTGAACACGTTGCTCGGCGCGGGCTTTCGTGTCGCTGCGATCGGTTGGCCCTTGCGCTTCTGGTCGAGCAGCTCCTGCAGCGCCTGCTCATAGTGATCTTCGAACTTGTCCGGCTCGAAGTGGCCCGATTTCTGCTCGACGATATGTTTGGCCAGATCGAGCATATCCTTCGTGATCTTCACGTCCTGGATGTCCTCGAAATACTCGGCTGAATCGCGCACCTCATAGGGATAGCGCAGCAGCATGCCCATCAATCCATTGTCTCGCGCCTCGAGCGAAATGACGTGTTCGCGATTGGTCAAAACCACGCGGGCGAGGGCGACCTTATCGAGTGATCTGATGGTTTCGCGGATGACGGCGTAGGCGTCATGGCCGACCTTGCCATCGGGGACGATGTAGTAGGGCCGCACGAGATACAGATCGTCGATCTCGCTCCTGGGTACGAACTCGTCGATCTCGATGGTGCGGGTCGATTCCAGGGCGATGTTCTCGAGCTCGTCCTTGGTGATCTCGAGGTATCGGTCGGTATCGACCTTGTAGCCCTTGATGATGTCGTCAGAGTCAACTTCTTCGCCGGTGTCGGCGTCGATCTTCAGATATTTGATCCGGTGGCCGGTCTTCTTGTTGATCTGGTTGAAGCTGATCTTGTCGGATTCAGAGGTCGCCGGGAACAGTGCGATGGGGCACGTCACCAGGGACAACCGCAAAAAGCCCTTCCAATTGGCGCGCGGGGCCATACTCAAAACTCCACCTACACTGAATGGTATCAATATAGGACGCCGCTCAGCGAAGTGGAGTCTCGGCTAGCAGTCGGGACAGGTATCTCCGATGCCGCGCAGGACTTCGTCGATCGCGGCCTGGCACTCTTCCGGCGTGGAGCCCGGGAACGGCTGGTTCCACGCCGCCCCGCGAGCCCGGTTCCACGCATCGGAGTCGCTGCGATCGAGGGCATGACCGTGGTGCTCGCACTCCCTCACGGCGTGGTGCTCGATCAACATGCCGAGCGCCCAGCCTTCGAGGCTCCGATAAGCCGGACGGGATGCCTGTGGCGGCAGGCGACGTTGTGCATTGCTCTTCATGGTGTGGTCTCGAATCAATCGGTGCCACCAGTTATAGCACCTGCGTCAACCGCCTCTTCGCTGGGCCTGCACTTATGCCCGCAATGCAGTGGTAGGAACCGAAGTCGTTGAGTCGTTATTTCCGATCTGCCGCAACGAAACTGCGGCGCGATTGGGAGGCCGGAATGGCAAAGAAAGCGAAGAAGCAGACCGCGCGCGGTCGCAAGCAGGACCGAGTGCGCGTCGCCGGCGGGCAGGATTACGAAGTGCGCCTATGAGGCGAAGAAGACCGGCAAGTCGGCCGCGTCGGTGAAGAAGGCCGTCAAGAAGGTCGGCACCAGCCGCAAGCGAGTTGAGCGCCGGCTCGGGTCGGCGATGAAAAAGTCGTTAGGAACGGCAACTTCGAAGCGTCGTTAGCAATGTGCTGCTCGCGGCAGAGCGGCAATGGACGAATGAATGTGCCCCGGCTCTTGCCCCCGAAGACCCGCGGCACCTTCTCCATTAGTTGGAGCGCGGACCCCGGCTGGCACCTGGTGGGGCACCGAATCGGCCTCAGCATGTCCTCTCGCTGGGGCCGTTTCGCTTGGGGGAACAAGCAGCAGTCCACGACGTTGAATCGCCACTAAGGAGTGGGACTACTTGCCGGCCTCAGCACTCACCCCGGGAGCTGGGGCCATCCTTTTTTGTACCTGATCGCCGATGGCCGGCCCCCGTGCCAAGGGCAAAGCCCACGTCACCATGGTGGTGACGGACGAAGGGCGGGCGTTGCTCTTGCCCGCGTGATCAAGGAATCCTGCAAGCATCCACCCGCGCCGGCCATCCTCTTGCGGAAGATGACCGGCTGCGAGCTTTGGGCCGGCCGTCCCGTGCTGAGTGAGATTTGCCGACCCGGATTCGGTCGTAGCACGACGCAACTTTTGGAAGCATTCCGTGCGATTACGGGGGCTCCGACCGAAAAGTGGCAGCTCTTGATAGCCGTGCTAGCCTTGGGGTCTCGGGTCACGTCCCCGATTCACTAAAGGAATGACTGGCCTCAGCACTGGCCTCCGGCCCCCAGAGGTGCTGGGGCCTTTTCTTACGATTAGGGGGTAGTCCAGGGTTCCGTCGGTGTTTGCCGCTTTTCCCGGTAATATGCATTGCGCTCTCGGACACGGAGCGCGCGTGGGGACGGCTCTGGCGCGCACGCTAGCCCCGCAAAGCGCCGGAGCCGTCTCACGGCGACGGTTGTCCTAGTGTTTGGCCGCAACTCAAATGAAAGAGGCCGCAACTGAGGCGGCCATAGCCCAATCGGTCATTCTGCCATTTAGTCGCTCCAGATGCGTTCGCCGCATTTGCATTCCATGAGCCGCACGGTTTTCCCGCCGACAGGATCGAGGAAGGCACGGACGAGTTCGGGGATGTCAGAGCATCTGGAGCACCGCCGCTGCCAGTTCATGGCTTTAAGCGGCATTGGTCGCTGATCTTGAGTAGGTTGGTCCACTTGAGTTCTCGATGCGCTCTTGGTGGTCTCCTTAAGTTACAAAGTGAACAGTTGTTCCTGGGGTGCGCCGCGAAATCCTAAAACGCATGAAACTATCTTTTTGGCACGTCATTCGAACCCACGCCTTGGGCGTTCAAAAGCGCTAGTTCCAATTGGAAGGACCGGAAAGCTGCGTTGGCGATATGTCGTCGCGTCTGTTCACGCACCAGGATCGCGTCGTCGATGGCTCGCTGAGCATTGTCTCATCGCTGAAGGGCTGGCTCATGGCGCAACTCCGTCCTTGCAGGCGGGAGCGCTATTGGTCTCTCAGCCACCGACGCCCACGGCAGAGCCTTTGGCCGGTGATGAACGGATAATGATCGTTTCAGAAATGGGTTTCAAGGCGGACATTCGGTGGCCGGCCCTTAATCTTCCTCGGCCCAATTGAGCTTCTCGCAGGTTATGCAGCGGCGCAGGCGATAGCTCTTGCCTTGGCGGCTATCGAGGATGGACATTGCCAAGGTAATCCCTCCGCAACGGGTGCAGGTGCTAAGGGGCGGTGGCGATTTTTGCCTGCCATCCGTGTCGATTAGATCGTTCATCAGTCCTTCCCCGGGGGTATGCGCACCCGCAACTTGCGAAACGCAAGTTTGTTCCAAGGGATGACCAGATTTTCGGGGGATTCACGTTGGCGGCTGCAATTCACTCGATCTCGCCCAGTCATCAAGGTGGGCGGCGGTATCTGCTATTCTGGCCCTCTTGAGGAGATCCTCCTTTTCCGGGCCAGGTGCGAGCCGGTCAGCTTTCTTGCGCACGTCTTCGGCCCATGAGATGAGCCGGTCCTTGAGAGACGTGGTTTGTTTAAAGCGCTGTCGACGTTTGATCATGGCGCGTTCCTTTCCGCTTGCAGGAAAGTCGGGAACGCGATGCGTTCTCGTCATCAGTTGCCCCTAACGAATCCAAAGAAGCCACGTTCCTAGTTCCGGGGCTGGAACTGCGTCACGCGAACAAGTCCTTACCCGCTTGCGTCATTCTCACGAAGGTCCCGCTCTCGTGGTACTCAAGCCAGTTTTGGCCGATCGCATGCTTGAGCCCGGCCCAATATTCGGCCGGCGTCGCCTTGTCCTGGTAGATCATCGGATAGTTGATCTTCTCGATGTAGATCCGGCCATCTTGGATCGGCTCGAACGCGCGGGCGTGCTCCATGATCCGCCGGGCGGCTTTCTCCGGATCCGCCCAGCGGTCTTCCTTCATCTTCATCGTCGAATTCCATCGCGCCTTTGCGCAGCATAGATGTGCGGGGTGTGAATCTGGCTTTCGGCCGGCAGGTGGCTATCAAATGTCGCGCCGCAGGGACAGCGCATCAGCGACGACGGCTGTTGAGAAGGCAGCTTTTCGCCGTGGTCCCACATGGCCTGCTTGCGTGCGATCCAGTCGCGATGATCGCGCCAGGCCTGGAAGTCCGCCTCGGTCAGGGTCGGCAGCAACTCGCCCCATGCCGCCTCGAACCCCGCGCGCGCCTCGTCGAACGTCGCGGCGGGGCCGCGGGTCGACCGAGCACAGCCCGGATAGAAGCCGCATTTCCATTCCCATTGGTCAGCGTGGTTCGGCACGCCGGCGCGCAGTCCGATCGCCCCGACGCGGACATCGCCATGAAAGACGTCCCATTTCTCCCGGGCGGCTTCCTTGTCGCGCCGGCGCGTGAGCTCGGTCATGGCTCGTCTCCAATCGGGCAGCGCTGCCACAGCTGCAGCAACTCGGCGGCCGGCCGCTTCCCGGCCTTGCTGCATTTCACACAGCGGAGGCGGCCTGCGAGGTCATGCACGTTGGTTGTCGGCACGTGTCGCAGGGCGGCCAGGTCGACCGCGCGCGGCGTCTTGCAGCGGGTGCATTTGATCTCGAGCCACGGATAGCCGGCATTGATGGCCTGGTCGATCGCGGGCGACGGGTCGACCGGGCCGCCATCGGCCCACATCTTCTCGTTCCAGCTCTGGCAGAGCAGGTCGTCGGCCTCGCGGATCAGCGCCTCGCCGGCGGCGCGCTTCTCGGCCGACCGTGTGGCAAGGATCGTCGTCACCGCCCGTGCGCGCCGCAGCTCCTTCGTCAGCGCCTTGCGGTCGCCGCCGGAGAGAGGGGTAGGGTGGTGTTTGGGGGCCATTGCATATGATCGCGCTGAATCGGGGGCGCGGGAAGCCGCTAGGCGTTGGGTTTGTGGGCAGTCGAAAGCCAAGATTTTGGTCAATTGGTCCTGCGACGGGAGGCGTTGGCGGCTCGAAAGCACCGCTTTCCGTAAGGTTGGAGCCCCTCCATTGAAAAATTTTTCGGCCGCGACGCGCCAGCCGCAACAGGAATCAAATCGCACGCATCTTGAACCAGTTACTCGGCAATCCGCGCATGGAGGTGAACTAGCGGAGAGCAGCTGCGTCAGCCGGTTGCTGCGAGCAGGGGCTTGACGGATTCCAGAAGTTCTGCGCATACCGCTGCCCCATCAAATCCGCCGGCAAATGATTTGCCTGCGCTCTTAGGACCGAAGCCCGTGTTGCGCATAGCCGCACATATCGTCGCCGCCGCCATCGAACGACCGTTTACCCGGTCGAGCGATTGGGCGTGCATGCACGTGACGAGGCAAGGTTCGAATTATCTGCTCGGTACGTCCGGGCTACCCACACCAGCAAGAGCGTAACCGGCGGCAGGAATCGTCCTCCGCCACACTAGGCGGAGAAGGGCGATGTCCCGGACCAACAACACCACAGGACTCGAGAACCGTACCGAGCAGAGGATTTTCTCCTCGCCGGTGGCGCTCGCCTTCGTGCGGACCGTTGTCGTCCGCCGCGGCGTGACCGAGGCCCAGGCCCGCAAGATCTACCTCGATTACCTCAACCGAGCGCAACCGCATCGTCGCGGTGCGCGCACGGCTGCATGACGTGAATTTCGAATACGGGATGGTCGCCCCCGCAAGGACATAAGGCGATCTCGCTGACCGGTACTGGTCTCCTTCAGTGGAGCGGCAAACGGTGGTTTCGGCAGCGAACGTTTTTCTATTGGCCGGGCCAGTCCCGGCCGTTTGTAAATTTGCTCGCCGGCGTGGCGCAACGGTAGCGCAGCTCCTTCGTAAGGAGACGGTTGTGGGTTCAAGTCCTGTCGCCGGCACCACGCCCGCATAGCTCAGATGGAGAGCAGCCGCATTGTAGGCGGACGCGCGGAGACTCAAGTCCTCCTGCGGGCACCATTCAACCTGCAAGCTTTCCTTGCGGCTTGCTGTCATAGCTCATCGGGTAGAGCGCGATCTTGGTAGGGTCGAGGCGCCAGGTTCGAGCCCTGGTGACAGCACCATCAACGCGGACGTGGCGGAACTTGGTAGACGCGCCGGTCTCAGGAACCGGTTCTTCGGAGTGTGGGTTCGATCCCCTCCGTCCGCACCATTGCACTTCCATTGTGATTTCATTGCCCCGGTGGCGGAACGTGGTAGACGCCGCTGCCTCAAAAGCAGTTTCTGTTGCCGGTTCGAGTCCGGCCTGGGGCACCACGATATCGCGCGCCTAGCTCAGCGGTAGAGCGCCTGTCCTACACACAGGGTGTCGGCGGTTCGATCCCGTCGGCGCGCACCATTTCGACGCGGCGCGTGCCGCCGGCAGCGATCGCGACGCCGCCGGCTCAGTGCGCGAGAGCAGGCCCATACATCGGTTTCTGGGCGCCACCCAGAGGGCCGCCCGGCGACGGGTGAAGACCGGTCCGCGTCGATCCAATTTGCGTCCGTAGCTCAGTGGTAGAGCGCGATCCCGACATGGTCGATGCCGGTGGTTCAATTCCATCCGGACGCACCAGCCCGTGCAAGTTTTGCACACGTTCAACCAGGCACGTTAGTCCGACCGGTGAGGGCCTCGCCTGATAAGCGAGTGGCAGTTGGTTCGATACCAGCAGCGTGCACCAATTCGAAAGCAAAGGGAGCTCGACATGACGGATAAGCTGCCCGCCGGCGTGCATGTGCTGTCGGCCGAGAGCCAAGCCGCGCTCGCGCGCGCCAAAGCGAAGAGCAACGCCGTCACGGCGCGCCACACGAAACCGGAGCGGCTGGCCGCCGCAACCATCGAGAAGATGGACCGGTTACCGTAACGACGAACGGCCCGGACTTTTAATCCGGCTGGCCTCACGGCCACATCGGGGGTTTGAGTCCCTCCCGGTTCACCAATGGACGAGTAGCCAAGCGGTCGACGGCACGCGGCTCTTAACCGCACGGGCCTTGAGCCCCGCGCAGGTTCGAATCCTGCCTCGTTCACCAAATGATCAGTTTTCCCGAGGCAGTTTCGCGATCGCTCGTCTCAGGATGATTTCGATACAACGCTTGCAGATCAACTCGCCATCGCCGGCCGGCGGCGGGAGGGCGACCAGTTCTTCCGGAGAGAACTCTTCTTCGCAATGGTTGCAAGGGACGTTTTCGAGCATGCGGACAACTTTACGCGCTTGTGGCGGAATTCGGTAGACGCAGCGTCTTGAGGGGGCGCCGGGAAACCATGCCGGTTCGACCCCGGCCAAGCGCACCAATTGCCCCTGTACCCATCTGGGAAGGGACCGCACTGTCGATGCGGGAAGGCGAGTTCGATCCTCGTCAGGGGCGCCATCGGTGTGTAGCGCAGCCAGGTCAGCGTACTTCCCTCGGACGGAAGGGGCCGCAGGTTCGAATCCTGCCACACCGACCAATTCCGCCCTTGGAGCCAGATGGGAAGGCCGGCCGCTCATAACGGTCAGATGAGGGTGTTCGATCCACCCCAGGGGCACCACCAACGCAAGGAGGCGACGATGTTTCAGAACTGCCCCGCGTTGGTGCTCAACGCGGACTTCCAACCGCTCAGCTATTTTCCGTTGTCGCTCTTTAATTGGGAGGATGCGGTCAAGGCGGTGGTTAAGGGATCTCACGCAGTTGTCGCGGAATACGACCAGGTCGTCAGGAGCCCGTCGACAGAGATGCGGCTGCCGTCGGTGATCGCGTTGCGCGAATACGTGCGGCCGCCGGCTCGGGTCGCCTTCACGCGGTTCAACGTCTTCCTCCGCGATCGTTTCCGCTGCCAGTATTGCGGCGAGCAGCACCTCCGGGGGGAGTTGACGTTCGACCACGTCATCCCGCGTGCCGACGGCGGCCAGACGTCCTGGACGAACATCGTCGCGGCGTGCAGTCCGTGCAACATGCGCAAGGACCGCTTTCGCGTGAAGCCGTTGCGGGCGCCGTTCGAGCCGACGCAGTTTGACCTGCTGGCGGCCCAGCGGCTCTTCCCGCCGAACTTCCTGCACGAGTCCTGGGCGGACTATCTGTACTGGGACGTCGAGCTCGAGAAGTGATTGCCGGCGGCGGCTTCGTCTGCCGCCGGTCCTTTTTTCCCCTTAGCTCAGTGGAGTGAGAACGCGGCCGTCCGAAGGCCGAGGCCGCTGGTTCGAGTCCAGCAGGGGAAGCCAATTGGAGAGTACGGGCGGGATGGTCTGCCAGCGGTCTTGAAAACCGTTGCTCCTTCGGGATGGGGGTTCGACTCCTCTGCTCTCCGCCAATTCAAGACTCAGTTCGGCCACGAACGATCTTTAGTCGTCGGACTTAACGAATAGCGCCAGGCCGGACGTACGTCGGCGCCGCTGAGGCGAGAGCCTCGGCACCATTTGGCGGGCGAGTGGAATGGATCACCACGCTGGCCTCATAAGCCGGAAATACCGGGTTCGACTCCCGGGCCACGCAACCAGTTCGGGGGACGAGGGAATGATGTTCGGGGTCGGGCAGCCTGTCGAATGCATCGATGCCCGAGGCGGCGGGACGTGCTTGCGTAGCAAGCAGGTCTATACATGCCTTGCGGTCGAGCCTGAGTTTATGCGCGTCGATTGTTGCGCCGATCCGAACCACGAAAATCATCGCTGGTTCGTCCGCCGTTTCCGCCCGATCGTCGACAAAGCAACTGACATTTCCTTCGCTCACGAAATTCTTCGCAAGACCTCCAAGACGAAGGAAACCGCGGCCTAACTAGCGCGGCGACATCTCGGGTAACGCCAAGTCTGGTGACTGAGCGGGTCTGTAAAACCTGCGCCTTAGCGCGTGCGCGGTTCGATTCCGCGGTTACCCACCAATTCAATGCGGGCAAAAGATTACGGTAGTCGGCGAGAGTGCCACTCTCGCAGCCCGGGTTCGACTCCCGGTGCCCGCGCCATCTTCAGTTTGCGAAATTGCGCATACTCGCAATTTGCCCGGGTAGCTCAGCGGTAGAGCGGCACGTTGAAGGCGTGCGCGTCAGTGGTTCGATTCCATTTCCGGGCACCAAATTCGCCGAAGCTGTCAATCAGATCGGCCAAACTGACAAGCGTATCGGCGAAAGTGTCAACGCGATCGCCGAAACTGTAAACCTATCGGGGCACGCGCGCTGGGTCCGCGGGCATGCTTTGCAAGCTCTATCGGTTCAGATAGATTCTGTGGCGGCTCGACCCGGTGCTGGTAACACCGAGCCGAGCCTGATCACTCGAACCGTGGTAGCGGCTCAAATGACCGATTCCAGTTTACCCGCCGACGGCGGGGAAGTCCCCATTGATCTTGATCCTGCCGAAGAGCTGCGCACACGGCGCCGCGGGGCGTGGCGTCGAGCAAACGATACCAAGGACGAACTGCTCGGGATGAAGTTCGGGACAGCTTGTCACCAACTCCGCAAGCTGATCATGTTCGATTTGGTGTGCAAGCTCGACCTGAACGTTTGTTTCAGGTGCAGTAAGCCAATCGACAGCGTCGAAGAACTGTCCATCGAGCACAAGAGCTCGTGGCAGAGATCGAACGATCCGAAGGCGACGTTCTTCGATTTGAACAACATCTCGTTTTCGCATCGGTCATGCAATCAGATCGCAGGTTCTACCGGTCGATCCGCTCCCCATGGCGTTGGAAAGTACCGCCTTGGGTGTCGGTGCGAAGTGTGCGTGACGGCAAAGCGCGCGTTCAACGCACAGTGGATGGCGAACTGGCGCGCCGCCGGCAAGGACAAATCTCGAATAAACTTCAAGGGCCCGTAGCTCACCGGGAGAGCGGCCGTTTTGCACGCGGCGGGTAGGGGGTTCAATTCCCTCCGGGTCCACCATCATCACCAGCACCACCTGCCGATTTGCGGTTGATCTGCACTTTTGCGCTCGACCTGCCGGCAGGTGCCTAATCCGCACCCCGCCGATAGGTACTAAGCTGCGTCATTATAGGACTTCACAGCATTCAAGAACTGAGTGCAGTTTGCTGCAGGCCATGTGACATGCGCGCCGCCAAGAAGTTTAAATTGTTCGTTCGCGCAAACAAATTTGTCGCGATCTGCTGATAGCAGCCAATTCAATACGTCCTTGAAGTTCATCTGTTCGCTGCCACCGAACTTGGTTGGGGGAACGTTATACAGCATTCCCTCGATAAAATAGGACGGAGCCAGCCCGTCTTCGATGATCTTATTTTTGATCATCGTGTTGCGAAGATTTTTGAAGATGCGAACAGTTGGCTTGAACCATTGCCGCGTGTCCTGGTGCTTTGTCGTGCAGTTCTCGGCGTGCTTCTCGGGGAAGTTCTCGATCCGGATGCCGCTGGGTAAGAAAAAGCAAATTCCATCGACGTAGTGTGGTTGCCCGAACTCGGGGAAGCTATAGTAGCGACGTAACTTTGCGCAGATAAGAACGTCGGCGTCTCGACGGCTGGTGCCGTTGCCTTTGATGAAGACTGCTTTGTTGCCAGGTTGGACGTCGTTGCCATACTTTTTGGTGAGCCAAGAAATGACCGATGTTTTAAATTCCTCGAGGCTATAGTTCCCCTCCGTACGTTGAGAATTGTAACGCTGTTTCTCTTCCTCGCTGAGGAAATAAAGGTCAGTGTAGAAGATCGAATCCAGGCGGATCACCACATCTACATCACTGTCTCCATAAACGTTGGTAGAGTTCTTGTAGGAGCCCTGCAGAAATATCTCGAAGCTCTTTGGCCAGTATGGTGAGCTGGAATCATTCAGAACGTCTCGCAGTGCTTCGTAGGTGGAGGTGAACTGCGCTGTAGGGCCTAGCTTGTTCCAAGTTTCGAGTTGTGCTTCCGAAATTGCCACGTCCAATTCTCCTAAATCAAAAAGCGTTTAAGTTCCCCGTCGTACTCTCGCGCTGAGTCTCGTCCACGACTCCAAAGCTTGGCCAGTTTTTCCATGTTTGCCTCAAGCATGTCTGTTGCCATCTCGGGCTGTGTGTACTTCGCGTTGATACGGATAAGGGGCACACCGCCAAACAACACACGGCTTAGCTGCTCCATCGACTGCGTGTTGATCTCCAACAGTTTCTGCGAGAATTTTACCGTCGGCCATTTGCTGATCCATTTCCGTGCGCTGGTGGCCGGAAGTGTCGGCGCGGGATATTCGCCCACGCCGAGACTGACGACCCGAAGGTTTTCGCGGTCATGCCCGAGCGATTCCACGGCATCGGCGACGGCATAGAGCGTAGGATTGTTCGCGACGAAGCCGCCATCTCTGACTTCGATCCGATCGCCACGACCAGTCGTCACCATTTTCTTAAGAAAGAACGGATAGGCCGAGCACGACCCAACGACTGCGTCGGCTATAGTGCAGCCGAAGCCCGGCTCAAACGAACCGACGCCAGTGAACGCTTGCCCCGCGTTGGTCTTGAAGATTATTGGCCGATCGTCGTCCCAGCGAGTGCCGACAATGCCCATGTCGGTCTTGAAAGCGTCAAAGCGGCGTTCCCCGAAGACGTCTTGTGCAAGTGCTTCCAATGCGGCCGTTTTCCTACGAGGTAGGATCTCACCCATTACTTCGACGACTCGCAGCCGATAAAGAGATTCGATCTCCTCGACCCGGCTCCCCAAACCTAGAAGAGCCGCGATGATAGCCCCCGTGCTCGTGCCGTAGATGAGATTGAACGTCTCACACAGAGGCCGGCCGGCGACCGCCTCGATCTCCTTGAGAGCTCCAAGCGTGTAGAACCCTTTGGCTCCGCCGCCATCCAGGCTCAAAACTCGGTACGGCCGCGGTGAAGGTAAATCTGTCATTGCCGCTCGGGGTTGTGCGCGACGAATCGCTCAATGCAAGCTAGCGACCGCCGCGCCGGCCGAAAGGCCTCGCGGTGGCTATTCCCGCTTTCCACAACCTGGTCAAGCCGCCCTCCCAGGAAGTGCGACTAGGTTCATTTTCCCGATCCGCTAATGGTAAGCGGCCCGGCTGTTAACCGGTCCATCCAGGTTCGAGTCCTGGTCGGGGAGCCATTTTCAGGCGTCGTCGACGCCAACGACCAGGCGCTTGCCGAGCGCGCGGAGGGCCTCAGCCATTGGCGCGAGCTTCGTGGGATGGGACGGATCCAGCATGCGCCGGACCTCCTTCTCGTCCTTGCCAATGCGTCGGCCGAGCTCAGATTTCGATATGCCCGCAGCGGCGAACGCTCGCAGCACCGCCAGCTTGATGGCGATGTCGGGCGCGACGTGGATAGTGACGAACTCGCGGCCGCGCGCCGCCGGCTTTGGCAGGTCCAATCCGCGCTCGAGATAGGAGAGCAGGGCAAGGCCCAACGCCTCCTCGGCTTGATCCCGCGCATCGTCGTCGTCTTTGCCCTGCGTGATTGCCTCCGGGACATCCGGGAACGTCACCACGATGCCGCGGCGATCGCCGGGCTCGAAAACAGCGGCATAGGCGAAGGTTTTCATGTCGCCGATTGTCGGGCAAATCTGTCCGGCCGTCAAATCTGCTGCCATCGTCTAGCGGTTAGGATGACCGGTTCTCAGCCGGTTGACGCGGGTTCGAGTCCCGCTGGCAGTACCATTTCGCCCACGTAACCGGCTGTGCCTACGAAGCACAAGTACCGTAACTGGAGCATGCAAGTTCGACTCTTGCCGTGGGCACCAATCATCAGGGCGTGGGGTAGCGGCTAACCCGCCGGTTTTGGGTACCGGAAGCCGTCGGTTCGAGTCCGACCGCCTTGACCAATATCGACGGTGGATAACTGTCGAAGAAACCGGCATGCCGAATCTTCGGTGTGCCATCAATCTACCCGCGCCACATTGCGGGATCGGCGCTGCAGAAATCGGTTACTTCGCTTTGGGAGCGAGAGGTCGTGGGTTCGAATCCCACTCGGGAGAAATCCCGATAGCTCAGTGGTAGAGCGCTTACCGTGTCCGGTTTCGATACTTGCCCGGTCCTGCAATGGGGCGCCTATTTTCGGCATCGTGAGTGCGACGCTGCAGGTATGCGGTTCCTTCATTGGTTCGATTCCAATCGACCCCGCCTTTACGGGGTCGACGCCCAGTTGGTCTGGCAAACCGCATCCGACACTTGCTCGCTCTCACAATGCCGTCCAACCGTCGCCATGACGGGGCTTGCGCTGATAGATCGCGGATACTTCTTGCCATGAAAGAGCGGGCTTCGGCCCATATCCCGCGCTCGCCGCTTGCCAAATCCCGTCATGGCGACTTCCAAATCGAAGGAGGACGACATGCGTCTCAACACCCCACACAAGTCGGCGCCGGTTTTCACCCACGAGGGCGGACCGGCCGCGCGCCATCTCTCTGCCGAGCAGCAGCTCCGCCGGACCGTTATGTCCTGCCTGCTTTGGGAGAGCGAGTTCTATGAGGACGGCAAGGCGATCTCCGATCGAATCGTCGAGACCGCGGCGGAGGTGAAGCCTGAGATCCTGGCCGCGATCGCGATCGAGGCCAGGGAGGTGCACAACCTGCGTCACGTCCCGCTGCTCCTGCTTGAGGTGCTGTCGAAGACCGGCGCCGGCAATCCACTGGTCGCCGAGACCGTCGAGCGAGTCATTCAGCGTGCGGACGAGATGGCTGAACTCCTCGCCATCCTGTGGCGCAAAGGCCGCAAGATGGTGCCGGCGCAGATGCGCAACGGCCTGGCTCGGGCGTTCCAGAAGTTCGACGAGTACCGCCTGGCCAAGTACGACCGGGACGGTGCCATCAAGCTCCGCGACGTCCTGCGCCTGGTTCGTCCGAAACCGGCGAATGACGAGCAATCGGCGTTGTTCAAGCGCGTCCGGGACCGCACCTTGATGACGCCGGATACCTGGGAGGTCGCGCTCTCCGGCGGCGCTGACAAGAAGGAGGCCTTCGAGCGCCTGCTCCGCGAGAACAAGCTCGGCTACCTGGCCTTGCTGCGCAACCTGCGTAACATGGCGCAGGCCGGCGTCGACGAGGCGTTGGTGCGGGATGCGATCGTGGCGCGGCGCGGTGCCGGACGCGTCTTCCCGTTCCGTTACGTGGCTGCGGCGCGGGCCGCTCCGCGCTTCGAGCCGCATCTCGATCAGGCCTTGTTGGCGGCTATCGGTGAGATGCCGAAGCTCGCCGGGAAGACGGTCGTCCTGATCGACGTTTCCGGATCCATGGATTGGGCGATGTCGGGCAAGTCGGACATGAAGAGGATCGATGCCGCGGCCGCGCTCGGCGCCGTCGTGAACGCCGATCTGCGTCTCTTCACGTTCTCCAACCAAGTCGTCGAGGTTCCACCGCGGCGCGGCATGGCCGGTGTCGACGCAATCGTACGGTCTCAGCCGCACGGCGGAACGGCGCTCGGCGCGGCGGTAAGCCATATTAACCGGATCCAGCACGACCGGCTGATCGTCATCACCGACGAGCAGAGCTCGGATCGCGTGCCAGATCCGGTCGCGCGTCACGCCTATATGATCAACGTCGCTTCCAACCTGAACGGCGTCGGTTACGGCCGCTGGACGCAAATCGACGGCTTCTCGGAGGGGGTGCTTCGGTTCATCCACCAGCTCGAGCAGGCGGACTGATTGAACAGGGCGGGGCGCACGCGCCTCGCCCTTCTGATGCCTCTTAGCTCAGTTGGTAGAGCGCTCGGTTCTGAGCCGAGTGGTCCGCGGTTCGAGCCCGCGAGAGGCTGCCATGGTGCGGTGGCGAAATGGGAACGCTGCGGTCTGCAAAACCGCCACGAGCCGGTTCGATTCCGGCCCGCACCTCCATGGAACAAAAACGCCAAAACCGAGGATTATTTTTCAGATCTTTTGCAAGCGCTCGTGGGCCAACTGGACGGCCAGCGGATTTCTACTCCGCCGCATGCGGGTTCGAGTCCTGCCGAGCGCGCCATTTTTCGCAGTCGGTCCAAGTTGATCGTGGCTCAAATCTTGTAATTCAACGGTGGACTGTCGCCGAATGTGTTGATGTACGAATAGAGGAGGTCGCGCTCGATCATGCGCGTCAACCTGTCCGTATACATCAGAGCGACCCCGATCTTCTCGATGGGGAAGTTCAGCTTCGGAATTTGCCGCATCGCACTAATGGCACCGTGGGAGTCCTCACGACGATGGCTCCGCGCCGATCTACGCGCCTGGTTAAGGCGCTTCGCTAGATCGCCGGCCTCGCCGATGTAGAGTGTACCCGTCGGGTCGTCCCCGCCAAGCCGGCGGAATGTCGGCGCCGATTTCAAATCTCCCGCGTTCTCCAAGGCAAACAGTCGGTAGACGCCTCGAAATCCGTGATGCTTGGCCGAGAAGTATCCGCCATCGAGTGTGTACGTTTCCCAAGGCAGTTCATCGCATAGCCCCGTCCAGGAAGGCATGCATTCCCGCGGATACACTCCGATCCTTTCGCCGTCGGCGAGATTGTGCACCTTCTCCCAATAGGCGCGGAGCTCACGCACGCTGATGTTGTAGCTGATTTCCACCAAGTCGAACTCCGCGTTTTGACAAATCAGTGGTCGCCTGGCTCAACTGGACAGAGCACCGCATTCCTACCGCGGAGGTTGCCGGTTCGAGTCCGGCGGCGATCGCCATCCACGAAAATGCCCGCCCTTGGTGCGGCCAAGAGCGGGCGGGTTGCGTCCTGAGCGATCGCGACAGACCCCCCCCTCGAGACCCCCCCTCGGGGCGCGCGCGCAATTAGCGCGGGGCAGGGCGGGCGGTCAATCCGGGGATTCCCGGGACAATTTTGGAGAGGTGGCCGAGCGGTAAGGCAGCGCTTTGCTAAGGCGCCGAGTCCTTCGGGACGCGCAGGTTCGATCCCTGTCCTCTCCGCCACCTAATAGAGGCAGTGCTCTGTTGGATTAGCGAGGGCCTTGCGCGCGGCGGCCGCAAATGTTGGCCCGTCGGCTGCCTTGGCGATATCATCGCGCTCGCTCGGCGTTCCGAAGCCGACGCGCCAGTTTGCGGTGAAGCGCAGGATCGTCAGGTGGCCGTCTCGGAGCGACTTCGCCTGCGCTTCTAACAGCGACATGAGTTGGGCGGTCTCGTCCATTTCGTACTCCTTACGCGGGCTTGGGTCATGGGATGATCACCTGGTTTCCACCCAGGCTAAGTCGGTTCGAGTCCGGCAGCCCGCGCCATTCAGGCGGAGCCATCCGGCTCAGCATACTGCATCGCCAGTCGAATAAACTCGTCCTTGTCGAACGCGAGCGCGTCTCGAGAGGTCGCGTCCTCAGGCGGCATCACGAGCCTACACTTGGCAGCGGCATGGAAGGCCGCCTCGTTGATAAGCGCGTGGTCTTTTCCATGCAACCGAAGCTGCAACCCCTTCAGGTCGTCTTTGCTCATCAAAGAGGCGAGCGCTTGGAGCCGAAAGGTGGCAGCGACAATCTGGTTCGATGGGTACCTGCTGTGCAAGCTCGCCACGACCGCCTCGATTGCGTTCATCTTCCCGCGCTGTTCAACCGTCGCCTCATTGGCTTCGATCAGCATCTCGCCGGTAACGGTCTCGATTTCGCTTCCAAACATTATTGCTCCCTTCGTCTACCGGTCAGGATATCACCCTTTCAAGGTGAGGAAACGGGTTCGACTCCCGTAGGGAGCGCCATTCACGGGCGCGTAGCCAAGTTGGTCAAGGCATCGGATTTTGATTCCGACATCCACAGGTTCGAGTCCTGTCGCGCCTGCCATCATCAACGCCGCCGGCCCTCGGTAGGGTAGGGGCTGCTTCTCATAAGGGCGGCTGCACTACTTCGTTGCCTTGCCGAAGTAGAAGCCCAAGATTGTCGTCCAGCCGGCTATGATCTCTTTCGGCATATCCGCATAGCTTCGCGAAACCACCATGATCATAAGCACAATCGTCACGATTAGCCCGATGATACCAGAAACATCCCAGGTGATGTCTTGGTTTACCTTGGCCAACATGCTTCCCCAACCGTGCCGTGGAGATGCCTCGCCTTCTTCGGCGCTCCTCAGCATCTGAGCAACGAATTCCGATATGTTGAGTTGTGGATCTCGCAGCCTGTCCTGCACCGCGGGATTGGCCAACAGTTCGTCGACGAGTTGTTTTCGTTCCGTGCTTGACCTCCGGCGAGAGTTCAATGCGGCCGCAAGCAACGCGACAGGGATCGTGAGCGTCGCTATCGCCGCAAGAACGAATTCCGGCTTCGATTGCAAGACTTCACCAAATACTCGTAGAAACTGATCCATCGTAAATCCCCGACTAGCCCGGTTTAAAATCGCAGAACGTACAACCAAAAGCTTTGATGTCTAGCCCTTCTTCCTGATGAGCTGCCATAATTCAAGGGGTAGAGCGCTGGGTTGTGGACCCGGAGGTGATCGGTTGGATTCCGACTGGCGCTGCCATCGATCTCGGGAGTGAAGCTCAGGCGGACGAGCGCCTGCTTCCAAAACCGTAGGCTGCAGGTTCGAGGCCTGTCGCGGCTCCCATCACCGTGTCGTCGACAGCGCGCGCATCGCGACCGCGTAGCTCTTGTGCAAATCGGCCATCTGATCATTCGCTTCAAGCAACCCCGGGCACGATTCCTCATGGCCTGGGATTGCCAACACCTCCTGCACTTTTTGGCGAAAGCGCACTTCCATGTCGTCGTGCCATTTGGCGCATCGATCGCGCATCTCAGCGGCCGTCAGTTCAGTCATCGCAGGGCCTCTCGGGTAGGGTCTCGATCTCATAAGTCGGGATAGGGCGGTTCGAAGCCGCTACCTGCGACCACATATCCTGACTTCGTTCAATGGTAGGACGCTCGGCCGTGGACCGGGAGACGCGGTGTTCGATTCACCCAGTCAGGACCATCAAGCTACGGCCAGCGCTTGCGCGACGAGATCGCGAATCTTCCTCAACGTGTCCTCGTATCCGAGGGGCCCGAGCGTTCCGACTGTCGCCGTGCGTTGGATATCTTCGAGAGAGGCGCGAAGGGCGTCGATTTCCTCCACGGCGGCCTCGACGGCGGTGACGGCGAAGCGTTGCCAGCTATTGGGTGACTCCATGGTGATGCCAGCTTGGCGACGTCTCGCTCCGATCTTCTGCTCCAATCTCTCTTTCGTGTTTGTCATGCTTGTCTCCATGGGAGTGTCGTCTAGTGGTAAGACACCGGCTTCCAACACCGGTTATGTCGGTTCGATTCCGGCCGCTCCTGCCAATTCCGTCTTCATCGGCGGGATCTCGACCATCGTCAGTGCGGTCCAATTCCAGTCGTTGCGCTGCCGGACCGAGATCGCGACCGGCTGGTTCTTGTGCCAGAGCGTGGTGACGTTGGTGTCCTTCACGCGCTCCTGGGTGATCTCCGAGCCGGGCTTCCCCTTGAGGTCCAGTTTCGTGACGACTGCCTCCAGCCACATCTGTTCGATGTTGCCGGCCTCGAGCTCATCCATGGTGATTAGCTGCTGCGGGTTCGACATAGTCTGCTCACGATTTTCGAGAAGCCCGGTAGGCTTCAAATTGTTCCTTGGTGAAGGAGCCGAACTCGATGCCGTGGGGATAGCAAAGGCTCTTGCTCATGCCGATGCAGATGCCGTTCTCGCACCCCGTGATCTCGCATCGGGGCCACAGGATTGGTTCCTCTTCCTCGCAGCAAACGAGAGCTGAGCCGCGCCGGACAGCGCTATCGTCGATCCCCGGGAAAATCTGCGGCATGGTCAGACCTCCTGCTGCCGAGCGGCCAGTTCGACCTCGGCCGCGCGCAGCGACGCCCAGGCTTGATCGAGCAGTGGCGCCGGCGCCTTCGTCAGGATCTCGAGCGTGGCGCGCTTCTCCGGCAGATACTTGGTCGCGAAACCTCGATTGTGCATCACGATCGTCGACGTGTTGCTGATCAAATCCGCGCACTTGATCCCTTGGGTTTCTGGACCTGCCGCGGCGAGGCGCCGACGATCGATTTCCCGTCGGCTAGCACGGTTCAAGCCTGGTCCTGGCGGCGTGTCGGTGAGGTCGAGCACCATCAGCGCTACGGCCGAGCCGAACTTCGCGCAGATCTCGGGCAGGGTGGCGTCGGTGTCCTCGACGGTGTCGTGCAGCCATGCAGCGGCGATCGCGGCCTCCGTGAGACCGGCGCGTTCGACGATGCCGGCGACCTCCTCGAGGTGCACGAAATACGGCTCGTCGGTGTAGTTCCGTTTTTGCGGTGCGTGCTTCTCCCGCGCGAATTCGCGGGCACTTTCAATCAAGTTCATTTTCCCTCCGATGCCCGCTGCTGCCGCTGAGCAGCCAGATATTCGCGGGCCAAAGACCTGGACGCATCGTCGCCAGGCAACTCTCCCATATCGATCATACGGTTTCGCCAGCCGTGCCAAAATGAGCGGCCGCGGTTCGGGCCGGGCTCGGGATCTCCGCGCTCGGCCGAGCGATAGCCCTCGCTGATCTGCTCATCGTCGAGCGTCTCGAGATCGGCGAGTGTGCTGACTGGTGCGAAGTTCATCGTTTCACCTGCATCGAGGCGAGTACGCGCTTGGTCACGCGACCGGAGCCGCAGCACCATACGCAGTGTCCGTCGTCAACCTGGTCGGGATGCGGGCAGGGCACTAAGGACGCCACGGCCGGCCCGACGGAAAACTCGCCTCCACGAAGGTCACCGACCTCGTGCCGCCCGAGGTTCTCACGCCAAAGCCGTTCGCCAAGCTGCATCATGCGGCCGAAGCCGATCCGTTCGCCGAGCTCGCGCACCGCTTGTTCTTCGTCGATCGACGTCATCGTCTCGTCCTTTCCGTGTGGGCCGGGGTTTCGCCTCCCGCGGTGCCGGTGTCGCCCGCCGGTGACTACTCCCCCGTTTCGTGTGCCCTCCGTTCCGCCTACACCCTGTCCGGTGAACGGCACGCCCCCGAGAATCTACGACCGGCCAGCTTGTCGGGAGCGCCTGTACCGGAAGTCCGAGCCCCGAGCGTCCAGGGGGCCGAAGCGGGTCAATCGACCTGAAGAACCGCCATCTGTTTTGTCACCGTGACCTTGCCGGTGCTGTGGGTCTCCGTGAAGTTCAACGCTTTTGTTGAGCGTCCATCGCAGATGACGGCGACGAGGTTTTCGATGCTCCCGAATGTGCCCAACTCTCTGATCGTGCATCCAGGTGGAAGTTGCGAGTTGACCCGTGCTCTTTGCTCCGCCGACGGATTGCACCCGGAAAGCAGCAGCGCGCATGCGCCGATAGCGAATAGCTTCTTCATTTCAGGTTTCCTCATCGTGCCGCGCCGGAATCGATGGCGCCGGACTCGAGCTTGCGAGACAGCCAGCGGATACGGTCCTTCGCGATCGTCAGGTTGTTGATGCTGGGGTCGAGGAATACGGCATTCGCCACCTCGTCGTCGGTGAGGTCGCCGCCGGCCAGCTGCGCGCGTTCGCAGTCATAGCGAACGCCGTGCGGATCCGGCTCGCCGGCGGCTCGCCAGCGCGCGGCGGGCGTCTGTCCCTCGTCGGGACGACCTGGTCGTAGGGCTGTTCCCCCTGGGTAGTTGTTAAATGCGTCCTGAAACTTCTGCACCGATACGTTGATGCCGATACCGCCTGCGTACAGTGATGTCGCGGCGGCGATTGCTTGGAATGTCCGAGTATAGGGGAACTCAAAGGCGCCGCTCTTTTCCGGCTGGATGGCCGCTGCAGACAGGATTGCATCCGCGATAAAGCCGGCAAACTTCTTGGCCGCTGCGTCAGGGTCTACATAGCCATCGGTCGGATCGGTTCGTACGCCGCGGCGGATGAACATGCATCCCTGCACCAACACATTCGGCCTGCCGAGCTTTTCCCATCCATCGGCCACGATCTGGTCCGTGGTCTCGCGCATGATGATGTCGATCAGCGCGTCTCTCGAAAGGTCGCGGATATTCGCTTCAGCGCTGGCCATCGTCCCGGTCCCCTTTCATGTCGAAGATGGTGGTGAATGCATACCCAACGGCCCCGCCAAGCGCCGGCAGGGCGACCGAGAGGATCACGATCACGAGGAGCGTTGCTCCGATGGTCGCGAAGATGCCGGCGGGCTGAAACCACGTTTTGGCGAGGCAGAATGCCGCGACGATCAGGAGCGTGATGCCGACCCAGAGGAGCGGGGTGTTCATGTGCTCGGCTCCTGCATGAGTTCTTCGCAGATCCAGATCATCGCCGCGGTGATGCTGCGGAATCGGATCTCGCTCGGTTTCGGACGGTGGGGGTTCCAGCGCTCGTCGTAGACCACGACGTCGCCGGGCACCCCGCGGATGCGGAAGGCCCGCTCGCGATCGCCGTCGGTGGCGCTGGTAGACCCTTCGGGATGCGCGGCTTGCCAAGCCGACGCGTAGCCGGGGCACTGCTTCGCGTAGACGTCCCAATGCCCCGGGTTGCGATAACCGATCGAGAAACCGAGGGGGAAGAACGGCTGCGCCTGGTCGAAGAAATGCTTCTCCGCCGTCAGCTGCCGAGCTCGGGCCTCGGCCCCGTTCATCTTCTCCTCAACCGTGAGTGCCATGTCGAACCTTTCTGTTGGCGATGGCCTTGAAGAGCGCGAGCGCGATCCGACCGCGTTCCGTGATTTCGAAGCGAAGAGGTTTGCGGCCGCACTTCGCCGCGGCGCCGGCGATCAGCAGCGGCCGGATCAAGGACGAGCCGAGCTCGGCCCAGGTCTGCGGGGTGCCATTCTGGTAGAAGCCGGAGTCCCGGCCGATCTCGAGCGCCGTCATCTCGCGGTCGGCGGCGAGCAGGAGGGTCAGGACGGTGGCCTCCCGCGGCCTGAGGGTCTGCGCTGGCCGCCTCAC